CCCCATCGGTGTTGTAGCGGACCGTGTTCTGGATCAAGAGGCGGGCGTGCCTCGTGTTGAGCGCCTGCGCCAGGGTCTTCGCGTCTGCGAAGGTTGTGGCGGCGGGGGCTCCGAGAACGACGTCACGCTCGGACCTACCTGCCCCAGCCATGTAGGCGGCGTGGGCGACGGCAGCCGCGTGAACGGCCGGGTCGGTGGTCAGTGGGCAGACGGTGTTGACTCGCTCGCCCTTCAAGAGGTCCAGGGCGGCCTGCCAGTGCGCGAACATCGTCACGCCTTCGATCCCGCCGGTGAGGAACACCGGGCTGGTCGTGTTGGAGGGCGCACCCGTGGCAAGGGCGGCGGCGGCGGCTGTCACCAGCTCGCCTGTGTTGAGGACCTCCACGATGCGGTAGAGCACGGCGGCGAAGTCGAGTTGCACCGAGAGACAGGTGGCGGCGGCAGCCAGGTCCATGTCAGCGATCAGGAAGGCCGAGGCGTCACCAGCCTCGAGGGTGGCAGCCCAACCGTCCAGAGCGGCGAGAACTTCGACGACGTCTCCCACGGTGTCGTAGTCAGCGATGGCCATGTCAGCGCAGGTGGCCGAGATGGTGAGCGTCCGGGCCGGGTCGACGTGGCCGATGGCGAATCCGGTCACCTCACGCCAGGTGGACACGCCGGGGGCAGCGACTGCACCTGTGCAAGTGATCAGCTCAGTCTGGGTGCTGAGGTCGGGGGCGACACCGACCGCCATGATCTTCGGGACACCGGCCCCGTCAAGAATGGCGGAGATGGTTGTCGAGTCAACCCGGAAGTTGTCGACGGCGATGAAGCCGGCGGACAAGCTGAGGGCAGCGACGGAGAACAACGCGACTGCGGGGTCGGCCCCGTAGACTGTCAGGGTGCCGGCGCAGGCGACGTTGAGGACCACAGCGAAGACTTCACCCCAGGTCCCGACGGTGGCGACAGGGACAGCGCCGGTAAGCACTACCGACTCGACCTGAGCGATTCCGCCTACGGTGGTCCCGTAGATGGTGGCGATCTGGGTCAGGTCGGCCGCTCCTGCCGTCATGGTGACGACGTCTCCGGAGTCGAAGATGATGCCGGTAGTCGTGACCACGACGGGCGCGGTGACGAGGCCAAGCCCGTAGGCGACAATGCTCTCCCAGGTGGTCGCGCTTGGAACGGGGGCCACACCGTTGAGGGTGAGCAGCTCGATCTGGGGTGCTCCGCCGAGGGCGGTGCCTATGACCAGCATCGTATCCACACAGGCACCGTCGGCTTCGACGGTGAACCCGCTGCCGTCGGAGGCCGATACCCCGAGTGAATCGGTGAGGACTTTCGCGCCTTGCTCCGTCTCTCCGATGGCGAAGGAGTAGTTGAGGGTCATCGCACCGACGTCGGAGACGGTGATGGGGGCCGCGCCGATGGCGGCGGACGAGAGGACCGCCCCGTAGACGTCGGTCCAGTCGATGGCCCCTACGACCGGCACAGCTGCGGTGAGGACCAGGGTCTCGGAGGTCGGGAGGCCAGTACCGTTGTCCACGCCGTAGAGGGTGATGCTCTGGAGGTCGCCTGCCCCACCTACGACGGAGGCCTTGGTTCCTGCAACCCAGACGCCTGCCTTGTCGGCCGACAGTCCGGGCTCATCGTGGGTGCCGATGTAGTCGCCACCCAGACCGAGACCCAGAGAGGCCTTGGCCAGCAGGGCGATGACGCCGGTCGCCGGGTCGATAGCCACGGTAGCTGCGGTGGGCCCGTTGACGCCCGGGGTGAACTCGGCGGAGAAGATGGGGTCGATGCCGACGTCGTCGTACTCTTCCTCGGTACCGCCGAGAACGACCGTGATGAGCTTCCCGCCGAGGGTGCCAGTGCCGACCTCCACGTTGATCTGGGTCGTGAAGAGGCCCCAGTCGGCCGAGGTCAGCTCCAGGGCGTTGCCGGCCCCGTTGGCGAGGGTGAGCAGCGACTGCGTGGATGGGTTGACCTTGACAAAGACGAGCGACTGCGCTCCGCCGGGGATGTCGTCATCCTTGGACGGGTCGAACAGGAAGTTGCCGGCCTCGAGCAAGTCGCCCGAGCGGTAGGTCTGGCGGACACGTCCGGGAGCCGTCACGGGGGTAAGGACACCAGGGGCTCCGCCTTCGGCTTCGCCGAGGACCGCCACGATACCAGAAGCACCGAGGCCGATCCGGGACATGCCGGACGCGTCTACCTCGGAGTAGGAGCCGGGAACATGGGTGACCCGCCCGTTGAAGAAGATGCTCGTGGCCATGGGCTACCTCGCGTCGGAACGGTTGGGGCGATGGTTGCCGCCACCCGGACCACGACGATGGCCGTGGATGGCGCGGGAGGCGAACTCGTCGAGAAGAGAAAGCCACTCGGTCCGAGGGCGACGGGTGGCGGGCTCGCCGCGCTGCCTGAGCCAGGCCATGAACGCCTGGCCACCACCAGCGAAGGCCTTGCAGGCCTCACCGGCGGACATGGCGGAGACGGACGGGGCCCGGGCGGAGGGCTTGCGGGCCCCAGCGACTCCGGAGTGCGGGGCGGGCGTCCTCTTCGTGGTCTTCGGGAGGGACCCAGGCGCGAGGGCGGCGACACCACTACGGGGCGGCGTCGGGGTCTTCGGGGGCTTTGGGGCGGTCTTCTTGGGCATGGGAGCCTCCACGGTTGGGATCATAGTACAAACGGCGCGACTCCGCCCCCCGCGGCCTCATGCGAGACGGCTACTGAGGTGCCTCTGGCTTCCGGGTCGCCTGAGATGGCTGCCTGGAGCTTGGCCGAGCCAGTCCCGTCGGGACCGCCGCTGAGTTCTTCGAAGTCGATGGATACGGTCAGTCGTCGGACGTACAGACTCGCAGGGGTGAACCTGGGGTCGGGTACAAGCTCGGAGCCCTGCAGGTCGGGGTTGTCCATCCCGACGGATGGGAAGGCCCGGGTGGCGGCCCGCATGATCGCGCGTAGGACGCGATAGTACCACGCGCAGATGTCGGGGTGCTCGGCGTAGACGAGGATCGTGTAGTTGCCCTTGACCCACCAGTGGAGGTCAGTACCTACGACCTCGTCTCCGTCGAGGAAGGCTTCTTCGCCGGCCCCTATGTAGTCCCCCGCGTTCGTCTCGGACGTCATCACGACCGCGTAGCACGGCATCGCTGTGTCGCGGCGGGCGTGCCCAGCGAATACGTCGGGAGGGTTGGTGCCCCACCGAGTCTTCGCTGAGATCAGTTCGTCGGCGGGGAGGCTCTGGAGGACGTCATCGAGGATGGTCACGTCAGCTGTGATGGCGGCCACACCCAGCCGGACGAAGCGAAGGATCTCTCTGTCTGGGGCTGAGTTGGTGGTCATCGTGACTCCGTGAGGGCTGCGATAGCGTCCTCGATCAGAATGTCGGCCTCTGCCTGAGCCTCATCGTGGGCTTCCTCGAAGAGGTGGTGACCCTCGATGCCTGGGTGCAGCCAGGCCTGCGGGTCGGAGTTGGTGCTGACGGCGCGGAACGTCGTCTGGGATGGCTGGCGGGCGCTGGCGTAGGTCTTCGCCTTTCGTACCATACCGGCGAAGACGTCCGACTTGTGATGGGGCTTGAGTAGCCCGGCCTGGCCTGACGGGAGGCGACCGCCCCAGGATGTCTTCTCACCGGGCATCCCTGTGGTAGGCTCCAGCTCCTTCACGTCAGCAGCGATGTCGCGCCCGAGAGCGGCTGCCTCCTCCGTTGACCGATCCCCAAACTCCTCGAAGCCGCCCTCGGACGCAACAAAGTTACGAATATACGCGCTGCCCAGCGCCGGGGCGTTGTCGCCCGAGGCTCCCGGGAGCATATGGCGGAAGGGGACCACGTTCATACGACCCCCGTCAGCGGTGGCCTTGGAGTTCTTACCGGCCAGGAGCCAGATCTTCATGTCGCCGCCTTCCCAGCCCTGCTCGACGGCGTTGGGCAGCCAGCCAACCAGGGTGATCGTAGAGGAGACTCCCCGGAAGTCCTCAGCGAATACGGCCTCTGACAGGCCAGCGATGTACTCCGCTGCGGTGGAGCCCAGCCCCTCGAGGGCCAGGCGCTCGATGGCGTTGCGTGAGGTCCTGGCGACGTCCCGAACCAGGGTACGCCAGATCTCGGTCTCGGCAGCGAACTGCGCGGGAATGTCGACTTCGACGGAGATCACGATCCCACCTTGTGAGTCATAAAGTCGAGTTTGGCCTGGAACGTCGTCGGGAACTGGCGCGGCCCTCGCTTCCCGGCCTTGGCTGTCCCGGCGGGCAGTCGCGCTGCGTTGACCGTGAACACACCTGACTCGACGACCCAGACAGGACGGCAGATGTAGTGAACGACATACAGGACGTCGACGGCAGGGCCCCGCCCGATCAGCCAGGTGAGCTTGGCTGGCTGGGTGTGGGTCTGCTCACTCAGGACGTAGTCGGTACCCTCAATATAAACGGAGTCATCGTCAGCTACGACGTTGATCTGGATCGGCTCGTACCGGAGGGCTGCCAGTTGCTCGTCCTTGGGTCGGCCGAAGTAGCCTACGGGGACGGACAGCGCGGCGTCACGGCGGATCAGCTGGGACCAGACCATCTCTTGCTCGATGCCGACGAAGTAGTCACCCGGGCCGACCTTCATCTCCGTCTGCACCGTGAGGGTGGCCTCGCCCGTGGCGAGCGGGGTAGTCTCGACGGTACCGTCTACGCGGGTCCGGGCGGACGAGAAGATGGCGTGAACCTTGGCGGCTTCGTAGCCGCCGTAGAAGTGGGTGTCGCCGATGTACAGGTCCCGCCGGGCCGATAGGTCTGGGCTGACGTGCCACTCGCCCGTACCATGGCAGCGATGGCAGTTGGGGTCGCCATACTCCTGCCGGTCAGCGCCAGCGCGACACGGGCAGCCGAGTGTCCGCTGCCACAGGAACAAGAGCCCGAGTCCCTGGATGGTCCGGGCCACCCCATCGAGGTCGACGAACGGGAGCGGCGTTGTCCTGTGGTTCTCGCCTGGGACGTCTCGCCGACCGCTTACGGTCCGGGCTCTGGTAGGCGGCGTCGCCATCTCAGGACACTACCATCTTGATCGTCTTGCCAAGGCGAGCCTTGATGGCCGGCAGCAGCTCCTTGATCTCTTTCTGGTACTCGATGATCCGAGCACCGTAGCCGGCGTTGGTGGCCGATGACGTCGTGTTGATACTCTGCGACAGTCCCGGCACCGACAGGCTCCAGCCAGCCAGGCCTGCACCACCGACGAGGTCGCCAGCGATATTGAGGGCACCGATGGAGGCGGCCATACCGATGAGGTGCCTGATGTCGTCGGGGGCCTCACCTGGCTCGAAACCAGCGCGATAGTCCACCCGCCACACAGACGGAACGACCTGGACTCCACCGTGCCACATCGGCATAAGCTGGCCAGGGATCAGGAGGACGTCTGCGATGGAGCCCTGCCCGGGAACCACCTGCACGACGCCCCTCGCACCGCCATCCTGCAGCACGATCCAGCGGGAGTCGATCTCGGCCCCTTCGGTCATGGCGGGGTAGCGGAAGGCGAGCTTGTCGACTCGGATGACCGGCCAGCTATGCAGCTGAAGGTAGCCCCAGGCAGCCCAGTCCTGGCCTCGGTGGTCGTGCGTCTCTTCGACGATATCCGTGGCGGTCAGGACTACATCCAGCTCGCCCTCGGCCCACCGGATGGCGGATCGGATGTACTGCTCGAGCATGGAACGGGGGAAGGGGTTGCCTTCTCCATCCATGAGTCGCACGCCGAAGAGGTACGTCTCCGTCAGTTCTGCCACGGACAGGACGAGGTCGTCAACCAGGGCTTCGGTGCCGGGTAGTGGGTCGCACGAGTCGGACTCAACCAGACTGGCCGTATCCAGGTAGTGCGATCGGTACCACGAGGCCGCTGTGCCGGCGTCGTCGGTGAGAAGATACGACACGGTGGCTGCGTACAGGTCCAGTGCGTCGACCTCGACCCAGGGCCCGACGGCGGACGCCCCGCGCTCGACGACGATGGTGTCGAACCGGGACCGGACGGTCGGAAGGCGTAGCACACCGATGTGAATCTCGACGTGGTCAGCCCCGTCGGCATCGGTGTAGGGGGAGGCCTGGGTGACCTCGGGGACGAGACCAAGCAGCTCGAAGGAGACGGTACTCGTCGCCGGGGCTATGAAGACTTCGTCATAGGCGAGCGCCGGGATATCGAGACGATACGCGTAGCCCTGCAGGGCGTTGACCGAGAACTCCCCGGCGGCGTTGGTGAACGTCTCTACCGGGTCCATGACGACACCGAAGCCACCACGGGCCTCTGGCGTGTCAAGGTCGCGTTGGTGAGGCGACAGCCTCACTACGATATTCTCAACGCCGGTCCCGGTGGCGTCTACCACCGTGCCGACGATGGCGACGACGGCGGGGGCCATGGCTTAGCTCGCTGTCTGGTGGCGAACGCCCCTGACAGTCAGGCGGGAGTTGGCCGCGTTGGTGCCGGGGGTCCATCCACGGAATCGCATATATTTACCGACCGTCGGGATACTGAACCCGAGGGCGATCACTACGCCTGACGTGATGACGTAGTTGTGGGGTGCCACCACGCCTGCGATCTCTTCGGAGAGGCCGAACCAGTCGACGCCGTTCCACGACGTCTGGACAGCGACAGTGGCCCCGGTGGTGGCGGTGCCGGCTGTGTAGTCGACGAGAACGGTGAGGGCCTCGTACCCGAGGACCGCGACCTTCTCGCCCCAAGCCGATCCGGCAGGAGCCAGGACCGCGTTGATCTCTTCGAACTGGACGTGCAGGTCAACCGGAAGCCGGTCGGTATAGCGCGTCCGGCGCAGCTCATGCGATCGGAGGGCGGGGGTCTGCGACTGGGGAACACGGACGGGGGGCGGCATAAGCTACCTTCGGCGCGATAGGGAGGGCGACACCGCCCTCCCTACGACGACTTACGGGGTGGCGGTGACGACGCTGGTGGCGCCGGGGACAGCCACGGAGTACGCGAAGTTCTTGGCACCGTTGGGCATCGAGGTGGGCGAGAAGCCCATCGACTGCGCGGTATTGTCGAAGGTGGCGTCCTCGGTGACACCGTTCACAGCCACGCTGCCGACGGGCTTCACCGGGGTCTCCAGGATGCCGAGCTTGTGCCAGGTGTCGATGGAAGCAGTCTGACCACCGGCACCGATCAGCTTGCACTCGGCGGCGGTCACGGTCTTGAAGACCTTGGTCGTCTGCACGGCGAAGCCGGGGTTGTCTGCCACGATCTCGACGCAGGCCTGGTCGCGGATGTCAGTACCAGTCACGGTCACATCGCCACCATCCCAACCACCGCTAAAGGTCAGCGACAGGTTGCGTGGGACATCGGGGTCGGTGAAGGCACCGGGGAAGTTGACGTTGACACCGGTCGCATAGGCGGCGTGGACGGCGCCGACACCGTCGGCGAGGGGGGCGACGATCTCGCCGCTGAAGATGTCCTCGACGTCGGCGGCATCTTCGAAGGTGGCCTTGGAGTCGAGGCCCTGATCCCAAGCCGCGCCATCCCAGATGTACTCGCTACCGGCGATTGCTCCGCCGATACCGATGATCTTGGAACCGATGGGTCGGGTCCAACCGGTGATGGCCTCGGGGGTGCCGGTGGCGGGGGCATCGCCGGAACCATGCTCGATCGAGGGGGCACCGTCCTGCCGGAAGGTGAAGCGGGTGTGTACATAGGCCATTGTGGTACTCCGTAGAGTGGGGGGTGTAGTGGCTTAGATGACGACAGCCCAGCTGTAGTTGTGGGAGGCGTTGGGAAGGGTGGTCGGGCTGAACCCGTGGTAAACGTTGTCCCAGACTGCTGCCTCGGAGATCGCATCGACGGAGAGGAGACCGAGGGGGGAAGCCATGACCTTGGGGACACCGAGCTTGTGGCCCCAGCCGATTGTGGCACCATGACCACCACCGCCGGCTCCGACGAGTTCGTTGACAGCACCGGTGATGGTCTTGAAGACCTTGGTACCGACCACGAGGAGGCCGGCGGCGTCGGCGACGACTTCGGTGATGGGTGCGTCGAACTGGTCGGTACCCGTCAGGGTGATGTCGCCACCAGCCCAGGCACCTTCGAAGGAGATAGTCGCGTTGCGAGGTACAACCGGGGAGGTGAAACCACCAACCCAGATCCCGCCTGCGACGTTGTCCTCTTCCCGGGCGGCGACGCCAACCGCCGAGTCAGCGGCGGGGGCTGCGATAGTCCCGGTGTGCATCTGGACGGCGGCGGAAAGCAGGGAGTCAGCGCTGGCCAAAGCAGCCTGGAGGCCGCCGGGAGGGAAGTAGGTCAGCAGGCCTTCGACATCGATCTCAGTCGCGTCGTGCTTGGAGGTTCCACCGTTCTCGTGGGTAGTGATCTGCAGCTGGGTCGCAGCGGTGACCACGCCGACTGCGGTCGCGTAGGAGTTCAGCAGCAAGCCGAGGTCGATGCCCTGACGATTACCGAGGCTGGGCTCGTTGTCACGGAGGAAGCGAAGCTCAGCGGCGGAGAGGATGTAGGTGGGGGCAGGCACGGGCTACTCCTTCGACGCCTTCACGGCGTAGGCGGATCGGATGGCATCGACGAGAGCGGCCTTGGGCTTCGTGGCCCGCTCTTGCGGAGTGAGGTCAAGGTGGAGTCCGTCGGCGAGGGCAAGCCACTCGCGGATGGTCAGGTCGCTCACCTTATCGGGGATGGGCGTCTCAGCCGCATCCGGGGCGTGCGTGGGAGGCTCCTGCTCGACCACAGCCGCTGGGGGTGGGGGCGGCCGACGCAAGGGCGCGGGAGGAGCCTTCGGGGGCGTGGGGGCGGCCTTGGGGGCTTCGTCCACGGGAGGCTCGGGTTCCGGAGCGACGACGGGAGGCTTGGGTTCCGGCTCTGGGGCCTCGTAGACGGGGGTACCGGGCGGGATCTCGATCTCGACATCCTCACTGGTGACACCGACGTCGCCTTCTTCTGTGATGAGGGCAGGCGGAGAGGGCTCCAGGTCAGCCACGACAGGCTCATCGGGGACAAGCACCGGCTCGGCCTCGACGACGTGGAAGCAGGCTCCCCCAGCTGGCGAACCAAGCTCGGCTGCGTCATCCGGGTGACACCCGGGCTCGGCAGACGCCACGCCTCCATCGAGGTGGTGGAGGCGAAGGGTACTCGGGTCGACCAAGTACAGTCGGCCATCGGCCACACCGCCTACGCGCTGGCCGCGTAGGTGGTTGAGCTTGGCAGTGACGATAATCAGGTTCACAAAGCCCTCCCGGAGGGGTCTGACTCGCTAATGGCGGTCTACGCCTCGGCACCCGTGGGCAGCTTGCCGACGTTGACGAAGATGCCGTTCTGCAGAGGCTTCATGATCTGGAGAGCGCCGTACAAGATTTGCATCCAGCGCACGGACGAATCCACGATCGCCAAGGGAATCTTGGTGAAGGGTGCGAGCTGCTTCCACTTCAGGACGTCGGCCTGCTGCGAGAGCATGTAGGCACGACCCGTGTCGGGCAGGAATCGGTTGACGTCGACCAGGGTCTGGACGGCTGCGGTGCGCGGGATGCGAAGGATCAGGCGGCAGGAGGCGGCGGTCCCGTTGATGTCGGACCGGTAGACCTCGTAGTAGGAGGTGTTCGGGCCGTTGTCGGTCACAGCAAGGCTGACCTGATCGGCGGCGGACACCACGACGGCTGCGGAGAGCGCTGGGGCGCTCTTTCCGTAGCGGCTGCCGGCGACGACCTTGTAGATGTAGGTACCGGCGTCGGCAGCGGTCCAGAAGGTCGTGTTGGCTCCCGCGTAGGCCGGGCTGGTCGGCGCGGCGATGGTGGGGGTCAAGGGGCGGGCGGTCGCACGACCGATACCGGCTGCGACCGGGATGGTCGAGCGCGGGATCATGATCGAGGAGTTGAAGTCGATCTCACCGAAGGGGGTCACGATGGCATTGATGGCGACGCCAGCCTTGCCCTTGGCCCCGATGGTGGTGCGCTCCTTGGGGTACAGGATCTTGGAGAGGTCCTTGGCGATGCCGGTATCCATCCAGAGATCCGAGGGGGCACCGTAGTTCGGCTCGGCGATGAGCCGCTCCGTCATGTCGGTGATGTAGTCTTCGGACATAGGCTGGCCGCGCATGTCGATGACGTTGACCTCGTCTTCCCAGCCGGAGAGCTGGCCGTCGTCGAGGGCGGTGTTGCCCCAGGCGCTGGTCAGGAGCTTCTCGAGGCCATCGAACTGGATGGACACGAGCGACTCGTCGCCGGTGAACAGGGCGCGTTCGAGCTGGCGCAGGATGTGGAGGGTACCGTTGACCGTCTCACGAGCGACCGCGTTGCCGTGGGCGGCCTTGATTACCGACATGACATGCGTCACGCGGCGGGTCGTGCCCAGGAACTTGATCTTGGTGTAGTTGCGGCTGTAGGTCGAGTCGTCCTCTTCCGCCAGGTCGCCTTCACCCATGAAGACCGCGTCGGTGGAGCCGTAGGCCTCGAGGCGGTTGTACTCCTCGACGGTGTTGTAGGCTGCGTCCTTGGCCAACGCCTTCCAGAACTTGATATCCTTCGCTGCGAAAGTGGTCGTGAAAAGTGTCGCGTCCAAGGACTCGACGCGAAGTGGGAAACCCTCACCGGCGGCGGTACCTGGGTTGTTGATGTCGTCACCGGCGGTCAGAGCCTTGTTCAGCTCAGCGACGTCGCCGGGAGAGGTCACGCATGCGACGTCACCGGGCTCGGTGCTGGCACCGAGGTAGTCACGCCAGGAGACGGAATCGAGATTGGGAAGCATGGCTGGGCTCCAGCGTCAGAGGGCGATAGTCGCGGTGTTGACGGGTGAGGGGGAGTGCTAAAAGGCTTTGCCGAGGTGGACGCGGACAGCGGCCTCGACGTTGGGGGGCAGCTTGCCCGAGGTCTCGAAGAGGGCGGTCGCAGTCCCAAGGGTCTGGATCGCGCCCAGGTCACCGGCGGCGTCGGCCTTGATGACGAGGGTCTCGAGGGCACCCTTGACTTCGCTCTTGGTGAACTGCTGGTCTTCGGTTCCGCCGGTGGCCCCACGGGCGGGCTGTCGGACGGAGCGGGGGTCGGCGGTCTTGCCTCGGGGCGCGGCGGGGGTGGCTTCGACGACGCCGAGGCGCTGGGCCAGGGACTTGAGCAGCCGCCCCTGGATGACGGCGTTCTCGGCGACGGCGCGAGCCACGCGGCCCTGGGCCTTGACCAGCTCGAGGGTCCGGTGGTCGCCTTCGAGAACGCTCGTACCGAGGGCGTCGATTCGGCTGCCGATGCTGTCGGCCATCGCCTTGAGGACGTCGGAAGCGTCGAACATGTTGCCGACGTCCTCGTCATCGACGAGGGTCTCGGTGAGCGACTTGTTGAGGGCCTCACCACCGCCGGCGGGGGTACCCGTCCAGATGGCAGCCAGCTCGGTCTTCTCGGCCTTGGAGATGGTGCCGTCGACATGCTTGGCCGTCAGCTCTTCTTCGCGCTGGCCGGCGGGGTCCAGGCCCTGCTCAACGGCGGCGTAGTCGGCGAGGGCCTTCTGCAGGTCGTCACCACTGAGGCCCTTGCCGGTATCCTCGTCCTCTTCCTCGGCTTCGGGGAGGGCGTCGTAGTCTTCGGCAGTGACGGTGTCGTCGGCGCCTGCGGACTTGGCCATCTTGGTGTACTCGGAGAAGGGGAGCCCGGCGGGACGCTTGCCGCCCTTGACGATGCCGTAGGCCTTTTTGTAGGTCATGTTCATTAGTCGCTCCGTTCGGCGGTGTCGAGGATTGTTTCGATCGTACGGTATGAAAGGTCGGGACGCCAGCGCTTGAGCGCTACGCGGGATTCCGCCTTGGTAAGCCGTACCGGCTCGGTCGTGATCTCACTGATGGAGGCTGCGACCGCGTCGGCCCACTCTTCGGCGTAGGCGAGTTCGGTGATATCGTCCAGAACCCGGAGGGCCCCGCCGTCCCCAGCGGACCCACCGGCTCGAGAGTCGAACGACTCTGAGGACGGGTAGCCGGCGGACAGTGCCTTGGCGAGCACCGAGAGGTGAGTCTCTCCGTTGACGGGAACATGGGTGATGGCGACGTTGCGGACACGGGCGGATGCAATCTTGCTCGTGTCGCTTGGGTCGCGGCGGCCGACCTTCCCCTCGATGGAGAAGCCGAGTCGCCTGGGAGTGCCCTTCAGTGCCTTGGCCTTATCCCAGAGGGCCCGTCCAGGTACGTCGTCGAGTAGGTAGCCTTCGGTCCACCAGCCCCGGTGCTCCGCTACGGTCCCGTCGGGGAGGCTGGCTCCCTTTTCCACGAGCCTGGCAGCGATCGGGTAGCCGAGGATGTCTACGGTCTTGTTGCCGTGGTTGTCGTTGTACCAGCCGATGTCGAGGAACTCGGAGAAGTCCAGGCCGTCCTGTACGACGGTCTCATCCTGTTTGTCGAGTCCCTCCGTAGAGACAATCCCACCGATACGCAGGGGATTCGCGTCGCCGGCCTTCTCGAAGGCGACAAGCGATGCGAATACCTGGAATCCGTTGGAGTCGGTTGGCAACAGGCTCTCGGCCGGTGCCCCTTGCCAGTTAGGCGGGCCTGTCGGTCGCTCCAGTTATACGTCGCCTCATCCCAGGCGTCCAGCCCTTGCCACGAGGCCTGGGCTGGCGTCCTGAATATCAGCCATATCGTCCGCCATGGTTCCGCCCGTCACCACGACGACGTCGGCCCCGCAGCGCTGGCAGGGGCCGTGTACTCGCCCTGTCTCCGGGTCGACCAGGACGATCCCGATACGGACCTTGAGGCCACCCTCAGACGAGGCACCGCCGATGGAGCGGTGACACCCAGGACAGCGAATCATTAGACGACCCGCAGATCCAGGTGGAGGGCAATGGACGCCACGCGGGGCGACATGGGAGCCCCGACCTCCGCAGCAGCCCGGGCGGCACCGACGAGGATGACCCGAAGCGCGGCTGCGCCGTTGTGCTTCATGATCTTCGTACAGGTGTCCTGGGCCTCGAGGATCACGCACAGCCGAGCGATGTGGTCCGGATGAGGCTTCGACTCGGCCAGCCGGCGGAACGGCTCCGGGTCGACGAAGGCGTCGGGCCAGGTGGTCAGCACCGAGTCGAGGTCGAATCCTACCGGGATGGTGGGGGCCATGCCTACCTCGGGGTCTGTGGGGTCTGTGGGGCGCTGAGACGTAACCCGGGGATGGCCTTGGCGAGGTCCAGCCTGGATGCCGAGGACACGTCCTCTGCATGTACGGTGTCGTAGTGGAGCGGGTCCCTGATGGCGACGCCGGCTTGGACGTCCCGCATCACAGTCTCATTGACGACCTGGCGGGCGCGGCTGGTGGCGCGGACCGATACCTCGGTCAGCACTGGGTACTGGCGCTCGTAGCCGGCGTGGACCGTCTGATCCTTGGTGCCCTTCTGCTTGTCGCCCTTGATGGTGACCGTCTTCGGCATGACACACGACACACCGAATCGCGTCACGTTGACGAGATACTTCTTGGTCTTGAGGATGGCGCGGTCGGTTGGGCTGAGTTCGTCGATGACGGCTCGGGCGATATCCTGGTCAGTCACAACCACTCCGCCGGGGGCGGCCCGCATGGAGGCACCGACGCGCACCCGGCGCTTGTCGATATAGCTCATGATCTCGTCGGCCCTGATAGCCAGGTAGATCGCAGTCGGATCAAGGGAGGACGTACCCTCGAGGACGTACTCGGCCCCGGCGAAGGCGGCCCGGTCCTCTGGGCTCAGCTTGTCGATCGCTGCGGTGACGGCAGCCACGGCGCTGTCGGTGAGAGCCACCGGGTCGTCGTAGGTCCCGACAGCCGGGTCGGTGGCCGTCACGCCGCCGATGGGGAAGTCGATGACGTTACCCGACCCACCTGGGATCGGCGTGGTCTTCAGGTCCTCCAGGACGGCGGCTGCGTGCTCCGTCCCAAGGGTGGCGGCGACGTTCGCCTTGTTCGACAGGGCGGCCCACTCCTTGACCTGGGTGTCTGTGGGGTCGTTCGTGTCGCTGTGAACCATCATCGCGGCCGACTGGCTGGCGATGACCCGGCACGCGGCCTCGATGCTCTGCGTCGGCAGCTGCTTGCTGGCGTATTCGCCGAAGCTGAGGGTGAGGCCCTTCACCTCGCCCTGAGGGGCTCCACGCGGGGCAGGGCGGAAGGCATCGGGTTCCATCTCCTTGAGCTTGGTCACCGGGCCTGGGGTCGTGACGATATCCTCGACGTTGACCCACTTGTAGCCGGTGGCTCCGTCGGCCTCCTTGTACGACACTGGGACCACGGAGAACTTGGGGGACTCGCCAGGGGCGGCCTCGGTATCGAAGCGAGCCTCGGGTCGCTCCGGGTCGGGAGCGAGGTCGCGGTTCATGAACGCGACTCCGGTCGCACCGGCTGGGACACCCAGGGCTGAGACGATCCGGTCATCCTTGAGGGACTGACGGACTGCCGGCGGGAGCATACGAGCGCAGCGCGTGATCCGCTGCATCTCGGAGGCGGGGGAGCCGAGCGAGTCATACATGGCCAGCTCGGTGGCGTTGCCGAAGTTGAGGCCGACCTGGGCGGCGTCGGAGCACACAATGGCTTCGCAGTTGTTGAAGACGTCGCGCTTCTTCGGTGTCAGGGCCTCCGTGGTGGTGGCCTCCTTCTTGACGATCCCGGCGTACTCTTCCTTGAGGACCGCGTAGGCTTCCTTGCCGGCGGCGAAGGCGGCCTTGGCTTCCTTCTGCTCTTCGGGGGTCTTCTTATTGAGGTCGATCAGAAGGTCGTTCGGGTCACCAGCCAGGGCCATCTCGCGGAGGATAGCCGCCGATCGCTTGGTCCCGTAGAAGTACTTTTGAACCGCGTTGGGCCCGGACCCGTCGACCCAGAAGGCCTCCGGGGCATCGATCTTGAACTGCTGCCTGATCTTCTTTCGCGTGTCGTCGGTGAACTGGCTCATCTTGATGCCGGTTTCGTCTACCTCACCGGAGTAAGCGACCCACTTTCGGCCCCGCCCGAGCTTGTCCACGAAGACAGAGGTCTCCATGTCGCGCCCGAGCCTGTCCTTTACCTTCTTGAAGATCTCGGCGTTCAAGTCGCGGTTGCCTGTGTAGGTGGACCCGATGTAGGTCACGAAGTAGCGACCGTTAGGGGAGGGTCCGGAGTCGGCTGGGTCGTAGTGCGGGCTACCCTCGATGGACTCGTTGACGTCCCTGAAGCCCATCGTCCTCATGGTGGCCTCCATGGTACGACACCCGTCGAGGATGCCCCCAGCCATCATCACGAGTTGGCGGCGGCCCTCGGGCCCGTCGATGCCGCCTGGCCCATGGAACTGACCGACCCAGCCGGCCAGCTGCTCGGCCTTGGCGTTGCCGACCACCATCGCTACGTCGGCCTTGGCGCGCTCGTCACGGTGGCCGGGGTCGAAGATGCACGAGACGCGGGCCGCGACCTTCTTCTGAGCCACCCAGGTCGCTGCTCCGTCATCCTGGTTGACGACCACGCACTCCCCGACATGCTGCCCGGCCTCATGGGCCTCGGCGGTGGCTTCGGCGTCGTACTTGAACAGCGGGGGCTCCCACTCCTTCTTTTCAGTCGCTGACAGGCCACGGTCAGGCCTGACCCCGGCGTTGCCCTTGACGTCCACGATATCGCCTGGCTTGACCTTGTCGAAGCCACCGGCGCTCCTGGGCTTGCCGGTGTCCGGGTCGATGTCCTCGGGACGGTAGAGAAGGTGGAGCGAGCCACGGGTATCGGACACCCAGCCCTCGCCCTCCATCACTGTGACGCCGCCGTAGGTTACGAAGTCGTGGTGGATGGTCTGGTCGGGTCGGATGCTCATGAGGCGCGACACCTCAGCTGGGTCGGACCCATCCTCGGTGGCGATCTGCTTGATGGTCTCGGGCATCCCCATGACGACCACGCGCTCAGACGGCTGGCCTTCGTCGTCGACCACGACGGCTACGCCCTTCTTGCCGATAAGCTCCCGGGCGCGGCGCTGGATCTCGATCGCCTTGTCGATGTCTGGGTCTGGCGGGGCGGGGGTGTCGGACCCGCGACAGCGGATACCGAGGGGACCCGCCTCCGGGTTCTGCACCTTGCGGGGCCAGCCATCGGCTCGCATGGCCTTCAGTTGGGCCTTCGTGATCTTGGTACCAGCCACAGCACCGTAGTCGGCTCCGATGATATCGCGGAGGTGGAGCGTGTAGACGTCGGCCTCACCGGGACCACCCTCGAGGTCGGTGACCTCAGGCCAGCGACCAGCCCACTTGCCCCTGATCTTCTTGTCTGTGAACCAGTCAGGAGACCGAGTGTAGAAGTCGCCCTTGATGGCGTTGTCACCGGCGGACCGGCTGATCTGTACAAACTTCGAGTCGGACTGCGGCTTGTAGGCCGGGCAGTTGGAGATGGCCTTGGCTGCCAGGACGTTGCGCTTCGCGTCTCCGCTGAGGCCACGGAGTTCGTCTGCGCCGACCCAGCCACCCTCTGTGATCTTGTCCTTGTCGGCGTCGGTGAGCTTGGCCAGGTAGGCTGCGTACAGGATCGCCTGCGTGCCGGTCATATGGGCAAAGTGGGTCTCGTCCATGCGGGTAGCTGGGAGGGCCTTGCCCTTGACATCCTTCGTAGTGACGATGTGAGTCCAGCGACCGATGGTAGCGGCCACTTCCTCCCGCTTCTCGGGCTTCACGGAGATCTTCGGCCCAGCCGTTGCGGCCCCGGTGAGTCCGGGTACGACCGACTCTTCGAGGTACTCCTCGACGAAAGAATTGCGACTCATGCCGCCCCACTGCTCACCACGCGACAGGATCTTGACGTACTCGAGGAAGTCGGCGGGGCTGGTGGTCATCGGCGTGCCCGTCATGAGCACGACCATCTTCATCTTGTCGTTCCACCGGCGGAGGGCCTTGTTGCGGAGCGACGTGGAGGACTTGAGCCCGAGATGGGCTTCGTCTCCGACGAGGCCGTCGAAGCCAGCCGCGATGAGCTTATCTTCGTTGAGGGCCCAGTACTCGGGCCCGACTACGACTGTGTCCTTACCGTAGGTCCCATTCTCGACACCCTTGAGGAAGGCGTCGGCTGGGATGTCGTTGGAGCCGGCCCCGACGACATGGCAGCCTACCGTGGTGAACGTATCGGAGGCTTCCCGCCACTGGTCCACGGTGTTGAGGGGAGCGACGATGATCACCTTCTTAGGTGCGTCGGGGTGGCGCTGGGTCGGATCGGCTGGGTCAAGGAGCGCCATCATCGTGCGAGCGCAAGTCAGGGCTGTTACGGTCTTGCCGGTCCCCATGAAGTGACCCAGTAGTCCTCGTCCCGCGTTGTCGAGGACGAGCTGGGTGCCGGCGGCCTGGTGGTCGGCCAGGGTGAAGGGCACCCCGTTCGGGAGGACGGCTCGCAGGCCTGTGGGGGCGAGGACGCCCGGGATGCCGGCGGCCAGGACCTTGGGGTCGATATCGCGTAGCTCGAGGATGTGCTCCTTCTTAACGGCGCGGGCAGCGATCTCGTTCAGGTGGTCGGCCCTGTCGCGTAGGATGGCTTCGGCCTCTGAGGTAAGCGACAGACCGCCAACGGTCTCGCGGAGATTGGCGAACCCGGCGATAGACACGACCAGCGCGCTACCTGGCCCCTTGTGCTTATCAATCCGGTTGATGCCTGGCAGCTCCATAAGGTCGCCGTCATTCACACGACCCGACGCAGGGGTCAAGATCCGGAGTTCAGATGCGACCACAGCGCCAGTCCGCTTGTCGACTTCGTCATGGCGGTAGATAAGTAGGCCGTCGGCCAGCCGCTCGGGGGTGGTCCCGGGAGCCACGGGGCGGACGGTCCGCCTGATCTCGTCCTGAGAGAACCGGACAAGACGACGCCCGGCGGCTCCGCCGCCTCCGACGCCGATGAAGATGTGTCGGTCAGGCCAGTCCTCAGCTGTCCAGTCCTCGACGTTCTCATCGTGGTTCTTGGTAGCAGGGTCGAGGATCGCAGTCTTCCAGTCGCGGTGAGCGGCGTCTTCTGGGTACCACCCAGGCAGTAGGCCGCCTCGCATGAGCTTCACTTCGGCCTTGGTGGGCTTGAAGGGTACAGGCGGCTCACGGTCGCTGCGCTGGAGTTCCTGGGGGTCGCCCTCGGCTGACGGTGGCATCCGGTCCCAGCCCGGGGGCGACGGCTTCTCGCCAGCCGGCTTGCCGGGCTCGATCCCGGTGTACTTGGCGATAACGTCCTTACCGCTCTTCCGGTCGAGTTCGGCTGGGGAGGCCTCGACGACGACGTTGTCGTATTTCTCGGGTACCCACTTCTCGCTGCGGACAGCAGGCTTCTTGATCCTGATCTTTTCGCCAACCACTGGCGCACGCGATACCTCGGTTCCGCCGAGCTTGACGACCGTCTCCCGGATGGTGTCATCGGGGACGGGGGTCGAGATGATGATACCACCTTCGCCGTCGAGGATGGGGTCAGCGTCGTAGCCCTTGGCTATCAGGGCGGCGGCGAGTGCCGTGAGCCCGGCCCGGGTCTTGTCGTTCTTCTTGGGCTCCTTGGGGGTGCGATTCTTCGCCTTCTTGCCCGGCTTCTTGGGTACGACCAGCCGCAGGTTGGCGGGCTCGATCTTTACTCCGGTACCGCTGTAGGTGACGTGGACGAGGGATTGGTCTTTCTTGATTCCCAGCTCATGGCCCATCGCCTCGAGGTCGGCCTTGATGCGATACGCCAGATCCTTCGACGCGGTCCGGTGCTCACCGGGGGTCGCTGGGACATGCTCGACGTCGGTGTGGCGGTAGCCGCCCACAATCCGGCCCTGACCCAGGAGGTCGTCGAGACGAGGCTCCTTCTTGCCGGTACGACGCTCCCACTCGGTACCGAGCAGTCGGGGCTGACCCCGCCCGTCAAACTCGACCTGGACGTGGAAAAGGTGACCGGTGTCGCCGCCGGTAGTATCGGTTGCGACCGAGATCCAGGCACGACGACGCTCCGAGGCGGCCTTTTTGCATAGATCCTGCAGGTGCTCGGGCGAGCGGACGTCTTCGAAGCCGCCGGGGGTCAGTAGCTCTCGCCACATCGGGGACTCGATGAAGAAGCGACCGTGACGACCGTCCTCCCCGGACGTATCGGCCAGGACGTCTATCGCAGTCTTGGTGCCGTCCGGGTTGTCGTTCAGGTAGGTGATGCGGGCCCGCCGGGGGAGCATGGAGCCATCGGCTTGCTTGTCGAGGATCAGCTGGTTCGCCAGGAACTTGCCGGTAGTCGGGTCCCTGGTGACCTCTCGCATAGCGTGTCGTGTATTCTTGGTCAGCCAGCCCTTGAGGGCCTCGGCGTGAGCCTCGGGGGTGGTCGCAGCGCGGAGGGCGTCCCACTCCCGATGGCCTGCGGCGTCGAAGGCGTCATAGGCGAACGTTCCTGACTTCTGTCTAAAGTCGTTGGCTGTGATCTCGACGGGAAGGTGGGGGAGGGCGGCCTCGGCCTCGGTGGCGTCTTTGCCGAAGGCGGTCCGTCCCAGCGCCCGGAGGTACTCGTTGAGCTGACGGCGGCGGAGGGCCTTGATGTTCTTGGGGTCCCGGGAGTCGAACCCCATGAGGTCGGCTACGTCTGCGTGCTCGTCTGGGAGGGCGTCCTGGTTCAGGTACCACCAGGCCTTCATCGTGGTGAGCGGGTTGCCGTCTCCGTCGTACATCTCCTTGAGTTCGCCGATGCGTGGGCGGACCTTGGAGGCCTCGGGGTTGGTCGGGTCCCAGCCCATGACTGGCTTGTCTGGGGAGATGGGGCCGACTCGCATGAACATGGTTCGACCGGATACGCTCATCTCGTAGAAGCGGTCGTAGTTGCCCTGGTTGCCGGTGGCTTCCCGGTTCGGTGGCGGCATCTGCAGGAACCCGGTCGCTGGCGGGCTTTCGGAGACACGGAGGGCTGTGGCGACAGCCGTCTCCTTGGTTTTCCACCAGGCCAGCCGGTCATCGTCCTTGGCCATGTCGAGGATGCCGACACACCAGTCGGCCTTCTTGGCAGCCTCCCGGGCGGCAGCTGGGTTGGTACCAGACAGGCTCTCTGCGATGGCCAGGTGCTTGGCTTGGCCTGCCTCATCGGTCGCCAGGGGGCGGAGGACGTCTTTACCGAAGAACGACCTGAAGAACTCGTAAGCCCCAGGCGCGGCGACAGCGAGGTCGTGGGGGTACATCACAGCGGCAGTGAACGACTCAGCCCAGCGCTCGAAGTCATTCGTCAGGGAGTAGGGGGTGACGCCCTTCTCCTTATCGCCGCCATCTCGCATGAACTTGATCCAGTCAGCCCAGACAGGTCCGTCGTAGTCTTTGTTGACGTCCCGCGCCTTTTCGCCTCCGTGAGCCCCGAGCTTGTTGTGTACGGCGTGCGCCATCTCGTGTACGAGGCACTCGACCATGAACGCCGAGCCCTTCATTCGGTGGCCCCAGCCGCCCTGGCACTTGTCATCGAGGATGGTCAGGTCTGTGACCATGTCGCCATTAGCGTCGTAGGAGGGGGAGGCCAGGCCTGCCCAATTCACGCCGTTGATCTTCTTTCGTCCCCGGGGGTCCTCGTCGGCGGTCGTGAACTTGATGTTACGAATCAGGCCATCGAAGTTGTCCCGAATGATGGGCGGGAGCAGTCGCTGGGCGGTGTCGACGGCGCGGTAGTTGGAGATCTGGGCGCCATGCGGATCGTCAGGCTCGGTGTCGCCGCCGTTGTAGAGCTTGTTGATCCCGTTCTCGTACACCTTCTCCGCCTGCTTCGACAGGACGATGTGAGGCGGCTTCTCCCAGCCCAGGTAGGCCTCGAGGTACTCCGATGACAGGGCCGATAGTCGCTTTCGGGCTCCCTCAGTCTCCGGGTTCTCCTTGGCGAAGTCGGCCTTGGTCCGATGCACCAGCTTCTGGTGGGTCGCATCGGCTGCTGTGACGTCGGCAGCGAGGCGCTCCATCCACTTCCGGCGCTTGTTGTCGTCTGGGTAGTAGTAGACCCACGCGAGCTTCCCGTTGACCATTCGCCTGACGCGCTTCCAGTACTTGTGCGACCGTGAGGTGCCACGCGAGAAGCCACTGGCGGCCTTTGCGATGCTGAGTCCGGGCTTCATGGGCGGCTCCCACCGACGGATGCGTCGGGGATGGCGTAGCAGGCGTGAGCGAAGTGGAGCGGGTGGCCCGGCTCCACGAAACCCCGGCCCTCAGCGATGCTTCCGTCCTCGAGGGTTTCCGAGGTCCGGGCGATCGTGGGGGCGGCGATAACGTCGTGGACTGCGGCCAGGAACGACCCGGTAGCCACGTCTGGATCATGGGAGTCGACAGTAAACGATCCGGCTCCCGCCTTGGTGATGCGACAGGCCCACCGCCGGAACGGGGCCGACGGGTACTCGCGCCAGAGGTCTACTGAGTCGGACATGCGATTACCTCGTGCCGGTTCCGTTCTTGAAGAGTGCGGTCATCATACCAGACAACCCACCGCTGGGCTGCTTTGCGTTGACGTCGTGGACCGTCCCAGGGGCGCTAATAGCCAGCTCTGGATCTACTTCCGTGTGAGCGGTCATCGCTCTAAACTGAGCAATCCGCTCCTTGTCGCGCTGCTGCATGTATGCTCGTCTGGTCGACTCGACCTGCGACGGCGTGCTCGTGCCGGCTACTTCGGCGTCGAGCTGGGCTCCTACGGCATCGGCTGTGCCAGCCCGGGAGGCGGCCTGGTAGACGTAGACTCGCTCGTCGGTGCCGAATCGCTCCTTGAGGTCACGGTGCGATGGGCCCGAGGCCTCGAACTCAGGCCAGACCTCTTCGGAGGCCACCCACTGGTCGATCCGGTCCCGGAACGACGCATCGCGTGCGGTGGCGACTCGCTTGAAGCTCTCGGTTGCTGTGTCGAGCGCAGCGGCGGCTGCCCTGCGCTTGGTCGGGCGGGACTTGCCCTCGGCGAGCCCCAGCGCCTCTGCGACGTCATCGAGGGAGCCTGGCTCGCCGTCATTGTCGAGACCGAACCTGACCCGGAGGGCTGTGCGGTTGTCGCCGTCGGCCATGGCCCCGAGGACGTCGTCTACTTCCTCCCTGACGTGGAGGGCGGTGCCGGCTGTGTAGGCCCCAGCCCCGCTCATCGGTAGGATGGCTTCCTGGTGGATGAGCCACTCTTCATTTCCGACCACCCGGTCGCCACGGACGAGGTCGCCCAGGGTGTGGACGAGTTGCACCTTGCCGGGGTGGTCCTTGCCGAGTTCGTCCCCGTTGGGGGTCTTGATCTTCCAGGGACCGTCGGGGACCTCTTCGGAGCCCTGGTCGATGGTCTTACCGTCGTCGGTGACGTAGTTGCCGAGGTCCTTGCCCTGGTAGACGTCCCGCTTCTTCAGTCGCCATTCCGTAGCGGTCTTCTCCGGGGTCGGCTCGATGCCGAGGCCCTTCTTGCGGGCTCTGGTCCTGGCAGCGATGAGCCCGCCGATTACCTTCATCTTCCTGTCGGGGATGGTGATGCCGGCCCCGAGTTCGGTCCGGGCCGCCTGCAGGGCGTAGGTCATGGCGAAGTCTTTGGCGTGCCCCAGGAATGGGGAGCCTCCTCCGTACGTCGACAGGCCCATCGCGAATCCGTAGTGGGCTCCGCCCAGAAGCTCTTCGTACGCGGCGGATGGGCCGCCTCCGGGAGCTACGCGTGCGATACCGTACCGCTGAGCGATACGCTTGGCTGCCCCGTGGATGAGCGGACGAAACTCAGCGAGCGTGGCAGCCTGTTGCTGCTTGGGGACCGCTACGCCGTCCCGCCACTTGCCGAGCGAGTTCTTCACCCGCAGGACAGCGAAGCCGCTGTGCTCCATGTCGTGCAGGATGGTGCCGGGCTCTGCGCGTGACTCAGCGAAGGGCTTGAGGCGACGAGCGGCGTCGGACACCGGGCCCTCTTCGGATGGCTTTTTGGGAGGCTCCACATTTACCGGCCTGCGCTGAGGCGGGGGCGGAGGTGGCTGGTGGCGCTTAGGAGGCGGGGGCGCGTCCTCTGGGGGCTTGGGTGGCTTCGCCTTCGGCTTCGGCGACTCCCGGCGGAGGGGGACGAGAGTAGTCTCCCTGGCCAGGTGGTGGCTGCCGGGGCTGGTGACCGAGGTCACCCAGACACCGCCTTCGGGCGCGGCGGCGTGGTCCGGGGTGACCCGGTAGAGGCCCTGCCTGCCTCCGACCTCAACGACGTCGCCGGCCTTCACGTTCTCGTAGGTCCTGGTGGGGTCGCGTTCCCAGGGGTGGGCGTCGTGCTCACGGTGTCCTGGGTACCAGTACTCGTAGCCCTTAGAGCCCTTGGCCTTCTTACGATATCCGCCCTTCTTGCCGCCGGGGATGGCTGCCCAGCCAGCGCCGGGTGGGGCATGAATCGCCTTGCTCAGGTCGGCCTGAGATTCCTCAGCTGCGATCTCGTCCCAGGCCTCACGGAGGCCGGCGGGGACGGGGTACCACTCGACATCGCGGGTTCCGTCGTCAGCGAAGTCACCGTCAACCATCCGAGGGTCCACCGGGACCGGGAGGGCTGCTACCTTGGCCATGCTACACGTCCTCGAAGAGAGTCGGATTCGCCCCGGCCCGCTCCACAGCCCACTTCCGGAATACTTCGGGGTGGATGTAGGAGGCCCGGGCGACAGCTGGGGTATTGTTGATCAGGGAGGCGACCTTCTTGGATGCGACGAACATGGCCTTAGCCAGGAGGCGCTTATCGCTCTTGGTGTCACCCGTGAGCGGCGGAGGGGTGTCGGTGGCGTTGATGGATCGCTCCGCCTCCTTCGTCGCCAGGATTGTCCGCAGATCCTTCAGGTACATCCCAGCGGGGAGGATGTCGCGCGACGCAGCGAGGGCCGCTCTGCCGAACAGCGGACGGTTGCGATGGCCGCCTCCCTTGGTGTAGTGGGACACGGCCTCAGCGATAGCCTTGTTCCTGATCGTGGCGGTGTTGGTCTTGCCCTGTTTCCCGACGAAGTCGAACTTGACCACGTTGCCCTCGACGGAGACGTGAGCCGACGTCAGGGTGGAGACGCCGTAGCGGCCTGCCAGCATCCCTGGCCCACCAGGCCGGAGGCCAGTCTTGGCGATAATCGCAGTGATAAGCGCGGCCTGATGGTGACGCGACCCAGGCTCGGCCCGGGACAGCTTCGACTGGATGCCTCGCACGATCTTGGGGTGGTCCTCGATAAACGACTGGACGCGGGCCCACTTGGCGGCGTCGGAGGCAGCGTGGAACTCGGGGGTATACCCGGACTGCGGCCGACCGGCCCTGTCTTTCCATCGGATGACAGCCGTCTTGTGCGGGTCGCCGTCGAGGCGCATGGTGATGGCTGGCAGGGGGATGGCGGCCTCGGGCAGCTTGCTTACGCCGAGGGCCTTCAGTCGCGCCAGGACGTTCGGATGTAGCTGGGAGCCTGGCGGGCGGTGCTTCTCGGGCTTCTTGGGTCGCCCTCGCGTAGCGGGAGCCCCAGCCTTCCACGGGATCGTATGCTTGGCGTCGGCCCACTTACCGCCTCGAGGCCCGATGAAGGGGCCGCCCGACTTGGCCAGGATGATGGCGGCACCGAGGGAGGCCTCACCTGAGGCAACCATGGCCCCGAAGTCATCGAGGGAGATCTCGGTGACCCCGGCTACGGCCTTGCCTCCCAGCGGGTGATGGGCGCAGAAGGCGTCGAGGGCTGCATCGCGGTCTGGGAACCACAGGAAGATCTTGTCTTCGTCATACCCGATAGCGCTGGGGTCGTAGTCTTTCTGGTGAACGACGTAGACCATTTCGTTGGTCGGGTCGGGTCCGACGTAAGCATCCACAGGCTGCCCATCGGCCCCGAGAGTGCCTTCGACCTCGCCGTACGGGAATCGCATCACGGCGGCCCACGGCTTGCCCTCCGGGTCCCGGCCCCGCCGGACCTGGCCGGCTGCGTTCTCGACTGCGACGGTGACGCAGGGCGAGATGGCTATGCGGCCGACGAAAGGGAACGGGTCCCGGTTGGGGCTTGGGGGAGGGAGCATGGCCCGGCCACCCTTCGACGCGATGATCATTTCTTCCTCCTGACGAGCCTGCCGGCTACGCCGATAACGGTCGGGACCGCCTGGCCAGACCTCCAATCCTCGGGAAACCGTAACATATCGGGAACGCGGAGCATCGAGCAGGCGCACCAGGGATGCATCGTGCCCACCACGGCCTGCCAGTCGGCTTGCTTGCGACCGACGTTGGTTCCATTGTCGGTAAGATCGTCCAGGTAGAAGATCCGGGGGACACCACCCGAGAGGTAGAGTCGGATGCAGTGAGGGCAGGCGGTCGCACGCGGGAGCTTGTAGACGCGCTGGCGGCGGCCCTGCGGGGCGGACTCCTGCCACCGGGCGGCCTTGCCTTCCTGCACTGTGTTCTGGAACTCGGTCTGAGCTATTCGCTGCAGGTCACGGGTCCAGTCTTTAGTGAGGTGTCCCATGTCGCTCGTCATGCGGCTGACGGTGGAGCGGAACTGGCCGTCGAGGAAGTCGTCGGTCAGGCCTTCCTCCGCCCCGATCTCCTTGAGGCGGGCGGACGCATCCTCGTCGCCAAACCTGGCGGCCACGACATCGCGCATGATGCCCCGGAGGCGGCGGTCCAGCGCGGCGTCGGCTTCGACGAGCATCTTGCCGGTGGCCTCTTCGACCCGGTTGCCCAGGCCGACGACATACTGCGCGGCACGGGCGGACGCGATCTCAGCTGAGAGGCGCTCTTCCCGAGTCTGCGGGATCGGGCGGTCAGCGAAGTGCGCCATACCAAGATCGTATCCGGGGCTGCCGCTGGCGGCGATGGCTGTCCCGGCGGCGAACACAGGAGCCACCAGGCCAGGCGACGCGTCCTCAACGAGTCCGAGCCCAACGGCTGCACGCCAGTCGAGCTTGGTGGCGGAGGACTTGCCTCCGATGGCGGCGGCGGCAGCCGCGTGGTTCCGTCTGAGGACCTCGGCTACGCGTCGTCGCACCTCTGGGGTGACGAGGCGGGCCACCGGGTCAGCCTGCGAAGATCTTGATGAGCGCGATGGTGCCTGGGATAGCCCCAGCCCCGACCCAGGCGAGCTTGCTGATCCAGGCTGCCCCTACGGCCTTATCGCGTAGGACTGTGAGGGTCTCGACCTTGGTCTTGAGTTCGGCAATCTCGCCCTGCATAGAGACGACGTTGTCGCTGACATGGCAGCCACGGCAGAGAATCTCGACCTCGCCGATGCGCTCTGCCATCCGGTCGATCTTACCCTCGAGCCTCTCCAGCATCGTGTATACCCTGTCAAGTTCGTCTGCCATGGTCAAACTCCGTCAGGGTCGTGGACCTCCGCCAAGATCTCAGCGATCTCAGCGAGGGCGAGGTCCATGGCACGACGGTAGATGTCAACCGCCGCAGCGGTGGCTTCTCTGACTACCTCGTACCGTGGTTCGGCGTCGACGGGGACCGCTACGCGGGACCCACCAAGAGCCTTGACTGCCTCGTCTGTCCAGCCTGCGTCCGCACCATCGGCGACGGCGGCTGCACGGAGGGCGACCACGGCTCCCCCCGGGTCCCTGGCGAGAGACCCGGGAGCAGCTTCGACCGCCAGCCTCACCGACTACTCGGAGCTGGTGAAGGCGGAGGAGACGTTGGAGATGGCCGACCGGGTCGTGAAGTCGATCACGCCGTTGATGGCGGTATCGGCGGTCCGGTTCAGGGTCCAGTCGCCGAGGCAGGTCCAGTTGTCCGCATAGCCGAGGGAGGTTTCGACTTCGGCGTCGGTGGGTGCGACGGCGAGGCCGGCACCGGCGGGGGTACCCCAGACCACGCCGAGGACGGGGGTGTCGTTGTCGGCACCGGTGGCGAGGACGATGCGACCCACGATCTGGCCGGGGTTGGCCATGATGGCGACGGGCGACACGGTCTGCGCGTTGATGAACTCGAGGCTGTGCTTCAGCCCCTGCACCTTGGCGAAGAGGGCCTCGAGGTCGAGGATGGCGACACAGGCAACGGCACCGCTGCCTTGGGTCAGGGTGTCTTCGACAGGCACGCCGCCTTCGATGACACGATTGAACTCGAACGCGGCCTGCGCGTTGAGGAAGTCGAGGACCTGCTGCGACTGCGCGGCGAGGAGTGCGGGGCTACCCATGATGGATCTCCAGGGGGTGTTGGGTCAAGGTCATACGTTGATCTCGTATCGAGTCACCCGCGCCGGGCGGGCTGGCCACTCTGACCTTATGGCCTTCTCAGCGGTGTCGTCCAGCTCGTCGCCCCAGGCACCGTCCCCGTCCTCGGGACTGAAGTCGAAGTCGGCATCGGATGCCTCGTCCTCCTGAGCCGGTTCGCCAGGCGCTCCGGGCTCACCAGGACCACCCGACCCGCCGCCCATGTCGGGCTGCTCTGCGGCTTCCTGGGCTTGCTTGTTCTGGAGCCAGGTCGGGTCGAGGATGATCTCACCGAGCCCGTCAGGCATCGGCTCCATCCCGGCGGAGTCGCGGGCTTCGTCGACCGTAACGAAGACCTTGGTCTGCTTGGCGAGAAGTTCGGCTTCGGCGTCGGGGCCCTTCTCGGACAGGCCCACGGGGACCGCCTCGAAGTCGTCGTCGAGCTGCCGGACGAAGTAGGTGTTGAGGCACTCGAAGAGCCACTCGACCAGCGGTCGCAGACCGAGGTCGCGCGACGCCTTGAGCTTCTCTTCGATGGACGACTGACCCATGGCCCCAGACTGCCCGGTGTTCCCGTAGCTGAAGTTGACCTCTTCGGGTGCGATCTGGAACCGGGCGCAGACGACCTTGATCAGGAAGTCCAGCCAGGAGCTGTACTCCATATCACGATTCGACATCTGCATGTTAATCCACTGCAGCTCTTCGGCGTTCGTGATCGGGGTGCGCCAGGCGTTGGATACGCCGCTGACCATCGCGTGCCACTGGCGGCGGAAGCCGTCCAGCTGGCGCGACGGGATCGGGCCCTTGAAGTTGAGGATTCCCTTGGTCGCTGAGCCCTGTGAGAAGAAGCGACGATTGTACTCCATACCCCACAGGAACCCCGTGATCTCACGGACCAGGGTCTCGATCTCGGAGATGCCGTAGCCGTAGGCATGTAGAGACGTCCTGGGGTTGCGGGTGCAGAACGCCATCTCGTCTGGGGCGAAGTCGGCGAAGACCGACCCGTTGATGACCTGGACGGCGTAGGGGTCGCCTGACGACCGTGTGCCTGGGTCCAGCAGGCGGATGGTGTCGGCTGCGAGTAGGGACAGGTAGGCCGGCTGGCCCTTCCGGTTGCGTACGATCTCGAAGGGGGCCTGGTCCCAGATCAGGGAGTTCTCGACCATCATGCGGCCGAAGGTCCGGAGGGGTACGCCGTCCTGCGGGCGGTTGTCTGGGACCACGCCGGTCGTCAGGAGCAGCGCCTCCAGCTCACCGGCTCGCTTGTCGGAGGCCCGGGTGACCTTGGCCTTCTTGTCGCGGAGGCGGACCCGGAAGCCAGCCCCATGGCGATCCTCGGGCTGGACAAGGAACGTCGCCACCTGATTCGCCCGGACCTTGATGACGTCGGCGACGACAGGTACTCCACGACCGATCATCTCCATAGCCCCGTAGGACAGCGACGTCGGCCGCTCCCGGTAGCCCATGGCAGCGACGAGGTCGAACGGGTCCCAGTGGAGCCCCTTGGGAGCCTCTTCGGTATCCTTGACGTTGCGGGCGGGGCTCGTGATGGTCCCGGGGTCGGCTGGCTGCGCCGACCGTGGGGCCTTGCTGATGGAGTCCTCCACGGCGACCGTAGCCCGTCGGGCCACGGCTCCGCCGAGAGATGTGAGGTCGTCGCGCAGGCCCATGGCTACCCCCGGGCGAGGATGGAGAGGGGGTCGACGAGTCGGCCACTGGGGGAGCGGACGGGCGCTCCCCGGTTGTCGATGGCGCCCACGGTGGCAGCCTTGACGACCGGCGCAGCCTCGAGGCCTGGGCCCCGGGTCCGGTCGCCCATGGTCAGGGCGGCCTGAGCGGTGTAGTCCGGAGCGACGTCGTAGCTGCAGACACCGACGAGGAGCGGTTCGGCCTTGACGACCTGCTCCACAGCCGCAGGGCTATCGGCCACGACAGGGGCCACCGGGGCGGCTTTGACGAGGTCGGGGTCGGCGGGGGATACGCGGGCGGGGTGGCCAGCGGTGAGGATGGCGAGTGCGAGGCGGTCGGTGGTCATTCTCTGCTCCTGAGTGTGGCGACCAGTTCGGTGGCCTGGCTGGTATTCATGCGGACCTCGTCATCGCTGACAAAGGAACCGGCGGGGACGGGGCCGAGGTCGCCGACGTCGCCCTTGATGACGACTGTCTCGTCATCGTGGTCTACCGTCATGCCGCCGAGCGACTTGACGAGGTTGCCGATGACGGCGGCCTTGGCGGCTGCCTTCTTGGCTTCGCCGCCCAGCCCGAAGTACCGGCGGACGGTCGTCTTGTGCTTCTTGGTGCCGTGGACAGCCGACAGGAGGCTGCCGGCGGTACTATGGACGGTGCCCTTCCAGCGGAAGGAGCCACCAGCCAAGACTTCGGCGTGACGATGGTCTTCGCCGTGTTCCTGGGCGTGACGGTCCCTGACCCGCAGGACCATGCCGGGCTGCAGGTCGTCTCGGTGGCCGTGCTCGTTGGTGGCGTGGGCCGCTCCGCGCTTCGGGCCCTTGGGGAGGGAGGGGGTCTTCTTCTTGGGTGGAGTCGGCTTCTTGGGTGCGACCTTCTTCTTGGTCGGCGACGTGTGAGCGCCGGCCTTGGTGCTGGCTCCATCCGCCATGTCGGAGCTGTACTCAGCCTCGATCCTTTTGCTACTGGACCCGCCGATAGCGTCCATATTGTCACGAGCGGCGGCTTCGTGGGCGCGGGCTGCGGCGGTATGCTTGGTTGCTCCCTTGGTGTCACCGGCGGCTCTGAGCTTCTTAGCCGATGCATGATGTGTGCCGGCTGTGCTCTGGTGGGCGTCTGCTTTCACGGTGTGAATCTTGCGGGACTTACTGCCTGGTGTGGGCTTCGCTGGGGGCTTGTGGCCGATAAGGCCGACGACGTCTGGGACCTTAGCTGCGGTCGCCTCACGACTGGACACAGACGCGGCCTCGGACGCGGCCTCGGCCCTCTTCGAGACGCGGAAGATCCCCTTTCCGCCAGCGTGGGCGGCTGCTGCCTCGTCGTGGGCCATGGCTGCCGTGTAGTGCGCCAGTGCGGCTGTCCTACCGGCGATGCCGGCGGCACTACTTCCGCTGCCGGCCTCGTCCTCGTGGCTGGCGGCCTTCTCCCTGTGCTCTGCAGCCTGGCGGCCGTGGTGGTGGGCGGCCTCGTTCACGGGCTTCTGGGTGCCTGTCTTGGGCTCTGTGTACTGGTACTCCCAGCCAGCCCCCTTGCGGCGTCGCTGTCCACCGTGCTTACCCCCAGGGATCGCTTGCCAGCCGCCTTCAGCCTTCACGATAAACCCGGAGTCGGCGGTCTGGGTACGGGGGAGAAGGAGGCGACCGGAGGTCGTGAGCATGGGGTTCGACATGGACTTTCGCACCTTGCTGGCGACCTTGTCGGACGCCGTTACGATCTTGCCGTGGTTGCGGTGGGCGAAGGCTGAGCCCATCGCAGCACCGGCGGGACCCAGGAGGACGGCTCCCACAGTCGCGCCGAGGGCGAGGACTGCGAGGGTACGCAGGCTGTGGCCAAGAACGGACAGGCCTGCGCGGGTCGGATGGGAGCGGCTGTGTCGTGCCTGGTGGCGGAGGGCAGCGATTTGCTTGAGCAGTTTCGCGTGCTGGGCCTTGTGCTTCCCGCCCGGGTCCAGGGTCTCCTCGATGGTCTTCGTAGTCCGCTCGACGACATGGGCGGCCCCAGCCAGCGACGCCGCCTCACGGGGGTCGGTCGGTGGCTGGTGGTCTTCGTCGGTCAGGTCGGCTGGCTCTACGACGCCGGCCCAGGCTGCGATGTACGCCGCCTCGTCGACAGGGGAGGTGTCAGCCCCGTCTGCGGGCTCAGGACCGGCTGGGGTATTGCCAGGGGCCTCCGACGGTGCTCCCGGGGCGGGGGCTGCGCCCAGCTTCTTGCCGGACGCCTTCTCCATTCGCGTCACGAGGGCGTCGAGGTGCTCCATCGTGTGGCCGGGCTTGAGCTTCCCACGGATGCGGATGCCGGCGGACTTCGCCTGCTTCCGGATCTCGCGGAACCGGGCGGCGACCTTAGGGTCGGCGTCGCCCTTGGCTGGGGGAGTGACCTTGTCGCCCTGGATCGGCTCACCGGGCTTCCTGCCTGGCAGGTTAGACGACCCGCCCCGCCAGTACTCGTACCCGTTGCCCTTCTTGCGGCGAAAGCTGCCCTTCTTGCTCCGGGGTGCCGGCTCCCAGCCAGCACCCGGGGGCCCAGCCTTCCTGAGTCGCACGCCATGGTCGATGACCTGGGGCGCGAGTGAGTCGGGAATGCCGGCCTGGCGGAGGACCTTGGGGACGTCGAATAGCTCGCAGGCGTCGTTCGCTACAGCATCGATGACGTTGGCCAGCTGCCGGGCGGTGGAGACGTCCAGACCGAAGGCGGACGCGGCCTCTTCGGCTGACTCGAAGTCGCGCTTGATGGGGCGCTGCTTCGGTCGCTCGGTCACTGGGAACTTGGCAGAGAGCCACGCAGCCCGGTCAGGGTCGTTGACGTCATGCCAGACCCTATCGTCAAGTTCGGGATGCTTGCCTGTGGCGCGGCGTCGGGAGTCAGGGATCACAGTATGGACCTCCGACCTAATGTTACGCCGTCCCACCTACTTCGTCCACGGCCCCGAGGCCAAACCAGTCGGTCCCTGATCCGTCGTTAGGGTAGTCGTCGGCTGGCGCGACTGCTGGGACGTCCCCGACCATGTCCCCGGAGCCGGTCTCGTCGACAAGGTCGAAGGCGTCTCCGATGGCGGCTGCACGGTCGGCCATCCAGAGGGCCATCACAGTGTCATCGTGGGCCCCGACGCCCTGCAGCTTGCCCTGCGCCCACGAGAACGATGTCATCTCACCGATCCAGAGGCTGACCAGCTCGCGTGTCTCTTCGGCCCAAGCGATCCTGAACTTCCCATTCTCGAGAAGCATCCGTAGGGCGGGCACGCCCTGGTCGAGGGCATTCTTGTTCGACGAATAGGTCTTCTGCATACCACGCCGCATAGTCGAGGCCTGCTTGGCGCCTCCGCGACCCGTCGTGTAGAAGGCCTTGATGGGGACGTCCGACTCCTGTACGACCATGTCAGTAATCACGCGTTGGTACTGATTCGCTTCGCAGAAGACGAGCCCACAGCCGTACTTACGCGACAGGCTGACTATGATGTCGATCTGGGTCTGGTAGCCGATCCCCTGGCGGCGGACAATATCGACGATGTATCGGTCCCCATTCTCAGCCACTGCGATGACGAAGCACACGAACCAGTCAGCCTTGGCTGATGCGGACAGGGCGAGGTCGACCCCCATGTAGGTCGCGCAGTTGTTAGCCCGCCAGTACGAGCCCGGGAGCCCGAGCGGATAAGGGAGCTTGACTCCGGGCGTGTCGAAGAGGGTGGACGGGAATAGCGATGAGTCGTCCGAGATGGGCGTGCAGAGCAACTCACGCGACCAGCGGAGCGACGAGCCCAGGATGCGCTTCTTGACAGCCAGGGCGGGGAGGTCGTAACGCGCCGGCCAGAGGGGGTCGCCCTCGGGGCCGATAGCTGGGTGCTTGCCGACACTGAACTCACCCGTCTCTTCCAGGTGCGCGTACAGGTCCTGAGCGTGGAACGGGGTGCCGACCACGATGAGCTGACCGCCGGGGACGATCATGGGCTCGATGGCGGACAGGAAGTAGTCGATGGCCTTCTTTCGGACGGTGTAGCTCCACAGGTGGTCATCGTTCAGGACGTCGTCGGCCACCGCCCAGAATGGGTGGCCACCACGAACGCGAGTACCGAAGCCACGGGCGCGGATCTCGGAACCGTTGGCGAACCGGAGGGCGCGGGCTGTGTCCTTTTTCAGGGGCAGGAGGTGAGCCAGCTTCGGGTTGCCGTACTCACCGAATTCGCCATCGCCACAGACCTCAGCGCGGATCTTGGCGAGGTGCTCCTCGGCCTGGGTGGATGTGGCCGAGAAGATGTACCCCAGCGACCTGGGGGCCTTGATGTCGGCCATCCAGATCGGGTATGCGAAGTCGAAGAAGTAGCTCTTGCCGTGGTCACGGGCGGCCAGCTCGAGGACGCGCCGGGACGAGCCCAGCGTGTCTCCCCAGTCGATGTGGTGGGGCCCAAGGATGAATCGCCCACCGTAGGCGGGCGGCCCTCTGAGGGTCTCGGAGGCGTAGAAGGGCAGGTAGGAGCGACGCATCGACTCGTAGTCGGTGCGCCACTTAGGGTCGTCGAGCCTTTTTGCCCTTGCTGCATCCACCAGCGACTATCCCCCGGGCGGGGGTGGTGGCGGCTTCCTCTTGGTCGCCTTCTTGCGCTTCTTCGGCTTCTTGGCGGCGGGGGCGGCCTCTTCGACGCCACCTTCGTCGAGGCGGAGGGGCATGGTCAGTACCTCGACCTGGACTTCGCCGCCGCCCCAGACGATGACGCCCTGAAGGGGTCCGTTGACGGACAGGGCGAGGATGTCGCCGCCGGCCTTGGCGATGACGCCTGCTGCCAGCGACATGGCTGCCGGGGAGATCCCGAAGAGCACTCCCTCAGCCAGGGTAGCGACGTCGGCCTCCCCGTCGGGCTTGCCCTCGACCTCCACGTCCCCGACGAACTCACCGATGCCGGTGGCCGTGGCTCCACTCGAGCCCTGGCAAGCGATGCGTCGGCCGCTGACGGTGATACGGAAGGCTACCAGGGGATTGTCGGCCACAACGGAGGCACGGTCGAACATACCCGCTAGGACCTTCCCAGCGACGTCCACCCTGACCCGGGCTGCGTCGTTGCGCTGCGCGACCAGGACATTCTCGACGGCGGAGTCGGGCCACTCGAGGCCGATGCCGGTACACCAGCGGATCTGACCGGAGGACGCCTCGCGTACGAAGACCCGGTGGTTGTCCAGGGAGAACTCGCAGTCTCCGCGCAGGCCAGCGAGCGTGTCGGCCGGCATGGTGAAGGGCTCGGGCAAGACTCCGCCCTTCCATGCGACCGCAACCGTGGTGGCCGAGGCCGCCGCAGTCCATTCGTGGTGGAAGCGGATGCCGCTCAGGGCGTAGGCTGCGGCGTCGCGTGGGGCTGCCCCGGCTGCGATGGCAGCGATAGCCGACATCTCAGCGCCGGTGACCTTGACCCAGCCCTCGGTTGGGATGGGCGGCGGAGCCGCCACGGCCTCTTCTTCGAGGACCTGTAGGGTGTATCGTCCTCCGGAGCCTTCGACGACCAGCCGGTCACCCTTGCGGGACAGGGTGGGCTCGTTCAGGGCCTTTACCATCTTGGCCAGGGTCGCACAGTCCACGGCGGCGCTGACGGTTGCTGCCTCGCACGGGATGCGGACGCCTGACTCCACGTTCTGGGCGACGATGTGACCGTCTCCCAATACCGCGCAGTTCAGGCCGTTGTCGGGTCGGCTGGCGGCGTACTTGCCGGCCACACCGAGAGCAGAGTTGAGGTCCATGCAGATCTCCATGGAGTTGCCGGGGGCCTGTGTCGTCGCGCGTGGGGTCGGCGGTCACCTCGTCACCATAACCCAGAACGAGCCAAGGCCCGGGAGCGATGTGCTCCCGGGCCTTGGCGGTGGTCTGTGCTATCCTTCCTCGTCATCATCCATGTCCTCGAACTCGTCGCGCTGCAGGTCGGTGCCAGCGATGATGTCGGCAAACACCCTGACTCTTGGGCGGCTCCCCGGCGGTGTAACCCGTCGTGACGCGCACCCGACTCGTACGCGTCTCCAAAAGGTTTAGGCGGCGTGGACGTTGATGATCTTGCGGCCCTTCACGTCGACGAGGTCGGTGATGGCGTTGACACTGGCCAGCGCGAGGTGGTCACTGTCCTGGTCGGCGTCCACGAGGCCGATGGTCAGGAGGATGTTCATGGCCACGAAGTCTACGAGGTCGCACTCTTCTTCGACGATGACCCACTCACCGAAGACACCCGTCTCGAGGTCGGCGCGGCGTACGCGGATGTAGCCAGACCACTCGTCGTCTTTGTTGTCGTCGAAGCGCTCGATGAGGATGCGGGTGGCGTCAATTTCGAGGGTCTCGGTGGGCAGGGCGGCTGCGGTCTCTGGCATAACGACTCCGTGATGGTTGGCGGCGGGACACTCCCGCCTTCACCAATATAGGGAGTGCGCCCAGCTACGCCGTGATCATTCGTCTCATGTTTTCTGCAGCGTGCCCAGCTATTCGTCTTAGGGCAGTCTCCAGGTCCATGTCCCCGGCCCGGACCTCGTCGGCCAGCACCTCGACCCAGGCATCCAGCGCACCCAGCTCCACGACAGGCGGGGGAGGGGGGACGCCCAGCCAGAGGGCGAGGCCGTTCGCTACCTCTACGTCGTCGGTGGCCTTGGCGTAGGCGCGGAGTGCGACGACGGCAGCGGGGTCCCTGCCCGGCACCAGCACGAAGGCCTCCCGATCACCCAGCGGGCCCCGGTGGTGGTGGACTACGCTGAACTTACCAGCGAGCCAGCCGCTCAAGGGAGGACCTGTACGAAGCCGGCTGCCTCAGCTGCAAAGAGGGCGCGGAGGATACCGGACTCGATGAGGTCCACGACCTCGGGCGGGTAGCCCAGCAGCGTGATCTGGGTGTTGGGTCCGACGGGCGTCACGATCGGCGGGGGCACAATGAGGGCCTCTGCCGGGGTGTCGTCGGCCAGGACCGCCACAGGCTCCGACTTCGAGGCGGCCTTGTGGGTCGTCTGCTTGGGGAGCCACTCCTGACGACGGATGGACTCGGGGAGGCGGGGCGGGGGCCAGTTGGCTGGCGTGGTCTGGCCCCAGCACTCGGCCGGTGTCTCGTCGTAGGGACCGTAGGCGTTGAAGAGGGCGATCCAGCGTACGCGAAGCCGAGCTTCGCCCGTGCCCACGGTACCCCACCACGTCGCCCCATCCGACTTCCGCTTCCTGAACAGGCGGAAGCGCCCGGGCGACGCGTCGGCCCGGGTGATGGCGCTCCGAAGGGTCTTGTGCCAGCGGTCGGCTGGGACGCGGGCCAGGTAGCGCATCGCTTCGGTGGCTTCCTCGGTCGTGGCGTCGTCACCCCTGACTGGGAGGCCCCGTACCTCAGCGAAGGTCAGGGCGACGTAGCGATCGGTTTCTACCTTCTTGCGGGCCATGGCTCACCTCTGCAGTGTAGTCGCCGCTCAGCCGTCTGCTGGCTTCGTCATGTAGCCCCGGAGCATTTCCCGGGGGTCGGATAGTACAGATCCGCCCTCGCCTGTGGTAACGGTCACGATCGGCACACCAAGGGCAGCACCGGCTCCGTGCAGCGCCGCGATCCCGTCGGGTGAGCCATTGCCGATCTCTGGAACGAGCACGGCTCGCAGTTTACCCTTTTCCGCAGCCCGTCGGCATAGCTCCCCAGCCTCGGAGGCTGTCGTCAAGGTACAAGGGCTCTCCATGACCCACCCTGTGCTGTCCTTAGACAGCACAGAGGCGATGAGGCCGATGCGGGCGGGGATGGCTCCAATCCAAAAGTCAGTAGGGAGCGTCATGGCTTCCTCGGCTTTCGACCGCGTGGCTTGCGGTCGTACGGGCGTTCCCGATGGGGGTGGACCTTCTCACGGCGGAGGCGGGGAGCAAGCTCGGCGTCGGCTGTGTCCCAGCATCGCTGGCCTGCCGGTGCCTTGCACGTCGGGCAGTCGTAGGCTGACCGGCGGGCGTCCCACTGGAGATCGTGGGCCTCGAGGTAGCCCAGAGCCTCTGCGATAGCGGAGTGTATGTCCCGCACCACGAGGCTGCTGGCTGTGACGATCATCGGCTTCCACGGGGCCTCTGTGGTCACGACCACTGGAACCCCCGTCGCGTAGGCAGCAGCCGCAAGGCACTCGCCGTAGGCGTTCGTCGGGCCGACCAGGATCACCTGGGCTGCGCGCATGGCCAGGATCTGGTCGTCGAGGGTTGGCTCGCAGCAGGGGCGGCCCATATACCCGGCCAGCTCGAGTGCCTCGTGGGCTAAGTCAGGCACGTTGCCGATGTCGAGGAAGTGAGCCATTATCGTCTCCCGAGATACTTGAGCATCCGCGTCTGCAGGTCGACGGGGCGGAGGGTCGGCTCCGGGTGGCCGCAGACAGGGCAGCGACGGTCAGCGATACGGCCCGAGGGGGTGGAGTCGCTCTCGTCAGCGCGGGGGTAGGGGTGGGCTGGGCGGCTGCATACCGCGCAACGGGGGCCGAGAGCCTCCCGCTTTGGCTGTGCCGCCTTCTGGGGCGTAGCGGCTCCCGCCTGGGTGAAGACTCGGGCACCGTCCCAGGTCGCGGGGAGGCCCTGCGGGATATCGGTCGCAGCTGGGACTACTGCCACGACGACGTCGGCCTTGGCTGGCTTCGTGGCCTCCAGGATAGCGACCTTCCAGTCATCCTCGGTGAACGGGTATGAGACGGAGACGACGCGCCCCCGCGTAGCCAGCTCGAGGCCGACATCGGTGGGCGTCACGGAGGCTGTCGGGTCCTCCACCTCGTCGCACACGATGAGGGTCAGGGCGGCCTCGGCATCCTCGTGGTCCGACGGCTCTCCGCCGACCAGCCAGGCGAAGACCTCCAGGTAGTCGGTAATTGTCCTCATGATCGTCTCCCAAGAAGGTGCTCAATATCCATGATGCTGAGGCCTGAGCCTCTGAGTCGGGCTTCCGTGACCATACCAGACACCTGCAGCTCACGATTACCGAGGGTGACGTCCCACGCGAGGCCGACGTTGTGCCTAATCACGCACAGGGCGATAGTCGGGCGGCTGGCCGGTAGTCGCAGGCTGCGCTCAACGGACGGATGACTCGCACCGACCAGGGTGGCGTACACCCGGATGGCCCGCAGGGCGTCTTCGTCTGTGAGCGAGACCAGGCGAACCGGGCGTGCGGCTGTGGGCTTCTCAGCGAGCTTCGCCTCCAGCTCCCGCTCCTTCTTACGAAAGGCAGCCATGACGACCTTCTGCTGGCTGTCCACCCGCGAGCGGTCCCGGGCGGCCTTGTCGAAGGCCTTGTTGGCGGCGCGCAGGGCGGTCCGGGAGTCCTCCAGCTCAACCTCGGTCTCGCGCCAGCCCTTGGCTACGTCGGCTGTGCGCTTCTTCTGGTCGTGTAGTTCGGTCCGGAGGGCTGTGACGGCAGCCTCCCTGGTGGCGTCTGCGCTCGGAGGGAAGTCGGGAACATCCGTGTCGTCAGGGACCGGGTCCTCGTCGGCCCGCGGTGCTCGGTTCCTGCGGCGGGCCTCCATAAAGGCATCGTCGCCAGCGGTGGACCAGGGACGGGGGCCCGGGCGTGGAGGGTTGGTCATGCGATCATCCCGGCCGCGATCATCCTGGCCACGGCGTAGGTGGTGTCGTCTTTCCAGGCAGCCCCGGAGGGCGCAAGGAGTTCGGGGTTAGGGAGGGCGGGGACGAGGTCGGACGCGTACCACCACTGGGTGAACGGCCGGCCGTTGGGGCTGACCAGGGGCCGGTGCTTTACGAGGTACTCCGTCTCGCCCGGGCCTATCGGGTGGCGGACACTGACGACCACTCCCGCCCGGGAATCGCCCAGGCCAGGTGCGTGGCCATCCCGACCGGCAAAGCGACGAATCCGCATGAGCTGAGACGCGGTCCCCTCTGTCGTGGCCTCTTCCCACAGGGCGGCCCGGAGGCAGACTTTCTCGCCTTCTACGAACTTGCACATAGCGGAACGATCACCCACAGGACACCTCCTGTCCGGTTAGTCGCTGGTAGACGCCCTGGGCTGGTCGTCACCGACGGCGTTTACGAGGCCTCATGCAGGACATATCGGCTACCGTGTTGCCCCGCTCGGACTTGCCGGGGACGTTGATCCCGAGGTCGGCGCAGTGCTCCCGTGCCCACCAGCCCTGAACGAGTAGGCAGCTGGGGCCGTCGAAGCCGATGATGACCGAGCGGGGGACGAAGACGGCCTTCCCGTCGAGCAGGCGCATCTTGCGCGACTTGACTCGTTCCTCGAGGATAGGGGTATCGGGGTCGAGTTGAACTCTCATCGCATCCTTCCATCTGTGCAGATCCCGGGAGAGGCGCAGAGGCGTCGTGTCGTCAGGCAGCAGTCCCCGTTGACGTAGTAGACACACTCGGTCGCTGGGGCGCCGACGGGCTCGGCTTCAACGAGAACGCGCCCTACCTCGCAGATCTCGGTGAGATCGCAGGGTAAGGCGCGCAGGGCGGACCGGGAGCAGGCGCAGAGCCCGTTCGGTCGCCGATAGAGGCAGGCAGCCGTCATGTCAGCAGCCCACGACGTAAGCGATGAGCCACGCAGCGAGGGCCAGACAAGTGAAGACCAGGGCGGCTCCCGCTGACTGGAGCCGGGACTCGGGGCTGCGGGGGTGGATAGGCTGGGGGTCGTCGTCAGGTCCCTCGGTCGGCCAGACTTCGCACAGGTCCACGACCTCCGGAGGGATGCGGTCGGGTACTGGGAGGTCGTCGGGACGCCCGACTCCCTTGTAGTTGTAGTTCCCATGCCGCACAGCCGAGTCGCAGGCTGCGTGGGCGGCGTTGAAGGCGGGGTGCTCGCGCTCGGCCTCAGCGCAGGGGGTGCAGATCTCGGACCCGTCGAAGAAGGAGCCGGTCGTGGTACGGGCGGCGTTGCGACAGGTCCCGCAGGTGCCGGTGTAGTCCATCGGCTCGATGGCGGGGGCGTTGAGCCCGAGCATCCAGGCTGCGGAGAGATGAGTCATGGTCTCGGGTCGGCCGCCTTGGGGATTCCAGACCACGAGGCCCGGGTGCTCCGGGTCGTAGACCAGGAGCCCGGTGAGGCCGCCAAGCCGTACCACGATGCGGTCGGAACAGTCGGGGTCCACAGCCAGGCTGACGGCGCGGAGGGCCATACCTTCGTAGACGGTCGAGCAGCCAGAGGACTGGACACGGAAGGAGTCGGCGAGGGAGCGTCGGTTCATGCGGGATCTCCTGTGCCCCCTCCGTCGTCGGAGGGGGCGGGGGTGTAGTCGTGGTTAGTACTCGCCGCTGTGGTGGCCGTACTCGTCGGGGTCTTCGATGCTGCAGCCCATCGTGTCGTTGTAGGCAGCGCAGCCGCCACCCATCCCCGCCATCATGGCGTTCTCGCGCCGGTCGTTGGCGTCGTCGATGCTGTCCTGCTCGTCATCGGTGAGCCAGAAGCCGAAGTCGGACCCGTCTCCCTCGTGGGTGCCGAAGCGGATGCCCTCGATCTCGTAGGTCCGTAGGATATCGTCGATGAGGTCGGACACCGTCTCCAGGTCCCACTCGGTATCGGTGGCCTTGGAGCGCTCCACGCCGCCGAGGATGGCCTGGCACGCGGCCTGGAAGCCGACGAGGTAGGGGGTGTCGGCCTTCGGGGTCCAGGTGCAGGCTTCGAGGAGGTTGGTGGCTCCCGTGACGTAGGCAGCCAGGACGGCCGCTTGGCGAAGGTCACCGTGCGACACGGTACCGATGATGTTGAGGGTAGATCCGTGGGTGGTCATGTCAGGCTCCAGGCGCGGCTGGTGGGGTGTTTCGGAGGTCTTCGGGGAGGATGGCGCGGTAGGCGTCACGCGCCGACTCGTCGGGGCGGAGGTTGGCGGCTTCGCGGAGGGAGGGGATGTGGTCCCGTAGGTACGAAGCGACGGTAGCCGCCTCGATGAGCTTCAGCGACTCCGAAGACTGCGGCGCGTAGGCCCGACCCGTCTGCTCGGCCTGCTCGGCGGCCTTGCTCAGGCCGTCGGCCAGGTTGCGGGCGCAGTTGATGAAGTCGTTAACGGCGCGGGTGTGTGTCCGCTCGGCGGAGATGACTGCCTGCAGTAGGTAGGCTCGGGACTGAAAGGCGTTCATGTCAGGTTCCTTGAGAGTCGTAGGGGCGGGGGAAGTTGATGGCGTCTGCGGACCACGCGACGAGCTGGGCAGCCGTCATGCGGGGACCGTCAAAGGACAGGCGGAGGTCAGGGCCGACGTCGAGCTTGAAGGTGAAGTCGCTGGTGATTCCGCCGACGTTGCCCCGGGGCGGACCCCAGCGGAGGATGTGGACGGCTCCGTTGATCGTGCCCCGGGCGTACTCGCGACCCTCGGTGTCGTACGCCATGACCTCACGCTCCCGACCGCAGCGGTAGTGGCGGCCGACGGACGGGGAGACGAGGTGGTTGGTGGTGCCCATTAGACTGCCTGGGGGTTGACGGTGGTTTCGAGGGTGATCTTGTGGCTGGTCACGGAGGCCTCACCGGCTGCGGCGGGGCGAGCGTCCTGCAGTGCGATGGCTGCCTCGCAGTGCCCGATGAGGGTTCCGAGGTAGACGTCGGTGAAGACGAAGGCACCGTCGCCGTGGTCGTTGATGTCTTCAGAGACGGAGAGGCACTCGGCGGCGAGGGCGCGCATGGCGGCAGTGAGGTTGGACACGGTGACTCCAGTCGGTTGGTGACGAGGAGAGTCCTCGTCTTCAACGATATAGGGAGTGCGCCAGGCTACGCCGTGATCATTCGTCTTCGATAAGTCCCCGGACACCCCCACCTACGGCCTTTTTATCGCTGTGCAGGGCCAGGCTCCTTCCGGCCTCGTACGCGTCTTGATTCCACCCGTCTCCGGAGCCGAACCCACGACCTGAACCGGCGCTGAAGGTGTAGTTTGAGTCGACCCACTCGCTGACCTTTGCGCGGCGGTCGAGGACGAGGGCGTAGTCTTCAGCGTGGTCGCGCTTGACTTCACGAGTCAGCTCCGTGAACTTCGACTCGAGGCCAACCACCGCTGTCTCACGGTACTCGTGGCTGGCGTCCCGTCTACGACTGGGATCAAAGAACCGCCCAGCGCGGAGGGTGTCTACTTCGAGGTCGAATACATACGAACGAGCCAGGGTATCGATCTGCGCGGCACAGATCCCGTACAGCTCCTTAGCCATATGGGTATCGGACTGGTGGCCGTGAAACTTCCAGATCGGGGTCCCTTCGTGGTACGACGCCCGTAGGCCGACGTAGTCCGATACCGCCTGGGCGAGGGAACGCTTCCACCCTGACGTAGTGCGATACCGCTTCCTGCGCTCTTCTCGCGTGGACAGACACAGCCCGTCAAACCTAAGGGTCAGGCTGATCAGCGGGTCGGTGGAGAGATCCAACGAGTCGACGTCGTGCTGCGATACCGCGTGCTCCAGCATCATCTCCATGGCCCGGCGGGCAGCCTGCTCCGCTTCGTTACCCTCGGAGCCGCCAGCGAGTGCCTGCAGCTTCTTGATCCGAGTCAATACCTTCTGCGACTTCATATCAGTCCTCCTCGCCGATTGCTGTGGCGGCGTCGAACCAGTCGCGCGTCCGCATGAGCTGCCTCATCGTCGCACGCCTCTTGTTGATCTGTTTATGGAGCCTCGCGTACAGTGTCGCGTCGAAGTATTCGCCGACGCTGCTCCGTACCATGTCAACGGTGTCGTCTGGTGAGAGGGCGTCAAGCTCCCACGCGTCCTCGACGCCGAACCGCTCGCAGTACTTGTCGAAGTCGGCCGACGTCTGCTTTGCTGGGAACGGAGGGAGGTCGCGCTCGAGCGCCTGCTCCAGCGTGATGCCGATCCGCCTGAACTCCAGGGGGAAGGGTCGCTCACTGAGGCCCATGAACGTCCTGACGGTCCGCTCCGCTGTCTCCGGGATTCTGATCCCTGTCGGGTCGTGGTCGCCGAAGTACAAGACGACGGAACGCTTCGCCATGCCCCGATGGAAGGCACCGGCTGAGTCCCGCCATCCGGCTTCGTTGTCGATCCCATGTATGCGACCAGCCCCGACGAGCCACTCGTATAGCGAGGCATGGGACGGGTCCCCTCGGCACGAGAAGCACGACACACCCAGTTCACGACATACGGGCTCAAAGACCCCGGCCAAAGCGTCTTTCTCGAACCAGACAGAGACGTGAACCGGCTGACCGAACCACATATCGCGGTGAAGGTACTTATCTGGGAGTCGCTTCACGGCTTCAGCTGCACGGATCAGGGCGTTGTCTACCTTCGTGTCGCAGCGCGTAGCCACGCCGGGGCGGACGTATCGTGTCCTGTCTACGAGGGCGTTGAGCGGGAACCCGCCACGGAGCCTCTCCCGGGACAGGACGACCTTGAAGCGTTCGTACACTGCCCCGTCGGAGGGTACGAGCTTCCTGACCACAGCCTGGTAGTATAGGCCTCGAAGGGTGAGACTCCATCCGCGTGCCCGGTACTCCGCGCAGACGCGGTGAGCTATCTCAAGGACGCGTTCAGTCGGGATCGTCATCTTTGGTGACCTCGGCTACGACGCGAGCGGCGGCCTCATCGGCTGCAGCCTCCAGCATCGCGGAGAGGCGCTTGGCGTCCTCACTCAGTCGCTGAGCCCAGTTCTGGGCTCGTTGTACTACAGGAATAGCTACGGCTGAGTCACCAGCGGCTCGTGTTTCGAGCCAGCGACGGAAGGCCCAGGCCTCAGGTTGTGCCTGCCCCATGGCTTCAGCGACGGCTTCAACCAGGAGGGCGGTGCGCTCGTGTTCCCGGCTGGACCGGTCCCGGCGATTGTCTACCGCATCTTGAACAGCCCGACCCAAGACCTTCTCAGCGAAGGCTACCAGTCCGTCCTCGTCAATCGCCGCCCCAGCCAGGAGCCAGGAGGCCTTGCGCGGCACTGGCTTCGTCTCGCCGTGCAGGCCTGACCAGCCGGAAGCACGACGGGCCACCGCGGCCAGGGTCTCACGGGGGACGGTGGAGCCGACGTCCCGCTGGGTGGCGTGCTTCTTGATGACGAGGCCACCACGGTTGAGCACCAGGAGCCCCCAGCCCTCTGGGACCTCGGAGATGTCGTTGACGACGCCCGGACCTACGGCGAACCAGCACTCGTCGCACATCTCCCTCATGAGGGCGCGCTTCTCGGGCTGGCGCAGCTCCCTGGTGAAGTCGCCACGCGATCTCTTGATCTCGTAGCCGATCATGCGGCCTCGGACAGCGCTCCAGCAGTGGATGGCCAGCACATCCCACGACCGACTGGTCAGGCGGCCTTGGCCGGTGCCCGGAACGAACTCATCGAAGACGGCCCACTCACCGCGCTCCTGAGGGTGCCTGCCCCGTAGGAGGCCCCGTATGGCTCCCGTGCAGTCCACGGGCGGCCAGGGGTTTTTTGGGAGGCTCTTGTTTTTGACTGGGGGAGGGGGGACGGCCTTACCCATGGAGATCTCCCCACCAGCTGACCACGTCGCCTGCGATAGCCTCGCCGACCTGGACACAGACAGCGTTGCCGGTCCCAGCGAGTCGGTCCTGGCGGTCGAGGGTGTCCTCGGGTCCGCCCCAGGTGGACAGGCTGGGAATGTCAGCCCAGGCCCGGGAGGGCGCATCGGCCATCGACTCGCCCTCGGCGGCGGTCCAGCCTTGCGGGAACCCCATGAGCCACTCGTTGTAGGAGGGCTGCATGATCCCGCCGTCGTCTGGGAGCTTCGAGGGCTTGCGCTGGGCCTCCAGAAGCTGAGGGCCGGCTCCGCCGAGTCGTGGGTCCAGGTAGACGCCCCGCTCAGCGATCTTGCGGGCCGTCCGGTGACAGGTCTCGGTCATCACGAATGACCACAGACGACGGGCCTCAGCGAGCATGGCCGGGTAGTCCGGGAGCTTGGCCTTGCGGACGGCCTCAGCGATCTTCTGGACGTGGTAGGCATGGCCTGCCGTCGTCAGGCTCAGGTAGTTGTAGGCCTCGAAGCTGAATCGTCCGAAGGCGGTCGGCGTCGGGATGCCGTTGTGGTACGCGACGACGGAGGCAGCCTCGTGGGCCGGGAGTGAGGTCAGGGCTCCCTTCTCCCGGATCAGCCACCACGGATCGCACGCGTGCTTCGGGGTCGGGTGGAGTACTCGGCAGGTCGTCAGGACCCCCGACTCCCAGCGACCAGCCAGGGGCCAGTTGCCGTGGCGGCCCGGGATGGCTGATGTCTGGTGAGACACCTCCCAGACGGGAGGGAGGCCACGCTGGCGACCGATGAGGAAGATCCTGACCCGCTGGTGGGGTCCGCCCACAGCCGACACGGACAGGGGCTGCCATTCTACATCGTAGCCGTTGTCGTCGAAGGTGGTGAGGACGGCCTCGAGGGTCCGGCCCGAGTCATGCGCCACGATGGCGAACGGGTTCTCAGCCACAATAGCTGTCGCGCCCAGGGACCGGCCCAGTCGGATGTAGTCCCCCCAGAGCCAGCGCTCGTCATCCTGGCCCTTGCGGGGCCCGGCGTTGCTGACGGGCTGACACGGTGGGCCGCCTGAGAGGATGTCGCACTCCCCAAGGTCGGCTGCCGTGACCTTGGTCACGTCGGGGAAGCGGACCACATCGGGCCAGTGCCGTCCGAGCACACGACGAGGGTAGTCGCCCAGCTCGATAAAGGCCGTATGCGACCCGCCTGCGCGATGCCAGCCCAGGGCGAGGCCACCGACGCCAGCGAACGACTCTACTACGCGGGGCTTCATGCGACAGCGTGCATGTCGAAGTCGAGAAGGGCCTCTCCCGGGACATCCTCTGCCATGCGGTCGGGCCCGATCCAGGCCTCCACAGCGACGAGGGTCTCTTCGCTGCCGCCAGTAGCTCCGGAGGTGGGGAGGGCGCCGTCGCCCGACTCCCCACCACGCAGCCACCAGCGGGAGTCGCCCTTGGCCTGCGCGTGACCGAGCATGAGCCGCTGTGGGCCTGGCTCCACGCCGAGGGAGCGTGCGATACGTCGGAGGCGGAGTTGATAGTCGTTGAGCATGGAGTCTCCTACCAGAATACGAGGCGGCCGGGCGGGCTGATCCAGGAGGCGCTGACCTCACCCGGGTACGGGAGCAGCAGTCGCGCTGCGTGAACAAGGTCCAGTCGGTGGCGGTGCCTGAGTTCCTCTGGGTGGTAGCAGAGCACGGGGCTCTCGCCTACAACCGCAGACCGGCTTTCGCTCACGTAGAGGTGCTGGACCTGTGCGGGGTCCTGGCCAATATCGCGCTGGGTGGTCCGGGCGGTGGAGTGAGCGATCAGGGTAGTGTCGGCGTCAATTCGGGCGGCGGCGAAGTTGGCAGCGCACGTCAACGGAGCGAAGGTCTCACATACGAGCACCGTGAGGCCACGGCGAAGGCACCGGACCCCCATCTCCCAGGCCGTCCGACCGGCCATACAGGCAGCGAAGGGTAGCTTGCCAAGGTCGCCTTCCTGCGGGGAGGCACCAATCGGCCAGTCTGTGCGAATACCGATAGGCCCAGGGCAGCGATACCGGTTGGCCTCACGCCAAATCTCCTGCACAAGGTCGCCCTCGTCGGTCACCTCGTGCTGGCGGGCGCACAGGCGCGGGCCCATGGCAGCGACGTTGGCCCGGTGGCGGTCGATCTTGCGCCAGATCATGGCTTCTTCGGGTTGACGTACTCGTCTACCTGGAGCCACATTCCCTCCTGGGCCGTGTCGACAGGCGGAGAATCGACAGGCTTTGTATCGTCGTAGAGCTTGTCCGTGAGGTCCTTAGCAAAGGCCGCCGATGGCTCTTCGTGCTTGCAGCCCGGGTACAGGCACTCATCCCCATACGGGTAGGCGGAGCACATCGATGGGCGGTCATCGTAGATGGTGCAGAGGCTACCGTCGTGGTGGCGACAGGTGTACCAGTGCCGATGGGGGGCCGCAGCCTTCCCGTCGGACTGGACGTCCGACCACTCGAGGTAGATGACCATCTCAGCGATCTGGTGGATGTCCCGCCGTGGCCGGAAGGGGTGGTCGATGCCGGCTACACTCGTCCAGGTGTCGGGGTAGTCCGTGCCATCGCCATGGGCTGCAGCGAAGGCAGCCAGGTCGTCGGGGCTGAGTTCGAGGTTGAACCGCTTGCAGCAGGCACCGTTGCAGCCACCCGTAGGCGACGGCGCGGGTGTGGCCTCCGGGACCAGCTGGATGAGGCCAAGGGGGTCGTCTGGGTCGAGCTTGGCCAGCCCGGCTGTCGTGTCCGGGTCGGTGCAGACGACCATGGCTTCGCCGGCCATCACAGCTCGGCTGTCCTCGTCGTTCAGAACCACCGTGTCGCCCTCAACACCTTCAAACGATACTTCGATGGTGCGGGTCATTCGCCGACCCTCTGGGCGGAGTACTCGGGGACAGACCGGCCTGCTACGGCGTACTCGATCCAGGGACCTTCCTCGTCGTCTTCGGACAGCTTCCGGAGTCGGATGTGGGCGTCGCTGCCGCCTACGATGTCGTAGTCCCCTTGGGCGTCCTCTTCCTCAGCCCACCGTTCGGCGACTGCAGACGGGTCGCTCCCGTGGACCGTAGTACAGTCCTCCCACTCGGGATCGGGGGTGGGCTTACGATCTGGGTCGTAGTTCCAGTCGCGCTGGATCTCCCAGACGATACAGGGGCAGGCAGTGAGGCCCTTGTACTGGCCACAGCGACCGCAGAAATTGTCACTCATGGAGCACTCCTAATAGCGAGTGGTGCGTGTCTTACTGCGTGGACGTAGATGGCAGCCACCCAGACGACCCCGGACTTATTGGGGATGGCCGGGGCGTTGAGGTCAGGCACGACCACGAACGAGCAACCAAAGGCGAACCCACCGCCACCCAGCCAGCCGTACCAGGCCTCTTGGTCCGATACGCCGCGCGAGATCTTGACCCGGATTCGCATTAGATGCGGGCCTGGCGGCGGACGCAAGGGACACCAGCCTTCTTGACGAGGTCGAGGACTTCGTCGGGTGTTTCGTGGACCCGCCAGACGTGGTCGTCAACGGGGTACGCCTCTCGGAACAAGTCGTTGTCTCCGGGTTCGGCTACCTGTAGCCAGCGCGGTCCCTGCCAGACGAAGGTGGAGCCGTGGTGGAGGTCGTCGTGCTCAGCCTTGGCGGAGGCGATGACGTCCTCCATGAGGGCATCCCACGCAGTCTGCTCGGACTCGAGGCAGTCGTGGGCGTAGGCCCGGACGGCAGCCTCGTGCGCCCTATGGGAGTTGGCTATGGCGTCGTATTCGTCCCGCGTGACCGTCTGCTCAGGGGAGCGGCTCAGACGGTCGTCTGGGACTTCGGTATTAGCCCGATCAAAGTGCTTCGCGCTGGGGTGAGTCGGTCGTACCCCGTGCTTCGGGTGCTTGATCGGCACCACGAACCGGACTGGGTCGGCCGGCTCGAAGGAGATCGTGCCCGCCTGGACATGGAAGGCGACAGGACCTGTGCGCGGGCCTCGGTGGAGTTCGATCAGCATGACAGCCTTGGGGTCGGGGTCGGGCCCCCTGATCGTCGCCCCTCCCGACCCCGGTCCTGTCGCCTACAGTGCGTTGGCTCGCGCCTCGAGACGTTCCCTCGTGATGGGCCCGACGATACCGTCTACCTGCAGTCCCTCGTGTCTCTGGAAGGCTTGGACGTTCGCATAGCCGAGGGCGGTGAGGGCAGCCGTCACCTGGGCCTGGGTGACCAGGGCGACGCCGATCTCACGGTGAGAGTCGGCTGCCTCGACCATGGCGCGGAGGGTGTCGCCTGGGCAGGCGGGCTTGCCGAGGGCGTAGTGGCCGGTGTACTCGAACTCCGGGCCCCACAGCTCTCGCACAGCCAGGAACACAGAGGCGACGGCGCGCATCTGGGCTGCGGTGGGCTCCGAGGCGGGGTGGTTGTCGCTCGTGAAGTCACCGACGACGAGCACAGCCAGGAAGTCTGCGTTCTCATCCCCGGCCCGGGTGCGAGTGCCCTGGCTCCAGGTGGCTACGTCCAGGTCGTGGCAGAGGACGACCTGACCTTCGTCGGTGACAGCCAGGGTGTAGAGGATGCCGGGGGCTCCACCCCCGCTCGTGGGGACGTGGCACTCGTCGCTGACGTGGTAGTCAGCGATGGCCTGGACCCGACTGACTCCGCCGGACCGCCCTGCGCTGTGGTGCAGGCACAGGCCTGCGATGGCGTCGGGGGCGCGCTCTGCGAAGCGCCTGGTGGGATGAGTCGGGAAGCTGCCCCGACGATCGAGGACAGCGAGACCCTGACGGACCAGAGCCTCAGCGAGCTGGATGGTGGTGGGCATGGGGAGCCTCCTGTCTGGGGTTCGGTCGTAGGTTACCACGGCAGCCACCGATCGTGCCAGTGGCCTGACGTACGAACGCCCCCTTCGAGGCAGGGGGCTAACGGCGTTCGTCGCCGACGCGATGCTGTGCGGTCTGTACATGCGGGAGCGTCTGCCCCCGGAGGGCCGACCAACCGGCTCCCAGGATTACTGGTCAGGGGTCGCGTGCCCCGTCAAGGATGGCCCTCAGTCGTAAAATGGGTCGTAGCTGCCGCCGACAAGGGCCTCTCGCTTGGCGGTGGCCTCGTGCTTCTGGGCGATCCGGGCCAGGGTCTCGGCGACTGCCTCGACACGATCGAGTTTCTCTTGTACTTCGCGGAGGCGATCGTGGTGGTCACTCATCGGGGTTGTCCTTGGACTCGAATAGGCTGAAGAGGTTGAGGGCGATGATCAGGATGACGAGGACAGTCTTCATCGCTCGGTCCCTCACAGGGCCCACGCGGTAAACATGCGTCGCTCGCGTGGAGTCAGGGTGAGGGCCTTGCGCTCCGCGTGGGAGGGGTGGTAGGCGTCGAAGTCGGTCACCGACCTGTCGAGGGCCTCCCGGCAGGCGCGGGCTGCGTGGGCCGCCGCGATACGGACCTCCGCCTCACGGAGGGCGCGGTTGGTGGCTTCGTCGGCGAACACGGCCTCATCGACATGCTCAGCCAGCACCTTGTCGGGGTCGGCCTTGGGCTTGGGCCGGCGGATGCCACAGCGCTGCGCGTAGGCCTGTCGCTTGCGAATGGGTGCCAGGGCTGCCTCACGGCGGGCCTTGGAGCGACGTCGGCTGGTCTTACCCACGAGGCACCGCCGGGGCGGGGTACTCGCCCAGCTTCAGCGACACAGCCCAGAGGATGTACTCCCCGCGCAGTGGGATGCCCTTCGCCGACTTCTCCCCGGTGAGGGCGCGGCGGTTGCCGACCAGCCAGTACTCGAAGCGATCACGGTAGACAGCGACGTCTACCGACCCCATCTCGCTTTCGAGTTGGGCCGGACCCACGAGCGTCCCCAGTGGGAGGCTGTTCATGTCGGCTACGGTCTTACGAGTGTTTACGGCGCGGCGCTCGTCGACTCCACGCCTGAAGGGACCCATCCGCATTTCTACGACGCGGCCATCGTGGCGACCCCAGACTTCCTTCGTGGGGCTGGAGAGCTGGGTGTCCATGGTGGGGCGTCGCACTGGTGCAGGGGGAGGTGCGGAACGGGCGGGCGGGGGCGGGGGAGGTGGATGGTTCACGATTCGTCCTATACGGTGAGGGAGAGGCCCTTACGACGAAGGAGGCCGAGGCGGGCGTTGCAGGCTGCGCGACCGCACCCAGGGACTCCGATCAGGCCACCATCGGCAGGCGGGTCGCAAGGGAGGGTCTGCTGTGGCGGCCCCTCGAGGATGACGTCTTCGGCGGCGGTCCACCGGGCACGAGGGGCGGGGACCGGCACACCAGCGAGGGCGGCATCCATGGCGCACACGATAGACGCCGTCTCGGTAACGAGGTCAGCAAAGTCGGCCTCGGTCTTCACCGTCCAAATTTGCTTGACCGTGGTGGAGAGGCCGCGCACCTTCACGGTCATGGACACCGAGTCGCCATTGATGGACCGGACTCCGTCGACCCCCACGACGTACCAGCCCCAGGGGAGGCGCTTGACGATCTGGCTCGAGGCCCGGCTCGCCAGGTCAGCGACGGCGTGGCGGTAGCGTCGGCCCGTGTCCTGGTTGGAGTACTCGGCCTCCCTGAGCTGCCGACGGAGGTCAGCGACATTCGGGGACTGCGGGGACTGCTGCGGGGCACTGATGAGGGCCAGGGCGGCGACGAGGCTGAGCATGGTTTCTCCGTGCTGGCCTGAGTAGTCGCCCGGAGCCCCGTGCGTCCTGTCGTCTACTCGAACCACTTGAGCGCCAGGGACTCTTCGCTGAGCTGTGAGCACACCAGGCACAGCCGATGGCCGTCTCCCCAGCAGTCGCCGTGGCCAGCGACCCCGGCCTCGTACCGGGAGCACTCGTCCTCAGCCGTGGGATTGGCGACGTGGTGCTCTCGCCCGGGCTTTCCTGGGGGCGGCTCCACGCGTGCCTTGGCCTTGGCGACGAGATCGGTCGCCCGGGCGCGGATACGGTCACGCAGACCCACTACACCCTCGCCTTGCGGTAGCCCGCGTCGTCATCCCATGCGGCTCCGATGGGTGTGCCTTCGCCTTCCTGTGCAGCGTCGTACGCGGCGAAGATCTTGGCGGCAGCCTTCTCGACAGAGACCTCCGTGATTGCCTGGTGTTGGGTGACGTAGCAGCATTTACCGTCGACGCGTCGTGTCACCGTGTATATCGCTGCCACAGGGCCGAACGAAGCCGAGTAGGCGTGGTCAACACCGATCCAGACCTGACCACGAGGCGGGGTGTCCCCGTAGCCGGTCCCGAGTGTCGGGTCGGGCCCGGGCTCACCCATAGCTGGGACGATGTCGGGGGTAGTCTCCATCATCCGTCGGATGTCTTCGGGGTCGAAGAAAGGACCTTGGTCAGCCAGCTCATGAGCGACTCCCCGGCAGTGCGAGCTTCATGCGGAGGATATGGGCCTGAGCCAGCAGGTCACCAAGCTCCAGCATGACGACGGGATTGGCCCGGTTGGGGATCGTGCCGCCGCCGGGCAGGGTGTGGCTGTAGATGCTGGCTCGCTTGGCCTTTGACAGCTGGCCGTCCCGTGCGATCTGGGCAAGGGCCTCGGCGCGGAGTGTCTCGGTCGGGACTGCTGACAGGTCATGTCTGCGATAGGAGTCATGGTCACCTCACGCTACCATCGTCGCGCTCCCAAGACCGCTTGCGGGCCGACTCGAACCTCTGTCGCACGAGCGCCATGAGGTCCAGACCTTCCGCCTCTGCCATCCCCAGCAGGACGATTGCTACGTCGGCCAGTTCGTCGGGCAGGTGCCCACGGGTGGACGGGCGGATATCCTGGTCGGTCTTGAGCACCACACGAGCAACCTCGCCGCACTCCTCGGCCAGGCACAACGCCTGCTGCAGCCTGGTCGGCTTGCCGAAGGTGGTGTCGCGCCACATCATGATCTCATGCTGGAGGGATACATTGTCGCTGACTGGGGGAGTTGGTACGAGCGTAGTCTCAGCCACCACAGCGATACAGCCATCCGGTATCTCTACAACCGGGATCTGCGGCGGAGCGACCACGACTACGCAGCCTCCGCTGTCCCCAGCGACCTCCCTCGGGGCGGGGCGGTGAGCGACAGGCCGGTTGAGCCAGACGACTTCGACCTTGTCGGGCGGGGGCCCGGGCTTCTCTCCGATACCAGCCGCCAGCCGCATCTTGTGCCACACCGGCCAGTCGACCTTGATCCGGGTGATACCAGACCGCAGCCCGCGCCGGACGATACCGCAGGCACCGGCCTCTTCGGCCACGACACGCCGGATGGTGCTGTCTCCGATACCGAATCGCTCCCGCAGGGCTACACGGCTTCCGGCGGTCAGAGCAGCGGGGTCGCGCAGGAGCACGGCACGCACTCGGCCCCGGGCTGCCTTGGTGGCGGGGGCCTCCCCTCGGGTGCCTCTGGGCTTCCCGCGCTTGGGGGTGGCGCGTGGGGCAGGCTTGGCCTTCCGGGCGGCCTTGGGCTTTACAGGAGCCTCCTGCTTTGCCTTCTTGGCGCGTGGGGCGCGTGGCTGGACGGGTGGAGCCCGCTTGGGACCGACCAGGACCCGCTCACAGGCGGCGTTGAAGCGACCGACGTCATACGACAGCACCTCGACTGGGACGTAGGCCTTCTTGGCTGCCTGGCTCCAGCGCTCCATCGTGGTCTGTGGGAGGTCGGGCGAGATCAAGACAGCCCGTAGTCCCTTGGTGACACCGACTGGAGCCATGCGGCCACGGATCAAGTCGGGCTTGACCTGTCGCTCAGCCAGCTTCGGCATCCACTCCCAGGGGACGTGGGAAACAAGCAGGACACGGGTCGGCTGGGCGCTCATCGCTGCCTCCGGAGGGCGCGACGGAGTCGGGTCATCCCACGGGCGATGGTTTGGTGTAGGGCGAGCCGAGCCTCGAGGTCGGCTACGCGGGTCCGGCAGGCATACTCGGACACGACCAGCCGCGGGACAGCCGCCTCGGCCACCTTGGCTCGTGCGACTGCCGTGTCTACAATAGTTTCGGCGGCATCGAACCGGGTTGCGTCTTGCGCCTCCAATGCCGCGATATCAGCCACGAACCTATCCGAAGCGGCTCGGCTTTCAGCAAGCTCGGTCGTCAGCTCCTCCACCAGAAGCGCAGCCTCGGTAGCCCGCATGTTGGCAGCGACCCGCAACCGCTCGAGGGACTGGAGGCAACCATCGTCCGGGTCCGGTGCGCCGGCTTTGACGAACCAGACGACTGCGGTGTCGGTGAAGCCGACAGCGTCACTCAGTCGCCCGGCGGTGGCAGCGGTCAGCGCTGACTGCAGGAAGCCGATGGCCTCCCGGATGGGCTCGTCTGCTGCCATATCGGCTCCTACTGGCCGTAGCCGGTGTCGGGCTGGCCGTGGGGGTAGAGGTCGGGCTCGAGGCCCATAGGTGCTGCGTCGCCGCTGGCGGGCCCGGTGTCCTCGGGGACGTGGGGCGGTGGCTCGTGGAGAGGGCCGCCGATGATGAGAGGCACCGGACCCGTGCGGACGGGCGCACCACCGACCGGAGCGATGGGCTGGTCTGCGAGGGTACGGGGCTCCACGAGGTCTTCGAGTTCAGGCAGGACACCTGCGTCGCCCAGGCTGGTCACGAACGAAGCGATGGCCTGGCCAGGTGTGGTCTGTCCACCGACGCCACCGACACCGGTTCCGATCAGGAAGGTGATGAGCAGCTGAATGAGCCGCATCCACCAGTCGCGCTTGGCGCGTCGGTCGGCGTACTCCAGCCGGGCGATGTCGAGGTCTTCGTGGTCGTGGGTCTTGGTCATGCTGTCCTCCAGGGGCGGCAGGATCACTCCGCCGCCGTGGCTCATATGGCTCCAGACCATAGTATCACGACCCCGACGGTCGGGCCCCGACTGGGAGGTTGCTGGGGGCGGGAGCGACCGGCAGCTCTTCGAAGGGGCTCGGGCAGGGCGGGTTGGTATGGGCTGGGCCGGGAGGCGGGGCGAGCACAACCAGCTGGTTGTCGTCCCCGACCGTCCGGACCTCCCGCGTCCCGGTGAGTAGGGACGCGATGACCAGCAAGAGCGCACCTTCGATGTCGGCCGCCGTAGCGTGCGCGGTCGTGTCGGCCAAGCCGGACTCGAGCCTCTTCCAGCTCTCGGCCCCGATGCCGTCCAGGCCGACCATCTTCTCGATGATTACGCCGTTGCCTCGGACGGAGGTACCTGTGACCACGCGGTAGCGGTCGTCGTCGCCGTAGGACCGCTCGACCGCGATCTCGAGGACTGCTTGGGGTCTGCGTAGGTCGCGCCCGTGGTATCGCTGGTTCGTAGCGAATCGGATGGTGGTAGGCGTACTTTGGGGGTGGCGAGGCATGTCGGCTCCCTACAGGCAGTCGCGGTCGGGACAGGGGATGGCGATCTGGGGGTCTTCGGTGATGTCCACGACCACATCATCCTCGATGAGGTCCCAGTGCGGGACGAAGCCGGTGTCGGCGGTGTCGGTCGTGGTGCCTGTGTCGGTGTCGCCGCAGGCGACCACGAGGGACAGGGTGAGGGCGATGATGCGGGTCATGTCGGCTCCTGGGAAAAGGGCGATCGGTCCCGCACCCAAGGCGCACCATCAGGAGTCGTTTACCGACGCCGGGCGGGCGGGGGACCTCTCACACAGGGTCTGTCGCTTGTCGCCGTGGAGGTCTGCTCGCGCGTGAGGGGCTGCGGGGGACTCGCCCCAGACCCGCCCCCTCGTGCATCGCATTCCGATAACACGAGTCGCTGGCCTACGACCCCCTCCCAGTCATCCCCTCAGAACGGGTCGCCATCGGGTCCCACTGGCGGGGCCAGCCATCGCTCGCCATTGCCCCCAGCCGACGCCGACTCCCGTCGGTCCTGCTCCAGCAGCCACCGACCCACTGGGGACGCCGCTGTAGCGAATCGCGTTAGGTCCACGACCCAACCCGATCGGAATGTGGCGCTCACGCGGCCACTCGGCAACGTCCTGCCGACTCGTACCCCAAAGGGGCACGCGGCTGGGCTGCACTCCAGGCGATCCAGTGCAGCACGAACACGGGGGGCGACCGAGTCCCACAGCCCGTCAGGGTCCCTGCCCTCATCATCCAGGTCCAGCATGAGCCTGACGTTGGATGAAGTGAGGGCCTGCATGGTTATCGCAGCCGCAGCTCGTGCTACGCCTGTCGTGCTCTGGGGTCTGCTGGGGGTACTCATCTGCGTGTCCTCGAGGGAAGGGGCGCGTATTTCGCGGACCACTACCGGGTATTTCCACATCGGTCGTTCGTATGGTGGGCCGCCGTGCTCGACGACGTCGGCGAATAGCCTGGCTTCCACGTCGTCACCCACCTCACAGGCCCCGGGCGGGATCGGGTCGGTGGGCCTGGCCAGGAACATGATGCCGGAGTAGTCGTCATACCACCAGCGAGGGCGCGGCCGAACGGCACCCATCGGCACAGCCCGGTCGTGCGACTCAAAACGCCTCACCCGTGCTCCGCCTGCCACTTCCAAAGGCGATCATATGCCTCGGTCACGGCTGGGCCGCACGGGATGGCCTTGTGGGTCGTGGCGGGGGCGTCGTCGAGTAACTTCGCGTCGCCGACCTTCTGGGTCGTCTGGAGGGCGGACCACAGCTGCCGGGCGACTACGACGCTGCGGCTGCCGTTGCCAGCCGATAGCGTGAGAACCCAGGTACCCGGCCGACCCGACTCGAACCAACCTGGACCGCAGACCAGGAAGGTCGCCTTGGTCCCCTGGTACCAGCGACCTGGGATCAGCACGACACCCTTGTAGGATGTGGGGTGCTTGGGGGTCCGGTACCTCATGCTGACATTCCTGCAAGGATATAGCGGAGGATGACTGCCTTCGCCGTCGCTATGTCGGTATCGCCTGTCTCGGCCAGTCGGTATCCGAGTCGGGCGTGGGTGATAGCCAAGGTGTCGCTGTCCCACGGGCGGCGGTGGTCTACACAGGCGACAGCCTTATGTAGGCGACCAGCCCTGCCCTGCTGTGGGGCAGGGATGCTGCCTGAGTAGACCGCGTAGGCGGAGTCGGACACCAGCGCTGCTCGCACGACCTTCTCCAGTGCGGGGGTGAGGTGTGGTGGTGGTGCTACGGCTTTCGCCATGGGTGCCTCCAGTCGACTGTCGGGTTGCAGTACTTCGGCCAGTCGTCGTACATCGACTCGGTGCCGGGGCCGATCGTGGGTAGGTCCAGTCCAAACTTAGGCAGGGGACGTCGCAGGTTCCCGTCGAGCAGCGACAGGATGGTTGAGGCGACGACGTTGGTGGCGGCCAGCCTGCGCTCTTCCTCGGTGTCCCCGGGTGGCGGTTCGTCTACTGCGTAATGATGGGCGATCATGGCCACGAGACGAAGGAAGTCCTCCCGAGGCGTGACGACCTCCGGGAGGACTGGTAGGGTAGGCTTGGCGACCGGTAGGGGCGGCGGGCTTGGTGGGGCGGGCGCTGCCCATACCGGAGGCGGAGGACCTACGCTGGGTCGGGATCGGGAAGGTGGGGGCGGAGGTGCGCTACGCATGGGGGCTCCTGGGGCTCACCCTCTTCGTCGCCGCCGGGGGCTGGGGGCGTGTCGCCCCATCCCGTCTTCAGGGGCTGGTGATGGAAGCACATCGGCGGCGGCGGGTCGTCGGATGCGTGGGCCGCCACGACGAGGCCCGTACCCTTGGCGTCCAATTCGACCGTTGACCACGAATACTGCGGCAGACGGAACCGCGTCTCGAGGAAGGCGATCACGGCCTTCTCTTCGGCCTCCAGCATGGTGGTCGCGGTGTCACCCACGAGGGCATCCATCGCTCCCGGCGTCAGGAGGGATGGGTCCACGGCCAGGCCGATCTGCCGGTAGGCAGCTCTCGCGTACGACTCCACCAGGCGATGGCCAGTGAGCGGGTCCCGGTAGGGGTCATCCCACTCGGCCAGGTGCAGGACGGGGACGCCGACGCTCGTGGCGTAGGCTACCTCGTGCTGCAGGCCTTCGCTCGAGTGTAGAGGCGCTCCCTGCCAGAACTGATCGGCCAGGCCGATGAGGACTTCGTCATCCTTGAGCCAGTCGATGGCGGGGCGATCTGGGATGAGTCCACCTTCGACCACGAGGTCGGTGTGAATCCACGACAAGACGACGTAGCCGGCGTTGATGGCCAGGCCGACGAGGCTCAGGTAGCGACCGACGTTCCGGTCATGATCCCCCCACTCCGGGATGCCGTCGCCGCGCAGGGGGTGGCCGATGTACACGGTCGGCTTGCGGAGCCGCTTGCGTAGGGTCTTGGGCTCTTCGTCTTCGGCGGTGGTCGGGTCGGGGATGACTTCGGTCTGCATGGGGGCTACCTCGGGGGTGGTCCGGATCTGGTGGGGGTCACTGACTCTGTCGCTTCGAACCACGTTGGTCTCATCGATGGGCGGTTCGTGGTGAGCCATTCGGTCTGCTGCTTCGAGAAAGTTCGCTTTTGTCCACGTCGCTCACTGTCGAGGTTGGTCTCGTACCAGCCCGGACCCATGAGGGAGGCCAGGGGTCGCGCTTCCGATATCAGCACGACAGCCCCGCGTGAGGACCACACCAGGAGGCACTCCCGGAGGTCCTCGGCGTAGATGTTATTCGCGTAGCCGGTCGTGTCCCGGTAGCTGGGGTCGGCGAATACCACGAAGCCACTGCAGTCGGCTGGGATCGGGACGTCAATACCCGATGTATGGAAGGCGCGCACAGGCACCGACCACTTACGAAGCCGAGTGACCAGCTTCCGTGCTGTCGGGCCGTGGGCGTTGAACCCGCTCTCGGGCTGCCCGGCCCTGAACGACCTGGAGGCGCACAGGAGCCACCGGGCGGCTGCCTCCGTACGCAGGTCGAGGTCGGGCGAGGTCAGGTCGTCGTATCCGATGGTGTTGAGGCGCAGCCAGAGGGGCTTTGGTTCCTCATCGCCCCAGGAGCGGATCAGGGTAGCGACCGCGTCGACTCCGCCGGCTGTGCCGAGGATGTCGTGGACTGCGCCCCAAGGGCCGGGGTCGCTCAGCCAGATCTCGTCGGCCCCGAGGCCGGACCGTAGGCCTGCGACGGCGAAGATGGGGTCGGCGTAGCTGCGCTTCCCGCCCATATACGAGATGGGCGGGTTGGCTTTGCCTCCGCCGTCGAGTCGCTCAGCCAGGGCGGCACTGCCGGCGCACATCTCAAACCATACGAGAGGGCGCTTCATCGCTTCTTCCTGTGGGTCATGTCTACGACCGTGGGACGGGGCGGGGGACCGACGGGAGCCCCAGCACCAGGCTCAGCGAAGCGAGCCACGATGGACGAGTCGGCTACGGCAGATACGCGGGCGTTGGCACGATCGGCCCACCACGGGCGGATCTCGGAGCCCAGCACCGACATACCACAGCGACTGGCTCCCGCGAGTAGGGCACCCGTCCCGCTATGCGGGTCGATGCAGAGGGCCCCAGGCGTCCCGTACCGGGTCGCAACCCACTCCGCGAGCCAGACCGGCTTCTCCCCTGAGAGGCGGTCCTCACCGTCTGGGGCACCCGGGCAGCGCAGTCTGGCTGAGGGTGGCGCGGTGGGTCCCTCGAGGAAGTTGTGGCCCTCACGATGCATCCCCATCCAGTTGAACTTGGACTTCGCCCCGTCACGCCTGACCACGATGGCGATCTGCACACCTGACAGGGGGCGGGCCCGGCGGAGGGTTGGGGCTGGGTTGGTGACGTGCCACGCCAGGAAGTAGGCGTCGGTCGTACGGGGGTCGGCCTTGGCTACGGCGATAATCTGGGAGAACTGGACGTCGGAGCACCAGATCACGGCATGGCCTCCCGGCGTCAGGACGCGCAGCCACTCGTTGAGGTGAGGCCGGAAGTCGTACGGGGCTACGTCGTAGCACCCTCCGCCCATTACGGCCTTCCCGCCGTGAGTCGACTTCGCCTTCGCTGAGGCTGTGTTGGAGCCGAAGGCATCGATGACCAAGGCGGACGTGTCGAGGTTGTAGGGGACGTCCACGCTCACGAGATGGACCGAGCCATCGTCGAGGGTCGGGTACAGCACCTCGAGTGCATCACCAGCCAGGATTCGACGACTCATGCTGGACTCCCGAAGCGGGCGGCGGTGCAGGCCTTGGCCGCCAGCTCGACGGTGACGACGTCGGCAGGAGACCCTTCGCGCTTGGCGACACGGGCCTGGGCGGCCAAGACTCTACGGACTCGCCAGGGCAGTGAGGCGGCTGCCTCACCGACAAGGTCGTCGGCGTGGGACTCTGACGGTAGGGCCCTCAACGCGACACAGACAGGGCAGGTACACTGGGGGCTCATTTTTCCTCCACGGCGACAGCGGTCGCCACGGTAACGGGGGCTGCGACGGCTCGCTTGGCGGCAATCTGGCGGGCGAGGGCTGTGTACTCGGCCTCCTCGAGAAGGTCGGGGACGGCGGGGCCCAGGGACCCTGTACCTGTCGCGGTTGCCGCCGCAGGTGCTGCCGCCTGCGCGGCGGTAGCGGCGGCTGCGGTGGCATCCGAGATCCGCTGTCGCTTGTCCGACCGATGCTTGTCCAGCCGGATCATAGCCGAAGCCATGCCCTCGAAGGTATTCGCCCCGACGGCGTCTTCGCCGGTCATCCTCTTCAGGCCCTCAGCCCAAATCGTATTCAGCTTGTCCAGCTCATCCAGCTCACGACCGACCGCGTCGCTGGCGGCGTAGGCGAGGACGCGCCCCTGGATGTGCCTCCAGTGCGCTGCCCGGCGGTCAGGCCATCCGTCCCGGGTCGCCCTCTCAGCCGTACGGGGCAGGCTGATGACGTCCTTAGCTAATGCCGACTCGGGCCCGTCGATGCGGGTGGACTCCCACGCCTGCCGGATCGTTATGTCCGGGTCCTGCATGTAGGCCAAGAAGACAGCCATCACGGCTCGCTGTCCTGGCTTGCCTCCCCGCATGTCGATGACCGCGACCCCGCGCTCGAGTACTGTACGCGGGGGTGGGGGCGGGGGCGGGGTATGTCGCCGCCCCACGCTACCTCCGGACCGGGGGCGGGGGTGCGCGGTGTCGCTTGGGTCCGGTGAGCCACTCACGACCGAGGACGTTGATGGGGTTGCCCTTGGTGACTCGGTTGAACACCTGGCGCTGCTTCTCGCGGAGGTCGGTGAGGCGGAGGGTCCCGGCCCTGAGCTTGGCTTCGTCTATGACGACGGCCGCCACAGCCACGGCATCGCAGAGGTCCTCTGCGACCGAGGGGTGGAGGTCAGCCAGGAGTGTCCGATCTGGGAAGTAGCGCACGGTCGCCTCCCGCATGTCGGGCTTGTCCGCGTTGGCGTTGTCGGCGACGTACATCTTGACTGATGAGGGGTCGATCGTCCTGAAGGGCCTGGAGGCCTTGTGGAGTGCCAGGCGACCGGCTCCGCCAATCTCACCAGACTCGTGACCACGACCCGAGCCGAAGGAGTAGCCCTCCAGCCCGTAGAAGTCGGCCTCGGCGGCGGGGACCGCCACAGCCAGCCACGTCTCCACACCCAGCAGTCGGTCCACGCCCCACTGCTCCTTGTCCTTTGTCGTACGCAGGAGGCGAGTTACCCTCCCGCCTCCCTTCTTCACAGCCGCCTGCGTCAGCGAGTAGGCCCACCAGTCAACCAGTAGGCCTGTGTGATAGTCCACGACAGCGATGGCTCCGTGGTTGGGGGATACGTCGAGTCCAGCTACCCTCATGAGACAGTCTCCTCGACGACGGTAGAGTCGTCTTCTCCACGGGTCACTCTCACCGACCTGGGCATGGAGGCCGACAGTCGGGGGTCATGGTCTACGACAACGACGTCGGCCACACCGACCGCTGCGATAGCAGCGGCTACGGAGGACTTACCGGCCTCATCGAGCCCGGAGAATACTTCCTCGTCAAGGACAAGAAGCGAAAGGGGCGACGCCCCGAGGGCTGAGAAGGCCCCGGCCACGGCCAGGTCGGCAGCCAGGTTGACCCGCCGCCGCTCGCCGCCGGACAGCGCCATGAGGGCGCACTCTTCCGGCTTCCCGCTCCTGAGATCAGTGACCACAGTCCGGATCTCGTCTTTCTGGGCTCCGCGTGCGGTCTTGCGGGTGGCGGGGAATGCGATCTCGAAGGCCCCATCGGACAGGGCGACGAGCCATCGGTTGGCGTCCGTAGCGATGGCCGACAAGGCGGCCTCGGACAGGTGAGCCCTGACGCCCTTAGGGCCCAAGGCAGCTTCCCATCCGGCGGCAGTGTCGCGTGCGCGTCTGGCCTGGCTGGCGGCGTAGGCGACCTGAACCAGGAGGCGCTCATCTCCGCGCAGCTTGGCCTCGGCGTCGCTAACCAGGCCGGTGTACGGGTTCTCGGCTACCTCGGCGTCAGCCAGGGTCCTGCGGGCTGTCGTCAGGGCGGCGTCGGCCAGGGCGACGGTGGAGGCTTCCGGGCGGGAGAGGGCCCGCAGCTGGGTGCTGTGGGCGACTGTCTCAACGCGCAGCCACTCGAGCGCGGAGTCCCGGGTGGCGACTGCGTCGGTGTGATAGGCCTTCAGGGCAAGGCACGCTTCGGCCTGGGTCGCCTGGGCGGTGCGCTCGGTGGCGAGTTCGGTAGCCAGGTGGCCATCGGCCCGGACCGACTCACCGCAGGTCGGGCACGGGTCCCCGACCTTGACGGCAGCCAGCTTCGCCACGGCAGCGACGTGGGCCCGGGAGGTGGCGGCTGCGATCCCGTGAGCCCGGGAGGCTTCGTTAACTGCGTCGTCGTAGGGTTGCCGGTTCAGTGACGGGGCCTCGGCCTCCTTGGCGAGAATCGCCGCAGCCAGGGTCTTGCCGGCTGCGTCGGTCGCGTGGGCAGCTGCCAGGACAGCCTCGCAGGCAAGGACAGCAGAGAGGGCTTCGGCTACCCTGGTGTCCCGTCCCTCGGCCCACGAATCGGCTCTGGCACGGATGGCGTTGACATCGGACGCCTCCACGCGGGCCCGTACGCCTCTCTCGCGCTCACCCAGGATGGCTGCCTGGCCTTCGTGCGACTTGCGGGCCTTGGAAGCTGCAGCCCGGTAGGGCTCCAGGCGCTCGGCCCCGCTGACGGCATCCACGATCTCGCGCTTCTTGGCGTCGGTCGCCTCAGCAAACGACCACGGATCTCCCTGACCACGGAGGACGGTCCTGCAGAAGACTTCGTGTGTCCCGATCATGGCGATAAGCCCAGCCTCACCACCAGGCATCGGCTCCCATGTCTTGCCGTCCTGAGAGGCCTCGTAGATCGCTTCCTCGGCCTTCCGACCACGGCCCCGGGTCCTGGTCACCTGCAGCAACCAGTCGCCGTCGCGCATGATGACTGCGACACAGCAAGACTTGGACCCACGACGAATCACGGAGGCACCCGACGCGCAGGACGTACCAGACCCCATCCGCTCAGGCGCTGCCTTGCCGTAAAGGCACCAGGCGAGGGCCTTGCTCGCCATCGTTGACTTGCCGGCCCCGTTCGGGCCTGTGACGGCCACCGGACCACGACCCCCGAGGGTCAGGGTCTGCGTACCGGCTACAGGTCCGAAGTCGGTAACCTCTACGCTTTCCAGGGTCAGTCGCTTCATGGTCCGGCCTCCGTCATCCCGAGTTCGTCTGCGGCGTAGGCGAGCATGTCTGCCGGGTCGACCTGCAGCGGGTCGGGGCCGTGGGTCCTGAGCACCCATCGGATGGCAGCCTCTTCGGGGGTGTCGCCGCGCTCGACGACGCCCCGGCTGGAGCCGGTGGCGGCTGCGGTGAGGATTGGGACCCCAGCCAGGCCGGCATCGGCTATGGTCTTCGCGTGGACGTCGGCCTCCTTCCGGGTGGCCGTGGTCACTACCCTGACCTTGTCGCCCTCGCGCACCCAGTCTGGTCGCACGGGGGCTCCGTCATCCGGGTTCCATCGGATCGTGCAGTGCCTTGGGGCTCCGATATCACCGAAGGCGACACGGCTGGGGGCGGACCCGAGGGCGGTGTCCGGCGTCACGACCAGGAACCCCTTGGTGTGGCCCTCTTCGGCAAAGGTCCGCTCGTAGGGTGAGCCGCAGTAGACGACGCGACCGACATTCTGGGGGGCGTGGTAGTGGCCAGCGATAACAACGCCCTTGGGGACGACGTCGCCCGTAGTGTCCCGCCGAGCCGAGTTCTGGTAGGCACCCCTGAAGGCTGCGTGGGTCCAGGTCAGCGGGTGAGGTGAGAGGGGTAGGGAGTCGCGGGCGGCAGCGAAGCCGCCAGCACCGGGCCACGGAACCATCGCCCCGACCTCCGTCTCTACGGGCGCGGTTACGACCGTGACTCTGGGACCGGAGAGCAAGGTCAGCGGGGTACCCCCGCAGGGAGCGATGTCGTGGTTCCCGGTCACGAGCCAGACGTGCCCAGGCCAGTCCCGCAGGCACTCGACAAGGGCGAAGACCGTGGGAACGTGCAGGGTGTCGGCCTGGTCGAAGATGTCGCCGCAGACCACGAGGTCGGCCCCGTCGAATGTCTGGGCGTGGGCCCGCATGACGCGGAAGGCCTCGACGACCCAGCCGATAGTCATCGGGGTGACGTGAAGGTCGGCTGTGCCGAATACGTGGCGCATAGTCACCTCGCCTCGAGGTAGAGGCCCCGGAGGGTCAGCCACAGCCGGGGGTCCTCAGACATGAGATTCGAGAGGGCGGTCCAGCCTCGGAATGACCGATTCGCTGCGCCCAGGATGGAGGGGTCTGTGAAGCTCGACCAGCCACCGCCGACCCGGATGATTCCGCGCATCTTGAGGTCTTCGTATACAGCCCAGGCGTTGTCGGCACCACGACCGAAGATCAGGCCATACTTTTCGGTATGGAATGGCGACTCGACCTTGTTCTTGGGAATCCTGATACGGACGATCTGCCCCATAGGTACGGGGTGGCTATCCTTGGCCGAGCCGGGAGGCAGGACTTCGCCGATCTTGTCAACCTCGATCCGGACGGTCGAGTGATACTTGATGCCGCCTCCGCCGTAGGTCTCGGACGAAGGCCCGTAGGTGTTGCGGCCCATCTTGATCGTCTCATAGCGCTGGTTGACGAGCACAAAGGCGATAGCCTCATCATCGATCAGCTGGATGAGGCGTCGCAGGTTGGATCGGATGACCTTGGCAGCGGCTGCCGGGTGGACGTCGCGCGCCGAGCCCTCCAGCTCCTTCTCCGTGGGGGTGCCAGCGACAGAGTCCCAGGTGATGACCACCGGACGGTCGGCGGCTACAGCGAGTTCATTCTCCCGCCCAGAGTTCCAATCCGACAGCGCGTCGGCCTTGTCTGCGGCGGTGTCGCCATACAGGATGACGGGGCGCAGCATCTCCCGGGTCAGGTTGTCCCTGATCCCGGATACCTGCATCCCTTCGTTTCGCTGAAACTGGACAAGGGCGGCAGACTGCTCACGACTCCACTTGGCGAAGGTGAACGAGGCGACCGTCTTGGGCTTGCCCTTGGGGTCGGCCGGGGGCTCGATGATCTTGTGTATGTAGGTCTGGGGCTTGCCTGGCTTGAGGCCTGCCCTCGCCATGGCAGCGATCCAGGCGCGACAGTTGAGGTCGGCCAGCTGACGGGCCAGGACCTCGACCTCGTCAAACATCGACTCGACGGTGCGACCACCGACCCAGATCATCGAGTGATCGAGGATGCCAAGGGTCCTCATGTAGGGGCGGGAGCGACCACGCTCACAGTCGGCCAGGACCGCCAGACCGCCGTCGGCCTGACACTGAGCCATAATCTGGTCGGCCATCGTGGACTTGCCTGCCCCGAACCAGCCAGAGATCTCGGTCACACGACCGAGGGGGATACCGGGGACCCCGAGAGCCCGGTCCAGTGCGATGTTCCGGGTACCGACGAACCCACGCGGAGAGCCCAGGGTCTCGGACATATCCAGAGTTGTCGCCTGGTCCTCACCAAAGGCCTCCCGGAGGCTGGCAGCGATGGACCTTGCCAGGGGGTCTACCCGCCGCTTGGGGGCAGCTGGTCGTGCTGCCTTAGATGGGCGCGGCGGGGCTGGCGGGGGTGGCGGTCGGGTCAAGCATCACCTCTGATCTCTGCGATAAGGACCTCACGCTCGGCTTCCGTGAGGGCTGGAGGTCCTGGCCTCTCTGGCGACACGGCCTGGCAGGCGGTGGCCTCCGGACAGGGCCCGCAGGCTCTGTCGTCGGGCCACCACCTACCGAAGCACCTCAGAAGGGCATGTCGCCGCCCGGAGGGACCGGGGGGCCGCTCGCACCTCCCGCAGCCGGCGGGGCGGGCGGACCGGGTCGCGCTGGGGCGGCGGGTGGACCCGACGACGGAGCGGCTGGCGGTCCTGGGGGAGCCGCCCGGGCGGGCGGGGCGGGAGGCCCGGCGGGAGCCACGGGCGGCGTGGGGGGACCGGCTGCCACGGGAGGCGGGGTCGGGGGCGGGGCTGGCTTGCTCCGGGCCACGAGCGCGTCGATGGCGGCCTTGACGTTCGGCACGCTGGCGGCGGGAGCCCAGTCGGCCATCCCATCGGCCCAGACGAGGTTGGGGGCGTCGGGGGCGTCGAGCACCTGGGCTGCGATAGCGCCGGCCGACTGGTCGGTCTGCGCGTCACCCAGCCCAGCGAAGTGGTAGAGCTGCTCGGTCTCGGCGGGGGCAGGGGGACCCTCTGGTGCGTAGCCACCGCCTGGCGCGTAGCCCGGGGGACCGTTGGCGAGGGGAGCCGTGGGCGCGGGTCGCTGAGCATTGACAGCGGCAGCGATCTCGGGCACGGTACCGGCGTCGACCCAGCCAGCCATCCCATCCGTCCAGACGGTGTGGGTCGCTCCCTCGGCCGAGCCCAGGACGATGCGCGCCACACCGACGGGGTCGAGGCCGTCGAACTTGCCTCCGGTGCCGTTGTAGTGGTAGGTCACGACCGATGCCGGGGGCGCGGCTGCGGGCGGTGGGCCTGCGGCGGGACGATGGGGCGTGGCGGGCGGGGGTGCCCCGGCGTCACCCATGCTGGGGCCGGTGCCTCTGGGGTCGAGCTTCCGGGCGGCGGTGGTCAGCGCGGTTGGGTCGGCCGCCTTGACCAGCGACGACAGCTCGAGGGCTGCCTGCAGGATGGGCAGGTAGGCGTCGTCGAGGCGGCTGGAGTCGCTGCCTTCGGTGACCGCGTATTTGACGTCCATCGCACGAGCACCGGTCTTCTCGACCTCGATCAGGATGTCGCGTCCGCTCTGGTAGTCCTCGATAGGTCCCTTGGCGACACAGATCCGGATCAGCCCGGCCTGGACGGTGGGCGAGTAGCCCATCACCTTGGGAGCCACGACCCAGCCGCCCTGCCCGTCTTCGGTCCAGTGAGACTGCGGGTTGTCGAGGTCGATGACGTTGCAGTACAGGCGACCGCGTGCTCCGATCTCCTTGGCGACGGCTTCGTAGTCGGTCCGCTTGGCCGCGAAAAGCTCACGGCGGAGGGCGCAGATAGGGCAGACCTTGGGGGCGGCGCGGTTGTCGTGGTCATCGGGGCAGGGCAGGTTCTGGAGGGCCCCGTCGATCTTGACCTTGTGGACGTAGGTACTCACCCAGAACTTCGCCTCCGGGTTCGCTGTGTCGGGTGCTCCGTCGGACCCCTGCGGGAGGCGGGGGATGACGCGGACGCGGTTCGTGGTTCGCTGTCCCTTGCTGGCGGGGCGCTTGAACTCGAACCACGAGAAGTCGCCTCCGCCGCCTCCGCCGCCTCGCTGGGCAAGGCGCTCTTGTTCCTGTTCGTAGACACTGGACATCGTTAGCTCCTGGGCTTCGGGGTTGGGGGTGGCGGCGGGCCGCCGGAAGTGCGGGCGGGGATGGGGGACCGGGGCTTCGCAGCCACCTCGTCCTCGAGGTCCGGCAGGGTGTCTGTTGTCCCGCCGTGGTAGGTGGCATCCTCGTCGCCACCGGGGGCGGGGGTGTCATCGCGGGGGGCCGCTCCACCTGAGCCGCCGGTACCCGACCAGGACTGGATCGCCCAGCGCCGAGCGCGGGCGGCCTCGAGGGCACCGTACACGACCTCCCAGGCCTCCGTGGTCTTCGCCTTGAGGCCATAGTGGGTGCGATACTCGGGCAGGGAGCGAACGTACTTCTCCGAGGCCGATACCGCTGGGCACTTCGCCTTCGGCCCGGTGGCGCAGTCGAAGCCAGCGTTGACCGCCATCTCGATGTCGTTGGTCAGGTCGTGGATGAGCGAGTCGCGCCAGATCCGGTAGTCGACGTCAGCCATCTCCTTGTCGCGGGCGGCGGCAGCCACCAGCCGGGCCAGTTCGCTGACCAGTTGTGGGGTCCGGTCGCCCTCGTGGTCGTGCAGCTCCGGGCTGATAGCGACCAGGGTAGCCAGGTAGGCTCCGGTGTACTCCCGCTCGCGCACGACGACGGGGGGCATTTCGATGAGGCCTGCAACCAGCAGACGGTGTGGGACTCGGCTCATAGGGCGATCTCCTTCTTGTCGGCCCACGAAGTTGTAGTGACCGACGGCTTAGCGATAATCGGGGTACGGCCAAAGCGACCCACGAAGGGCTCTTCCATATGACGCATAGTCCCGTAGGCGACTGTCTTTACGTCCTCGAGGGCGCAGTCAACGTGAATCTCATCGTGAACGGTGCCCGTCGGCTTGCCCCGGAGGGTCCCGGCCTTGTTGGCGAGCCACATCCCGACGATAGCATAGCGGGTCAGCTCACCGGCGGCTCCCTGGATTAGGGACGCGAAGGCCTCCCGGATGGCTGCCCCAGCGGCTCCGCGTGGGGGCCAGCCGACGTTAGCGACATGCCGCTTGCGGCCAGTCCAGTTGACGAAGAAGGGGCCCTTGCCGTCGCCACGGTCCATCCTGAGCATGGACTCCACCAGGCGCTTCTTGGTCGCGTGGACCTCGGGATTCGCCCTCTCGTACCTGTCGAGGTAGTCGCGGGCCTGGGCCTCGGTCAGCATGAGGTCGGGGTTGGCCTGCAGTCCTGGGGGACCCATCCCGTATGGGACGCCGAAGTTGATCGGCTTGGCGCAGGGTCGCTTGGCCTTCATCACAGCCGGGTCCCGCAGGGCCTCTGGCCACATCGCCCCAGCAACGTCCCGATGGATATCGGCTTCCGTCTCACCGGCCCTCATGAGGATGTAGCCGTCGTAGTCCACACCATTCGCGCAGTAGTAGTCGTAGGCAGGCGAGGCGTAGGCCTGCTGGAGGATCTTGCCGTCGGTATGATGCCCAAGGACCCGCAGCTCCACCTGGGAGTAGTCGCACAGGACGCGAGCACGACCGGGCTCGATGTAGAAGGCTCGCCTGACGGCAGGACCCATGACAGGATGGCGGTTCGGTAGGTTGTGGAGTGTCGGGTCGGCTTCAGCGAAGCGACCCGTACGGGTACCAGCCTGCCTGACTGTGGTATGGACACGACCGTCAGCCCCTGCGTACCAGGCCAGCCCCTTGGTGTAGGTGGTCCTGACTCGCTGTCGGATCTTCCATTCAGCCAGCTCAGCGATGCTGGGGTGTACGTCCCGCATCATGAGAAGAGCGCCCTTGTCGACCGACGGGAGCTTCGCCTTGCCCTTGGTGCGCTTCTTGACGGGGGCCTTCAGATGGTTGTAGAGCAAGTCGCGGATGGCGTTGTCGTTCGACCAGTCGAGGTTGACCCCGAATCCCTGCCGCAGGAGGGCACCCCGGCGGGCGAGGTCGTCGTCAAGTTCATTAGCGAAGCGGTGCAGGTAGTCGACGTCCAGCGCCTGGCCCTCGTATTCGAGGTCGGCCAGCGCCCGTACCAGCAGCATTTCGTTGGCGTACAGAATGAGTCGCTTACGCTCCCAGGACTCACCGAGACCCATGGCCTCCCGGCGCTGGTGTCGGTCGAGTAGCAGGGCGTGGGCGACGTCCCGGCAGGCGTACTCAGCCTCGATGCCGACTGGTACCTCGGAGTGACCGAAGGCTGACAGGTACGACTGGATGCCGCGCTCGGTGTCATCCTTGTAGAGGGTCATTCGTCTCGACTTGGCCAGGTCTCGCAGGACACCCTCGACGCCCGACTTCGACTCGTAGGGGTCCCATGGGGAGATCTGCGCCTGGGCCGCCAGCGATTCGAGGTTGATTAGGCGCTCTTCGTAGATCAGGTGCCCCTGGATCATCGAGTCGTGGATAGCGGCTTCGTCGGGCATTGGGTGGCCAGCGGCCCGGGCCATGTTGAGGTCGAACTTGATGTTCTGGCCGACCAGCTCTTCGGCTCCCTCGAGGGCGTCGTCGAATGCCTCCCAGGCGGTTGTCGGGTTGGCCTGGACGTCGCAGGTACGGTGCCCGAAGGGGACGTACCACGCCCGATGTGAGCCGTCGTCTTCAAGGAACCCGAGGGAGTAGCCGATTGGGCGGTCGCCGTTGGCGTACCGGAGGCCGGTGGTCTCGAAGTCGACTCCGCGCTTCCGGTGGCGAACGAGAGAAGCCACCATCGTAGCCAGTTGGGCTCCGGTGGTGGCGAGTTGATGCCTCTGGTCGAGGTGGGCAGGGATGATCACGCTGCGCCAGAAGCAGCGACACCCGCCCACGCGGCGAGCTGCCGACCGTAGGCGGGATCTGTCAGGGCTGAGGCGAGGTGGTCTGGCGTGACCTCCACGATACCAGCCCTCCCAGTGAGCGCTCCGACAAGGTGGACTGTCACTCCGTTGGCCACGAGCAAGACCTCTGCGACCGGCTCCCATCCGTCGCCGACGTCACCGAAGACGGAGAGGCTGAAGCCGTGGGGGGCCGGCAGGACTCGCGTCGTGTCGGGGGTCCGGGGGTCGCCCGTCTCCCGTCGCAGGTCAACCACAGTCACAGGTCGCGCCCTGACGTCAACACGATCAGGGGGGACTTCTCCGTAGCGGGTTTCACCGAACACGACGCCTCCTCGCTCGCAGCCCAAAGAAACGGCTGCCGCTGAGATACCTGTCGCCGGTGACTGCGTAGGTCACCTCGGATAGAGTCCGTACTCGACGACCCTCCCACTGAAACCGCCACCAGCCATTTTTAACGACTGCGGCGGCGGTGTACTTGCCCTGGGTCCGGGGAGGCCTGATGATCGTCACCTCAACGAGGCGGCCCTTCCAGACGCGGCGGAGGACGGTTCCGAACGGGAGGTCTCGGGGGCGCAGGTCGACTGGGGGGCGCAGGGGGCCTGACATTCGTACTCCTTTCCGGGCAGGTCGCACCACGGCGGCTACGCCACGACCCAGCGATGTAGTCCTGGTTCGCGTCCGACCACGCAGCCACAGCCTCCGAGTGAGAGCGACACAGGTAGGCTCCACTCTTATCGTGATACCCACAGCCGGCGCAGGTCGACTCCGCCTTCGGCCAGGAGGTCGAGGACGGGGTGGCCTTACGATAGCATGGCGGGGCGGGGACTGACCTCTTAGCCGATGACCTACGGGGGGCCGGTGGCGGCGGCGTGGCGGGCGGAGCCCTGCGGGGCGGGGGAGGCGGGGGAGGCCTCACGAGCCACGCGTCGGGGGAGGCGGGGGCCTCCGGACAGGGGATGGCGGGGCCTTCCGGGCGGGCGGGGCTGGTGGTGTCCGCTCGGGGTCGCCAAGGCGGGCCTCGACGACGTGGGCGGGGACTCCGCAGGGCGGACCTGCCTTGCCACTCCGGAGCAATCCAACGTAGCGACCGTCGCCGGACCAGCACGAGGGAGAATGGACGCAGCCTCCGCAGAAGTCATCCGCCGGGTCGTAGTCCTGTCGGTAGCAGGACGGGAGCCCCTCGACCCCGGACTCGCGCCCACGGATCAGGAGGATGTTTCGCGCACCCAGCTCGGACATTCCCTCGTAGTCGGCTTCGTCGATGCCGGCTTCGTCGAGTTCGGCGCGGGTCCCGTCGGTGATGGGTACGGCGGCCAGAGATGACAGATCAGCCTTCGAGTTCTTCACGGTCGTAATCCTCCACGCCTACTTCGGCGGCCTGGGTGATGGAAGCGATCCCGAGGGACCGCAGATGGGAGACGGCGGCTTCCTTGGCGTGGGTGAGCCGCGCCGAGACCCGCCGGTAAGCGGGGGAGCTGGGCCGGTCGTGTATGCCGACCATCCGAGCGATGGCGGTGGCAGGCACTTCTTCAACGTAGCGCAGGTGGAGCAAGGCGAAGGCAGCGGGCGGGAGGTTGCGGCGGAGGGCGTAGACGAGACCCTCGCAGGCGGCCTCAAACTCAGACTCTTCAGCCGTCTCGTCGCCACGGGCAGGGGTCGGGTCCACAACGTCGACCGGAGTCTCGGTCCCGTCGGGGGCTTTCTGCGTGGTCCCACGGTCGGACTCGGGTCGGCCTGCGGCCTGAGTCGCCCGGACGATGGTCAAGAAGCGCCGTTTGGCCACGGTCGCCAAGAGGGCGTCGGTGGGGAGCCTGCCGACGGCGGCGTACTCACGCCGGGACGCCACCAGGATCGCTTCCATGATCTCGGCCTCGACGTCTGTCGCGTCCATCCCGACGCGATGGGGGTGCCACACGCGCCGGGAGAGGATGCGGGCCGACGACTGCCACGCCACCAGGACCTCTGTCTCGCCTGGGGCGGGGTTCCTGTCTTCTGGCCTCATCGCTGCCTCCTTCCACCTGTGAGCAATTCCACCACGCGACCAAGCAGGCATCCGGTCAGGTCGCCTGCGTTGGGGATTCCGATGTAGCCAGTCGTGGCCCGCGTCCCGTCGCCTTCGACTTCCGGGTACAGCTCCGCAAACTTCGCTGCGTTGCTCGGGTGGCCGGCGTCGCCGACGCCAAAGCCATAGACCTCGATCCCGGCCTCGGACACCTGCCTGACGACTTCGGGGAGGTACCAGTTCTCTGCGATGTGATCGTCTGCGCCACACGGCTCTCCGTCTGAGATGACGATCAGGACAACGCGACGGTTGTGACCTCCCGCCACGGCGGCTGCCTTGGCTGCCCAGAGGACAGCCTCGCCGTCGAGGTTCTGACAGTAACCCGTGGCTGAGCCGATGGCGTCTCCGTTGTCGGTACGACCTGGGGCGGCGACATGCACGCTCATACGAAGGGGCCAGGTCTGGCGACTCCACCGCAGCCGCCCGTTCTCCTTGGGGTTGGACCCCAAGCCGACCCCTAACTCGGTCGTGTGCCCGAGCACCATATGGTCGATGTTGGCGGCACGCAGGGCGTCGTGCAGCTGCTTGGCGGTCCAGACGGCATGACTCATGGGGGTGTCAGGGCTACTGCAGTCGCCCATGGAGCCAGAGCAGTCGATGAGGATACCCACGAACGCAGTCTCGCCGCGTGCGGTGGTCGTCTCGGTGTACTCAGCCAGCCCACCGGACGCAAGGCTACCAAGGGACTCAACGTCGAGTTCGTCTCCGTCGTTGAGTCCACGCAGGGTGATGGTCCGGCGGGAGTCGACCAGGGCGGATCGGACGCGATCAGTCAGCTGACGCGACCCGGCCCCGAAGAAGTCACTCAGAACGGACAGCACCTTCGCCCCGGCGGTCCTGGCGTCGAGATCCTTGTGTGGCTCCACGACGACGTCGAGGGCGGCCGACTTGGGGTCAATGGTGTAGATCATAGCGCCTTGCTCTTCGGCCATTTTGCCCAGGATGATCTCGTCATCTTCCTTGGGGGGCTGTGGGGTCTCGGTCAGAGCCTCCTTGGCGGCCTCACGGGTTTCGTCTGAGACGGGCTCATCGGACTCGTCCTCTGCGTCGTCACCGGCCTCGGACTCATCGGACTCATCCTCTGCTTCGTCACCGTCCTCGGACTCATCGGAGCCTTCGGATTCGTCACCGTCAGCTTCCTCGGAGCCTTCGCCTTCTTCAGATGTGCCGGTGTCCTCGGACACACCTTGCTCGTCGCCCTCAACGGGGTCGCCGTCTTCGTCACTGGCCTCGGACTCGTCGGGGTCCCCGGCCTCGTCACCAGCCTCGGACTCATCGGAGTCTTCGGACTCTTCGCCTTCCTCGGGCTCGCCGTCCTCACCACCATCCTCGGACTCATCGGAGTCTTCGGACTCTTCGCCTTCCTCGGGCTCGCCGTCCTCACCACCATCCTCGGACTCACCGGGCTCGCCGTCCTCGTCCTCGGCGTCGTCACCAGCCTCGGGCTCATCGGACTCATCCTCTGCTTCGTCACCGTCCTCGGACTCATCGGAGCCTTCGGATTCGTCACCCTCGGGGTCGGCGTCTTCTTCGGACTCATCGGACTCGTCCTGCTCATCTCCCTCGTCGGAGGCCTCGGACTCGTCACCGTCCTCGGAGTCTTCGCCCTCACCTTCTTCGTCCTCATCGGACTCGGCGGAGTCTTCGTCTTCTTCGGGCTCTTCGTCTTCTTCGGGCTCGGGGGGAGGGGGCGGCTCGGCCAGCTCTTCGAGGCGGATGTAGGTCGCCAGGGCAGCGCTGTAGGCGTCGTGGACCGTGACAGCCGCCAGGCCTCGAGCGACCTCAGGCTGGATGGCATCCCAGATGGGCCTGATATCCTGGTGGACTCCGTCATCGCTCAGCTGACCACGACCCACGCGGGTCACGCACTGCACCAGGGCAGCGATCTGGCCGGCGCGACCTGGGTCGGTCGGGGCCCCGCGTCCGGTCTTCTCGAAGATGTAGGCGTTCTTGTCGTCGAGGTGAGGGGCTGCGCCCGGGTACTCGAGGACCCACAGGCGTTCGATGCGGAGGTCTTCGTACCCGTTGAAGATCATATGGACGGCGTTAGCGACCTTGACGCCACGCTCGGCTGCCAGATCCTTGCTGCGGGACACACAGGCGTCGCCTGTGAGCTTGGCGTGGGCAGTCTCGTGGTCGAGAAGGCCGCGCCAGGCGTTGACCACACGGGGGTCGGACGGCTCACCGACGAAGGTCGGCAGGGCGATCTGGTTGGTGGTCGGGTTGTACTTGGCCCGGGTACCGCCGACAGCGACAGTGACGTCCGAGCGACCCAGGAGGGTTCGGACGGTGCGCTCGGCGGCATTCTCGAGGAGGTAGGTGCGTCGGTTGGTTCTCACAAGTCACTTCCTGGCTGCGTTGCGGCGGCGGAGGTAGGCGGCGTCATCGTCTTCGAAGGCTGGGACGTCGAGGTCGGGGGGCGGGGGGCCACCCTCGACCATGGGCGGCCGGTCGAAGGCATCGCACTTGCCGGAGGTGTGGGGGCCACCGCAGATCGAGCAGATGGGGCGAGGCGGGTTGCGCGACTTAGGCCCAACCGGCTCCACGCGGCTGCCGCCGATACCGTCGCTGACCTTGGCGTCGACCATCTTGGCAGCCTCGGCCCGGGCGAACTTGATGGCGGACTGACGGAGCAGGAAGTCGTGGTCGTGGCGAGCCCAGGTACCGGCGTAGCAGCCCGGATCACTGTAGCCGGCACCATCGGCGTCGTCGCTACAACCCGACCCGGTGAAGATCCAGTCAGCGACCTGAGCGAAGGTGCAGGGCTGGGTGGGCGTGGTGCCGTAGCTCTTCTCTTCGCCGGCGAACCAGTAGACCAGATAGGCCGACTCACGCTCGAGGACGACGGAAACCACGACCTGATTATCGAGGCCGATCACACGGTTGACGAAACACACAGCGGTAGCGTCAAGGGGTAGCCGAGTGACTCTCATATCATCCTCCAGCGAACAGGCGGCGGATCACTTCCGACGCGGCGGTACGCTCCTGCTCGGAGCGAATACGGTTGAGAAAGGCGTACTGTGCGGACTCGAGGACCCAAGCGGCCGAGGCCGTGTAGGTCCCGCCACTGACGACGCCGATGGTGGCGGGCCCAGAAGCGACCCGGCGGCCCCAGTCAATGAGGGTACGGAACGACACACCACCAGACACCTGACCGCCACCTCGGATGCGTTGGGCGACACGAATGAGGCCCTCCGCGTCCAGGTTGTGGAGGGCCGGCACTACGCCGGTAAGGGCGACAAGCTCGGAGTCGTTGTCGAGGTAGTCGACCTGGAGGGTGGTCCCGAAGCGGTCGAGCATCGCTTCATTCGCGTCGGGGCTGGTCCCGGAGTACAGGTAGCGGTCGTTCTCCTGCCCCGCGCCGAGCACGTTGTCGGTAGCGAATACCCGGAAGTCAGGATGACGATTGGCGTAGCGGACGGGGTCGGCATCCTCGAGCAGGACAGCACCGTCGGCCTCGAGGATGGGGAAAAGGCTCAGGGCGACATGCGGGGTCGCACCAGACAGCTCGTCGAGGACAAGCCACGCTCCCTCTTCCATCGCACGGGTGACGGGCCCGGGGACGAACGTCGTGGCTCCGTCGGCGGCTGCCCGCTGGCCCTTGAGCTGCCGAACCGTCGTACCTACGTTCAGGTTCACGCGGTATACTGGGATATCGCAGCGAGCGGCAATCTGGAGGACGAGGGAGGTCTTACCCGACCCCTTGGGTCCAGCCAGCAGGACCGGCATGGGGGAGCCGTTGTCGTGTGGCCACGCGGACCATGCGATCTCACGAACCAGCTTCTCACGAAAGACGTAGCCGGGGTCGATGGTCGGTACCTGGGGCGTGCGACCACCGGGGCGGCGGTGGAGGATGACGTCGATGTCTGGGATGGTGACGTGCGACGAGCGAGCCGGTGGAGGCGGGGGAGGTGTTCGGGTCATAGGTGGCTCCTGATGGTGAGCGGGTTCGTACTGTCACGAAGGCCCCGGGGACAGCCCCGGGGCTAACGTCACAAGACGACTACGCGGCGTCGAACTCGGCGTTGAGGGCGGCGGCCTTGGCGATGAGGCCACCAGGCCCGTAGACGCGGTTGCTGGCGGCCTTCCGGAGCCAGCCTTCCTTCTCGTAGAAGCGGATGGGTCCCTTCGCGGATGCGACGAAGGCGTCCAGGCGCTTGAAGAACTCCCAGCCGCCGAGTGCCTCCCACTTCGCCGTCGAGACGGACCGCAGACGAAGCCGGACACCGTCGCAGACGTGGTCGAGGTCCTGGGCGTGGTCGGGGTGCTCCTGCAGCCAGTCCACGCGAGCGGCACGGGCGCGGGCCTTGGTGATGGCGCGGCGGAGGGCCGTCAGGGCTTCCTCAGCCGTGCCGGCCCCACGCACCACGATGCCGTAGGTTTCGATGCAGTGGCTGCCGGTCCAGTGGTCACGACCGCCAGCGATATTGGCCAGCTTGAACTCGAAGCGGATGTGCGCATGGCCACACAGCTGGCAGGAGACGTCTTCGCCACGGTGATCGTTGATGCACTCGGGGTCGGCCTCGTATTCGGACAGTGCCTGGGCGGCCAGGTCCTCATCCACGGTCGCGTAGATGTATTCGAGGTGAGCTGGCTCCAGGCGGTCGAGCTGCCAGTCCACGTCGGCCAAGCCGTCGATGACGATCCGCAGCTCGTCGGAGCAGCAGGCCGCGTAGCGGATCAGGTTGAGGGTGACGCGCCGGTGATGGGCGGGGGCCGTGTCGCTGACGACTGGGGGCACGGGGGGAACTGAGGTCATGGGTACTCCTGACAAAGAGGCCCCGGGGAGCGATCCACGAGGCCTCCGGATGGCGGCTGGTTGACGATGGGCTGGGCGGTAGGGCCTAGGGCACCTCGGGGGCTGCGGGGGCGTCACCGGCGACGGCGGCGGCGAGGCAGGTCGCACCGAACCAGCGGGTGATGACGGTTCGATGGCCTGCGGTGCCGACCAGCTCGGTGAACATGGCGTTGCTGTTCGCCCAGACGGTGCCGACCTTCAGCGCGGGGCGGTTGCCCTCGAACTCGACCAGGGTGAAGGTGTAGTCTTCGTTGATCTGGATGGCGTAGCTGCACTTACCCCACTCACCACGATGGTTCTTGGTGGCGCGCAGGATGGAGCCGGCGGGCGGGGTGCCCTTGGGGATGCGCGGGGTCTTGGGCTCGAGGGCCTTGGCAGCCTTGGCGGCGTCGCGTTCGGCCTTCTTGGCGGCGGCGGCGGCTGCCTTCTCGGCCTTCAGGGCGGCGACCTTCTTGGCCTTGGCCTCGGCCTTCTCGGCGACCTTGGCAGCCTTGGCGGCGGCGGCGTCGACGACGGGGGCTTCGGGCCCGGTGGCGGCGGGGGTGGCGTTGGCGACGGGGGCTTCGGGTTCGATGAGGCCGCCGTGGGGGATGGAGACGAAGTTCTTCAGCCAGGTGAGGTAGTCGGCGTCGGCGTCGAGGTGCTCGACCGTGCCGGTCATGTCGATCTTCTCACCGAGGAGGAAGAGGTCGTCGTTGCGGCCTTCGGCGTCGATCTGGACGATGCGAGTGCCCTTATTGCCGGCGCTGTGCTCTACGGACTTGGGGACGAGGCTGGCAGGCCCCTTGAGGGTCAGCTTGACCTGGGTGCGTCGTCGACGATGACGGTGGCGAAGGCGATGAGGGTGAGGGTAGTGGCTCGCGCCATGATGGACTCCTTAGAGTGCCTGGGGTTGGGGGTCGGTCGTACGGGGGGACTGTCGCCACTGCGGCGACTGGTCCTCTCTCGTAGATATAGGGAGTGCGGTGAGATTGTCCGCGATCAAGTCGTATTAGGGCGAATATTCCCGAGAGGTAGGACTACAGGGGGTGAAGGCCTCCGGGCAGGGCCTGATCGTGGGCGGGGAGGAACCCGTAACCCGACCTCACCGGTCTCGGCCTCCCCCGCAAGACGCCGTGCGACAGCCTCACCCAGAGAGGCAGGGTCGTCTCCGTCCTGAAGGTGAGCGACCCGGACAGCCACGAGACCCTCCAGGGTAGCGGCGGCGAGCTTGGCTCCAGCGCGACCAGCCGCGTCTCCGTCGAACATGACGACCACCTCCGCCACGCCGGACCCAGCAATGAGGCCCGCCTGGGCTTCCGACAGACGACCACCCTGGACGGGGACGAACCCGGGCCCACCGACTACAGCGTCGAGAGGACCCTCGACGACGATAGCCATACCGCCCGGCTCGAGAAGGTGGAGGCCCGGGAGGACCGACTCCGACCCGGCGCAGCCCAACGTGGGAGGCAGGCCCCACTTATCATGCAGACAGGTGCAGTCATCCTGGTGTGAGTCGTCGCGGCAGGGCCGGGGGAGGTTCACGATCTTCGCCTTGGCCTCGGTCGTGGCCCGGGCAGCCCAGAAGACAAAGCGCCTGGTCGGGTCCCACGCAGGCACCACGATGCGGGAGCGCAGGAGGGCGTCGGCCAGGGTGCCGGACCCGTCGCCCAGGCAGGCGCCGACACCGAAAGCCTCGGCATTCGCGCGCGACACACCCCTGAAGGTGAGATATGCGATGGCCCACGAGGGTAGATTGTCCCAGCCCCAGACCATGCCGGGCGGCTGAGGTGCTTCCGGGAGCCTCCAGAATCTCCCCTGGCCGCGTGCGGGTCCCTCGAGCGGGGACTGCGGGCCCAGGTCCGCCCCGGTACCCCAGGAGGCTACTACGGCCTCCGCCGCAGATCCGCCCAGCCCGAGGGTGACAGCGACGAGCACCGTCGGCCGCCATCCCCTCAGTCCGCAGGCGACACTCCAGCACTGCCACGCTCGTCTGGAGACGTTTACAGCCAGCTTGTCCCGTCCACACGACGGGCAGACGCACGTCCACTCGGACCCGGACCGGGACACCACGACAAGCTCAGCCGAGACCCAGTCCTCGAATCGCATGGCGCGCTCGGCGGTGGACATATCGACCGGGCGGGCCTTCCTCACGCGTAGGCTCCTGGGTCGTCTGGGTCATCTCGCTTGGTGCCTGGCATGGAGGCCTCTTCGCACGGCACACCGAAGTCGGAGAAGGCTCCGCGCTCGTAGCCTGTGCGGACCTTGATGAGACGACCGTCCTCTGAGTCGCGGTACTTCCCAAGGTAGACACGGGCCTCTTGTCGCTGCTTTTCCTCGATGGTCCGGTTGATCGTCACGATGGCGTCAGCCACGCGGACCTTCTCATAGCAGTCGGCTACGTCACGCGGGCGGAGGACGTGTTCGCGGTCGTCTGCGCCCTTGTCGGGTCGGACGGCCTGGGACGGGGAGCAGACGGCGTAGCCACGATGGCCCCGGTACTCGACCCGATCGGACAGGGCCTTCAGCTGCCTAAACCCATTCTTCTGGATCTCGACGGGTCGCTCGCCTGGGGCGTGGAGTAGGTCCCCATAGTCCACGACGATAAGCTCCGGGACCCAGCCGAAGGATTGGCGTAGGTCCGATAGCTCACCCAGAAGGTCATCATAGGTGACGCGCCAGGCGTCACGGTCACCGAAGCCACGAGTGACGAGGTTCGTCCTCAGGATCTGGTACTCACGGCGCATCCGAGCCACGACGTCGTCTTCGAAGTGCCCGCGTCGGACCTCCTGATACATCGAGTCAGCGAATCGGGCCTCGTAGCGGTCCTCAGTCTTGCTGCGGCCACCCTCGAGGACGAAGTGGAGCACCCGACGCCGCAGGCGGGCCCCGACGAAGCCGCGCTGGACACACCAGAACGTCTTGCCGATACCTGAGTAGGCCAGGGGGACTTCCAGCTCGCCCCGGTGGAGGCCCCCGTTCATGGCGTCGTCGAGCAGTGACACACCAGACGGGAATGTATCGCCGCCTGTGTCGGTGTAGACGCGTCGCTCCTGGCGGTCGTCAAACTCCTCGAAGAACCAGCCACGGTCAGCCGTCTCCAGCTGGATATTCGTCATCTCGGATATTCGGGTCTGCATGGTGGCGGCTGCGGCATCGACCTCGCCACGGTTCCAGGCGGTCCGTGCCTCTTCGAACCCCATGGCGAACACCTGTCGTCGTGCCCACTCGAGCACCTGGGCCCCAGCGTAGGCGTCCTCACGCACATCGGCTGCCGTCAGGATGGCGGCGGCTCCCGCCCGGGCGGGGTCGCCATCGGCGAGGCGGGCCGCCTCTGTCTCGAGGGCGACAGGCCCAAGCTCAGCCGTCACGATGACCCGCCAGGCCCAGGCACTGGACGGGTCGGTGAACCCGAGCTGACCGGCGTCGTGGAAGCGACGCACAATCCCTCTCAGGCCTGGATCGTCCATGCAGGCCCTCACGAGGACCCGCTGGAACGACGTGCCGAACTCGGGGGCCCCGATCACACGTCGACGCGGGGCGCGAAGAATCTGCGGACAGCGACTGTAGCGGCGTCTTCTTCGGGACCGAAGACTTCGATCTCACCATCCCGGTCGTAGGGGATGGTGACGACAATCGCCCTGGAAGCCATCTCCGTGATCATGGCTGCGGCTGCCGCCATGACAGCCTCCTGCGTCGGGGGGCGGGCGATCTCGCTCATCACTACGATGGGGACGTTGGCCACCTGTGACGGCCAGACCACGAGGCCGAAGTGGTCGGGGCGGTCGTTGTCCCCTCCGAGGCCGTCCAGCCACGCGCAGCGGAAGGTGGAGCACGGGGCCGTCCTGGTGGAGTAGCTGCGACACTTGCCGCCGGCACTCTTGGGATGGGCTGCCAGGGGGCAGGGCTCTCGTCCTGACTTCACGCCGGGCACTGTGATCACATCGCAGCAGGCACCGCAGCCGCCACAGGTTCTGATCTCTGACATACTCGTCTCCGTTACCGGCAGCGGGCCCTTTCAGGGCACGATCGGCAGTGTTTGCTCAGCGGGTTGAATCCGAGGGTGAGCGTGACGGCTGACAGCCGACATAGGGTCCGGTCGCTGACGTAGGCAGCCTTGGCTGCCTCAGCCAGAGGCCTGAGCTTGCCGCCGGGACCGGTGGGCTCGATCTCCACCGTCTCGCCGAGGGCTTCGTCGCCAGCGGTGCGTGCCTGCTTGTCGTCTCCGAAGGTCCTGAACTTCTCGAGGAACTTCGGAGACCACAGGGTCTTGACCGGTATCCTGAAGCGATAACCGATCGCGTCGTGACGAGCCATGACCCAGCGCACAGGGTCGACCCCAGCCGCCTCGGCCTTGGTCAGGAACGTAGAGACGAACCTGGACAGGCCTGCCGTCAAGCGAGCCGGGCGGACGCCGCAGCGCGACGTCACCCGGTTGTACTCCTTGACGAAGGCGGCTGGTGTCACGACTGGCTGGCCTGGCCTGCGTGGGTGGCCTGGCCTTCAGGGGGCTGCGGGCGGGGGCTGTCTTCGGTGAGCCCTTTCATGAGGGCGACCTCGGCCTCATAGTCCTCGACCTCAACACTGCCGCCGACGAACAAGGTCAGGTCGGCATACTCCGGGAGGGGCGTGACGTTCAGACCAACACAGGCGGCCTCGTACGAGGCCAGGATGGTCTGCAGGGTCCCGAGAAGCGGACCACGGCAGCCGATAAGGAGCGGGCGGAGGCGAAGCAGAAGGAACCCGTGCCCACGACGAGCCCAGTAGTCGGCCAGACCGTCGGCCGTCAGCTCTGGGCCGCCGTCCCAGACGATGACGTTGTCGCCGCTGGAGGGACGGGGGAGGCCCCTGCTCTCGATGGGCGGGATCACTCCGACCTCCACGGCTGCGTCGAGGATGTCGGACAGAGCCTGATCCATCGTGTTTCCGGTGGTCTTCTGCACGGCGACTCTCAGGTGAGCCATCCCGTCTTCGCCAAGTTTCGCCTTCCAGTATTCTACGGACACGTCGGCCTCCAGGCCTTGGGGGAAGTGGTACGTCGCCGTCGGCCCTACTGCGCTGCCTTCTCCAACCAGCCAAGCATGTCGCCACCGTTGATGACCTCGGACTCGAAGCACTTCTCCTGGCGGTACAGGCTGAGTCGCTCAGCCGCGTGCCGGGTCAGTTGATCGTGGTGGTCATCCGCAAAGTCGACCACGATCCCAGCCTCCTTGCCTTCCGACACGGTGAGCACCCGGAAGTAGTCCTGTACGACCCGAATCCGACTGCGACCGCCAGCAGCGTAGACCATCCCATCGGCGGCTGGGATGTCCCGGCCCTCACCGATCACTGAGGTTCCGATCACGACTGAGACCTTATGGGCCTGGAGGTCCAGGAGCGCCTGGGTAGCTGCTTTGTTGTCGCGTCCATCCACAGCCACCGCCCCGGGGATGGCTCGCGCCAGCGCCTCGGCATGGAGGACCTCCCGGCACAGGACCAGGACTCGTCGCCCGGCCTTGGACATGGCGTAGGCTGCGTCAGCGATGAGGCCGTTTCGCCCAGCATGGTTGACCACGCCGAGCCGGTAGGCCTCGTTGCCGCTGGCATCGGACCAGCCGCCGACCCGGACCATGGCTACCTTGGCTGGCGTGACGAAGCCGAGGTCGACCATGTCGGACACAGAGCGCCGGTAGGCAGTGCGCCCGATAACGCTCCGCATGAGAAGGTCGAGGCCGTCGTCTCTGTAGTTGGTCCCTGTGAGGCCAAGCCGATACCGGGCGGTGGCGGCTGCCATGGCGACGTCGCGCCAGGTGTTCGACGCGCCGTGGTGGAACTCGTCAAACACCAGGACCTGGCGGGCCCTGATCCCGGCCATCCCGGGACATGCGATGCGGCGGCCTCGCTTGTCCTTGCCCGGGCGTCGGCCAGCTGCCGTCTGGGGTGTGGCGACCCAGATATCGGCTGCGTCGAGCTTCCGCTGAGCCACGGCGCTCTTCGCTCCGCCGCCGGTGACCCTTACGATCTTAGCGTCTGGGAGCACCTCGGACAAGGCGATGACGGTCTGGCCTGCCAGGCCCACCGTGGGTGCGATCCAGAGGGTCGGGAGGCCGAGCCTACCGACGAAGGCCGCGCCGATACGAGTCTTGCCTGACCTGGGTGGGAGGTCCACCGTCCCGCGTCCTGTGATCATCACTGAGTCAACGGCTTCGGCCTGGTACGGTCGGAGGGGGACCGGGGGGCCGTACTGACCCGGACGGAGGGCGACGTCTTCTCGCTCGTCGATGATCTGGGTGGTCGAGTACATCTGATGGTCAATCGCCCTGACAACGTGCTTGAGTAGCCCTGTGGGGAACACACCGTCTACGCCGACCATCGTTTTCCAGCCGTCCCACAGGCCTGGGGAGCGCAGGACCGATTCGAGCTGCGCGGGTGTGAGACCCTCAAACTGTGTATCGTGCATGATGGCTGCAACGTCTGGATCGCCTTCCAAGGCCAGGATGTCCTGGGCGGTGCCGTGGCGGCGATGCGTAGAGAAGAAACCCTTGATGGCGGCCTGGACCTGGCGGGGTGGCCGATCCTCCGCCCGGTACGACACAAACTCCCTGACGACGTCCAGGGTTGCCCGGGTACACTCCAGCCGGCTGGTGGCGTTGCCGACCCTGACGGTAGTCATGTCAGATCCTGGGGGTCGTGTCAGCGACACGGCCCTCGGGGATAAGACTTGTCTTATCCCGGTTGTCTGTTCCTCTTGTCTGTTCCCACCTGACAGCGCTGTCCCTCGTACGAATGTCAGGACTGTCCCCTATACGACGTGAGATGGGGGTCAGGATCGCATATTGCTGCCTGATCTGGCTAACATGGTGGGCCTCTTTTAGGATGAGGTCGGCTGCCTCGAGTTCAGCCAGGGCACGCGACACCGACCGTTCTGAGATGCGGGCATCCTTGGCCAGGGTGGTCCGCTTTGGGTCGCATCGTCCAGTCTTCCAGTTGAAGTGCCCCATGAGTGCGATCAGGGTGAGGATGCCGCTACGACTGAGGGCGGAGAACTCGGGGGAGCCGGTGACGCACTGACGTAGGATGGCGAAGCGGTCATCTGGCGGAAGGTCGCGCCTGATATCGAACTGGTGCATTTACGCCTCTACAACCAGGGAGGTCATCTCGGTGCTTCTGATGAGTCCGACTGCTGTCGCCTCAGTCATGCCGGCTACGGTCTCTTCGGGGGTCAGCCCAGTCTCACGAGCCAGGTCGGTCCAGGTCGTCTGGATCTCACCTGTGCCCGGGTCCACCGCCCAGCGGACGAAGATGTAGACGAGCAGTCCCTCGCGGGACAGCCCGATAAACGCTTGCGACTCGAGCACTTCGGCGTAGATCAAGACGAAGCGCATACCCGGGAGGACGTTCTGGGCAGCGGACATGGCTCACCTCCAGGCCGGTCTGTCGCCAGCCGTCCTGGAGGTTGCCTCGTCTCAGTCCTCGTCGAACAAGTCGACGGCGGTCGCCAGGCCGATGCGGAAGCCGGTCTGAGCCAGGCGATGCATCTCTTCGGCAGTCACCTGCAGGTCGGACACGGCCACCAAGATCTCTTCGGCGTAGGCCTTGAGGGCTTCGCGGAGGTCGACGCGCTCGGCTTCGGAGAGCTGCGGGCGGCGGATGCGGATGCGCTTCAGGAGGTTGCGGATCGGGGTCTTGCGATTCTTGTCTTTCGACATGGAGGCTCCATGGGTTGGGTGGTCGGTCAGGGGTCAGGCGGGGCCAAGCTCGGCAGTAGCGAATACCACGATGCCGCCATAGATGACAGGCCCGTTTCCGTCGACGGTGCCTTCGGACCGGAGGATCAGGCGGTGGTCGTAGGTGTTGTCAGGGCTCTCGTGGCTGATGATCAGGGTATCGAGGTCAGGTAGGACAGCAGGCCCCAGCTGGTTCCCGCCGTTGATGATCCCGGTCGCGTGCGTCACCCAGACACCCGCGAAGGCGGTGTTGCCGACCCGGTACTGGTAGGACCAGACGATTCGGTTAGCCGCGTTGATCTCGGCGGCTACTGTCTGCTGGTTCCAGGCAATAACGATAGCCGTAACGTAGGCGTCGGAGTCGTCGAACGAATACTGCCCGAAGATGGTGTTGAAGTCGAGGATCAGGTCAGGCCCGGCGGCGTCACCAGCCTCGTAGCCGAGGTAGGCTGGGGCGGTCCCGTCGTTATTCGGCCCGAAGCGAACCGTGTGGCCGTTGGTGGAGTAGCGGTCCCACTGGAGCTGAGCGAAGGTCCAGCGCTTGGGAACCGCCTTGTCGACGTCGAACTCCGGGAAGTCGCCGATGATGCAGCCTGCACTGAAGGTCGGCTGGGAGCCGTGCGGGTCTACGGTGTCGGCGGCGTGCACGGCGTAATCTTGCAGCGTGTAGAGAGGCAGCTCGTACCACTGATGTCCTGAGCCGATAATCGCAGCCAGCTGGGTGCGGACGGCCTGCACCCAGGTATGGAGGTCCTTGACTCCGTTCAGCGTACGAGTGAAGGAGCGGTCGGTGCCTCCGCCCCACTCCGCTGGGTAGCCGGCGGTGGAGTCGCCCTCGAAGAACAAGTAGCCGCCTGGGACGATGGCCGAGACTGCGGCCCCGTTCCAGGTGAAAGTGCCAGTCGCAATCCACTCAGCGCCGGGCGTGGCGACTTCGGCCCGCACATCCCACGCAGCGACGTACCTGGTGTCCGTGGACGTCGGCACCTCAGCGCTGAGGGTGTCATTCCATACGACCCGGCTGCCGACATCGCCAGCGGTGAACGACGGGCGGACCCAGACGCTATAGGCGGCAGCCGGCCGACCAGTCATGTCGACGATCTGGCTGGCCTGGCCCTCAAGGCCGAACAAGGTCCCGCGCTCGATGGTGCCGTCATCGAGGACATCCGACGTGCAGCCGACTCCCGCTGTGACCTGGACCTCGGCTGGGTTGGCCGTGGCGGCGCAGACGAAGACACCCATGAGTCGGGAGTTGTCGCCTCCATACAGGAAGGCGCGAATAGCCGACCTCGTCTCGGACCTGGCTCCTGACTGGATGGCCAGGACGTCTGGGCGGTCGAGGCGCTCGCCAGGGATGAGTCGGACGCGATCTCTTGGGGTAGCCACTGTGGACTCCTACGGCATGACGATGGCGAGCACACCGGCGACAGTGAGAAGGTCAAGGACCTCCTGCACTCCAGCGGCGGGATCGTACAGGTAGAGAGGACCCGGGTCGGCCCCGGCCTCACCGGCGTCGGCCATGATCTCGGCTGACGGGGTGGTCGTGTAGTCGACCAGGACGTTGACAGGGAGAGGGACCTTGGTCGTGAGTGTCAGTCCAGCGACAGAGACCCTTAGCACGGCGGCTGTGCTCGACGCACTCGGGAAGTCCGGGCGCAGGGTCCAGCCGACACCAGGACTGGACGAGAATACCGCGCCGGTCAGCCTGACTTCGTAGTCGGAGATGACCTCAGCGACAGGGTAGGTACCGGCACCGGGGCCTGTTAGGATTACGACGGTGTGGCCTACCATCCAGCTTCTGAATATGTCGTATTCCGCCGTCAGGACGTCCGGATCGCCTACGTTGGTGCTCCCGGTCTCTACAGGCCGACCAAGGTAGGCATCCGTGAGGCCGTATACCTCCAAGATCTCCCACGTCTGGACCCCGCCGATGGTCACCCAGCCACCGACGTCGCTGGCTACCCACTCGCCTGTAGGCGAGATGAGGACTGTCGGCCGGATGGCGAGTGTATAGACGGTGAAGCCGTAGGATGTGTAGTTGGTGGCGGCCCGGGTAGGGTCGGCCGCGTCCCAGATCCCGTAGACCACAGAAGGCGCATGAGCGATATCGACTGTGACTATGGATGTGCGGGGCTGGGATTCGCCGCCGACGAGGTAGCCCCGACCCGACGGGGCTGCGCCACTCGAGGCGGTGGAGCGGACGAAGACCCTGGAGGGGTAGGTGACTGGATCTTCGTAGAGTTCGTAATTTCCTACCCCCAGAAGGGCGTCGAGAACCTTCGTAATCCCGTACACGGTGCCTGCGTCGGCGAAGGCCATCGCCATGATGATGAGCCGGTAGGTTGGGTCACCAACCCCTGCTGGGCGATTCAGGCCGTAGTTGCGGCCGATGACGTCCAGGTCTACGCCTTCGGCGTGAGCGACGAGGAACGACAGCCGGACAAGGTCGAGATCTGTCCGGGTGCGGGACACGTCCAAGCACGACGCACCAGCCACGATGGCGATAGGGAACCCAGCAAGCCCTGTCTCTGAGTCCACCAGCCCCGTGAGGGTGGTTGCGGTGCGCCCGGAGTAGGCTCCCACGCGCCCAGAGACTGCCACCAGCCCAGAGTTGGGCCATCGGTGGGTACCGAGGACCGGGAGCGTTGAGACGCCAGCCAGGAGGTCTGAGGACGTTATCGTCATCATCGCGCCCGAGGTCGCGTCGATCTCGTCTGCGATGGCTGACAGGAGGCTACCCAGTAGTCCCACCTCACCGACCGTAGCCACTTCGTCTTCTACGCGGTACGGACCAGCTGCCCGGGGAGGTGGATGGGCGGATCGCATACCATACAGGCGGGAAGCCCAGGCCCGGGGCACGACGGTAACGGCGGCTGTCGCTGTGAAGGTGGAGCCGTCTGAGCCGTCTACCCGCAGGTCGTAGGTCCCGGGAGCCACCGGGGGCGACACGAAGTCAGCCTCGAGGCCGTCGGACGTGTAGGCGACGTTGCCGGACCCGACCACGCCCGAGTAGCAGGCTACGTCCACGCCCCCGACGATCAAGAAGAACTCGAGGCCAATCCCGGTAGGGAACGACCCCACAGCCGTAAGTTCCCAGCCTCCGTCGTCGGCGGGCTCACCATCGATGTGGTCGATGGCCAGCGGAGCGGTAGTCGGTCCAGACAGGATGGCGTCCGACAGAAGCTCTACCGCGTGGAGGGGCGGGAGGGTGAGCACTTAGATCTCCTTGGTGGAGGTGTAGTCGGTGAGACGAAGGCTCCCGTCATAGGTGCCGGTGACGGCATACTTCCCGACCGCCAGTGCCCAGGGGGCGGAGTCGGCCAGGAGGTCGGCCTTGGAGTCGTACACCAGGACGATCCCTGCGGTGGGCTGGCCGTCGGCGTTCCAGGCCGAGTTGACGGCGCGCACGTTCGACTGACGGAGCCCAAGCATCCGCTTGAGGTCGTCACCCAGCGAGCCGCCGGTGTGACCAGCGACCGACTCTTCCAACATCTCGAACGCGGTCGGGTCGGACCCACTCTGGATGTACAGGAGATCGCCGATGGCGATGCCGCCGGAGATGGCGGCTCCGGTGAGGGTCCTGATCTCGAACCCGTTCGGGCCGGCGCTAATGGTCTGGACTCGTACCGGAGTCAGGCGGGGTCCTGGCTGCGACAGGATACCGAAGCGGCCCTCATGGACTGCGGCCCGGGCGGGGGTGGCGGTGGCGGCGGCGAACTTGAGCCCAGGCACATCGTTGGCGGTGCAGACGTGTTGGTCGGTCACCTCGGAGAACGAGGTTAGGAGGTGGACTGCGCCCCACTGATCCGAGAAGGTGCTGGCCCCGAGGGTGTAGTCGGCTGGCTTCGCGGAGAAGACCTCATGGGCGGGGTCAAAGGCCAGCTCGATCGTGATGTACTGGAGGATGGGGGTCACAGCTTCTACGACGTGGAACGTGTAGCCGTCGGCGAAGGAACCAGTGTAGCCCAGCGACCCGCTTGGGATCAGGTACTCGTACACCCCAGGCAGGTTGACAGCGTCGGGCTCGGTCAGGGCGTTTACGACATAGGCGTTGGCCCAGGAGGCTCCACCAACCGCCAGATACTTTCCATCGGCGTTGCGGCGGATGGCGACCGTAGGGGCCAGGGCAGGAACTCCAGCGCCTGCTACGACGATGGCAAGTGAGACCTTGATCTTTTTCCATCGCTGGACTTCGGTAAGCATTTAGATGACCTCGATGTTAGCGAGCGTGATGCGCGCCAGTTCGCCGTCACCGATGGTCACGTTGGCGGCTGGGGTTGCGAAGGTGACGTCGTAGACACCAGGGACGGCCTTAGCGAGTCGGATCAGCTCCGACAGGACGATATCGCCGTTGATCCCGAGGCCGTTGATATACCTCGAGATGGCAGCCGCGACGGCGACCTGAAGGGCGGACAGGTAGTAACCTGTGAGGGGGACAATGGTACACGATACTACCTGCTGGAGGACCACGGGCGGGAGCACGGCGCAGGCGATGCCGGCGGCCCGGTATCCGGGGTAGTTGGTCGGGTCGGACGGGTCGCCGTCCTCGATCTTCTGGACCTCAGCCAGCAAGCCGACCCACCAGGAGTATTCGACGTCGACGGCGTCGAGTGCCGTGAGGCCGGCTGGGTAGATCGTGGGGTCGAGCGTGATGAGTGAGCGCGGGCGATAGAGGGTGTAGTCTACACCCTCGACCAGAGTCACAGCGTTCACGCGGAAGGTGACCACGGTTCCCGGGACGGTTGGCTTGTTGGCGAATGACATGCGGACCTCGCCGCCGCCGGCAGCTGCCAGGATCACCTCTGGGGAGCCGTAGTTGTCCTCGACATGCTCGATGGTCCCGGCCCCGTCGTCGACGTAGATATCGAACGACCCGACATACTCGACCACCTCAGCCGACACTACCCGCCCGTATCCGTCCAGGCTGGCGAGGAAGGCGGCGTACTTGACGGCTTCGACGACACCCCGGGGGAGGGAGCGCACATAGGCCCGGATACGGGATCTGAAGTCGGGGTCCGACTCTTCGTCGAGCCCACCAGTGGCGGCGGTCGGGTTTGTCCCGCCGGTGATACCTGAGATGGGGTCGATCTCGGTGATGGTGCCAGCGTCGGCGTTGGAGGCCAGCCCTGCCTCTGACGCCACGATACCGACAGGCGCGGTGACAGAGAGACCGGCTACCATGGTGGCGATAGCCGTCGTTACGAACTCGGCCCCGTCATCCGGAACGCGAACCTTCCAGCCGGCGGGGATATTGATGGTCCCGACGATGCCTGGTCGCGTGAAGGTGTAGGTGGCGGACGACTCCACAGCCCCAATCCGCTCCACTTCGTCTGGGTTGTAGTCCATCCCACGCTCGTCGAGGTCGTCTCCGACAGCCGTGTCGATATCCCAAGTCCTCTGGAGGCGACCGGCCTGGAAGTTGACGTCGTCGAGTTCTCGGGCAGTAGCGGTGAGGGCGGTGTGAATGCCACCACCTGGCTCGAGGTCGGTGAGGGTTGACCGGGCCACCACGCGGGAGGCCATTCGTCTGAGGATGCCTGCGTAGGTCTTGGGTTCGAATCGCGACATACTAAACCACCGCTGCAGTGAGGGGAATGGCCACCGCAGACCCGATGGGTATAACGTCCACATCGATGGCGAAGGAGTCAGCGTCGTCGGCCACTGTCACAAGGCCGATCCTCGCTACGCGGGGGTCGCCAAGTATGGCCGTTCTGACGTCGAGGGAGAGAGTCGTCCAGAAGGCCTGGCTGGCGATGGCTCCCACCGCTCGGCGGACCCCGAAGGCTGGAGCCAGCGGCATCGCACCGCGCTCCGTCCAGAGGCGCATCTGGAGGGCCTGGGCCAGGTTGTCGACTCCGGTTGAGAAGGCGACATCCCGGTGGGTCTTGGGGTCCACCTTGAGGTCGACCTCCGGGCGGCCTGGCCTCGAGCGATGCGTCTCGACGTAGGAGAAGTCCACACCGAGCTGGTCCTGGTCCGGCCCACCAGCCCAGGCAACGGAGGCGGCTGGCGTGTCGGAGGTCTTCGGGATGGACAGGGTACTGCCGGGGCCCAGCGTACCGGGTGCGCCGGTGCTGGATATGTACGGATACTCGAGCCCGTTCACGATGACCAGCTCGTACCACCGGGCGGCCTCGCCCATCTGGCGGGCAGCTACCGACTGGAGGGTGTCGCCAGCGCGGAGGGTGTAGCGGAAGGTGGAGCCCCAGGCCGGGTAGTCTCGGCGGGTACCCACAGCCCCAGCCTCGAGCCGGTCGGCGTCGGTGGCGCGGGGCGCGGTGGACTCCATATCGGCCAGGCTGGTTGATGGACCCGAGAGGGCGGCGGCGGTGAGTTCGGAGGTTGGTGTGGAAGCCGGCCCAGCCTCCGCCCGGTCAAGGGACGCGATCTCTTCGTCTGTGTTGACCCGGAAGGCTGAGGCTGAGATGATCGCGTCTACCCCGTCTCCCGCGTCCAGGGCGAGCGCCCTGACAGAGGCGAAGGCTTCGTCATCATCGAGTAGGGCAACGAAGGCGTCGAGGGCGACCTGGGCGTCGGCCAGGAGGTCGCGGATCGAGTCGAGGGTGGAGACGCCGCCGTCGATGAAGTCCTGCGCCGACGATACGACCTGCTGGCAGAGGGTGAAGACCGTATCCACGGTCGCTACCGCGTATCGGATCTCGCCGAGCACCGCGCTACACTCCTGTACGAATGAGGCCACCAGGGCGACCCCGAACTGGACCGCAGCCACGGCGTCGGACAGCCAACCCAGGAGAGACGACGCGGGCTCAGGGATCACGATCTTATCGGCTTCCCCAATCCCCTTCATATGGAACTCGTACGGATACTGCATCCGACGCGCCGTCTGGCGGTCCACGTTGATGACCTCTGGCACTACGACCCAGTGATCGTCGGTCTTCAGGTCATGCCAGACAAGGTAGGTGCCGTCCGCTGTGAGCGGGTCGGACTTGAGGCCTGCGTAGGCAAGAAACACGTTGCGGATCAGGCGTCGGGTCCACCACGGCCCCGACAGGGCTGCGCCTGGTGCGGGCTCTGGCAGGTAGGTCGTGTCGTAGCCGGTCTTCGGCTGGAGACCAAACGTGCCGGCGACAGAGATCTCGGTCCAGAGCAGGCCGCGTTCCTCAGCAATGACTCCACCCAGCGTAGGGGTGAGGGACTGGCGGAGGACGTGGCTGATGTGGAGGGACTCTGGGCCCACTGGGAGGACGAACACGCCTCCACCATCGAGCGGGTTCGGCGTCACGATCTCGAGGGCGTACGGGAACTCCCCGACATACCAGGAGTCACCTGTGGCACGGCGTCTGGAGATCTCTCGTACTTGTTCGACGAATCCCATGAGGTACCACCCGGGTATCGGGTCAGAAGCTGTCCATCCCAATATAGCAGACCCCAATCGACTGTGCGACGGCGTCCTGGCATACGGCATAGGCGATGACTGTCAGTGTATTGACAGTCGGGTAGTTGGCGGCGAGTGTCACCCACGGACTCCAGGCACCAAGACCAGCAATACTCACCGGGAGGGCACGGAACCGATACGACGTCACAGCGTCTCCATCGATCTCGATCATGTAGGATGTATTGAAGGCGGGAGCGATGGAAAGGGCAGCCGTCAGTTGGGCGGCCCCGTCGCCTACGGACGCAGTCAGGTAGGTGTCCGTACCCGACACGAACCTGATGCAGGCGTGCTCCTGGGTGTACGCCGCTGCCTGTGTCGGGTCGTTGAGGTACCGACCGAACCCGACCCAGTAGGTCGTAACAGTGACATCCCAGAACTTGATCATAGCGTGGAGACGTGGCCTGACACGACCAGTCACCAGGGGCCAGCCCAGCCGCCAGAGCCCGTCGTGGTCTACCCCACCACCAGCCAGGACCTCTGCGATGGTATTCCAGAGCTTCTCAGTCACGTCATCCGATATGAGCTTGTAGCCCGGACCCAGGAAGGTCAGGGCGGCGGTGTGGAGACGACCGGCTACGGTTGGCGAGAGGCAGCCATGTCTACTCCGACTCTATGCGGTGGAGGCGTACGACGGGAGGCAGTCTGAAGGTCGGTCAGGGCTACGATTGGGAACCCGATAGAGCTGAGGGACGGCCCAAGCTCAGCAAGGAAGGCGACCATGGTAGATAGGATATCGGCCTTGACCAGGGCGACCGGGGCTCCGCCTGCCGTCACGGACAACTTAGCAGTGTCACTGACTTCGATGGTCACAGCCCCCTTGTCGGTGACGGTGAACTGACCGCCATCCGTCTGGATGCCGACTGAGCCGCCGGGTCCTACTACTACGCTCAGGTGTCCACCGCCGACGGCGACCTCGTCCCCGTCAGCGCCAATCTCACCAGCCGACTGAGCGGACAGGTTGAGTGTGAGGGTGCTATCGTCGGCCACCGTGATGCGGTTGCCCCTGATCCAGCGCTCGAGGACCGGAAGGTCGGCATCGGTGGACGTCGGCCGCCGCTTGGTCTTGGGGTGTGGCAGCTGGCCCAGGATCACAGGCAGCCGGAAGTCGCCTGCCACGAAGCCGACGAGTACGATATCACCGTCCAGATTCACAGCCTGACTGGCCGATGGGCCTGACAGCTCCATGTCACGCCCAGACAGGTCGACGGTCGCTGCGCGCGGCTTCCAGGCGGTGTGGTCGTTCAGACCACCCGAACCAGACAGCAGGGGGACGTCGCGTAGGACGGTCCGGGTGTAGCCTGCTTCGAACACAAGGATGTCGCAGGTTATGCCGGGGTTCGCCGCCTCCGGGATGTCCTTTCGGTCTGGGCGGTCGTCAGGCAGGTAGACTGCGATGACCACTCCCCGCAGCATGAGCCCTGTCACGTCACGGGAGCCTCCCTGTGCGGCTCGCCCCTTGGCGTGGTGCGAGAGCGCCTCTGGTGGAGGGTTGGGGGTGCGGCGGGCCCTCATGTCGGCTCACCTTCTACGGCGTAGGTAATGGCCGCCTCGCCCCACTCGATGACGTCGTCTGGCGGCTGCGGGTCGCCACCGGAGGACCCGGCGAGGGCGAGGTTGGAGAAGCCAGCCACCTTGGCGGCCAGGTCGCTCAGGAGCGCCACGTCAGGGTATCCCCGACTTACTGAGAGGGTAGTCGAGCACTCCGGGGTCGGACCGTCAATCATGCTGTGAGACACGCCTTCGACGTAGAAGGTCAGGGAGTACTCGCCTCGTACGCCGTCCTTTTCCGGGAACCCGGTGTAGCCTGCCGGGGTCGGACCGACGAAGCGGACCCGCTCGCCGATCTGAATGTCGGGCCTCAGCTCGCCTATGTTGATGGACCCGGCCCACTGCCGATGGTTCAGTGCGTTCCAGCACACGACAAGGTCAAGCCAGCCCTTGTACTCGAGGCCGAAGCCGACGTTACCGTAGTCCCCGTCGATGTAGACGGTCTCTTCGACCAGCCGGTGGAGTCCGAAGCGCCTCACGTCGTCGAGGTGAGCGGTCGGGATGTAGATCATATTGGCATCGCCGGCCAGGGCTGTCGCCTGCGTGCCTGTCAGGGTGACGTGGTTCACGCGGTTGCGCCCCACAGCTACGGAGACGCCTGTCGTAGTCCGCCAGTCCACGACCCTGGTGGGGAGGTTGAACCATGGGCCTCCGTCCGGGTCGGTCAGGTTCGGGAACGGCCGCTCGCGCATGACGAGATACAGCTTCCTGACGCGGGGGTCCCGGCTGTGTACGACAAACATCTCGTTGAGCACCGGGTTCCGCCAGGTGTCAGCCAGGGTCCAGAGGTTCGCGTCACCAGGCTCGAAGAGGCCTGGGTTGTCCACGAGCCCCTTGAGCGTCCCGACACCAGTCTCCCAGTCCATGAGCTGATGCCAGAACTCAACCGATTCGCCGACCAGGGTGGGCGGGATCTCCCACAGGCCGCCGAGGTTACGAACACTGGGGAGCCCTCCGGTGAGGCCCTTCATGAGGGCCACGACGAGGCAGTCGGGCGTGCCGGCGGGAGCCCCCAGGACGTCGATCATGTCACGCCCCGAGATGTTATCGGCTACGGGGTCGGCGGGGTTGAAGTAGACTGGAGTATCCTCGAGGACCGCTGCACCATCACGTCCTGAGATCAGGACACCGGTCGTACCGGCGCCTGTCCCACCTGGGGCCAGGGTGACTGAGACGTCGTCGACCATGCCGATGGTGAGGCAAGTCTGATGGCCGTTCTTGTCGACGTCCACTGTCGCCCAATCGCCCTGCTTTACGGCGTCCGACCAGGCCCCCCCTCGGGCGTCCCCAGCCGAGACCCGGGGGCCTTCCATCGTGACCGACCACTGGCCGGATGGGCTCAGTATCGACTTCGAGGCGGAGATGGCTGTCACGCCGGAGGACGGGGGCCTCCCGGCCTGACGCTCGTACGTCTTGATCCTCCTGGCGTCCCAGGTGTGGAACTCCACGAGGGGGATGGTCGTATTTGACCGGCGGGAGCCGCTCATTTCCCACGCTTCCAGTCCCACGCGCTGGCTGTCGCTGCGTCGAGGCCGGCTGTGAACTCGTCCAGGCTGTCTGTGACCTTACGAAGCACAGGCCCACCGAGGTTGTCGAAGGTGGCAGCCATGTTGTTAGTCGTACGCTCGAGGGCTTGCATGGACCCGGCCATCTTGGCCCCGATCGCGGCCCGCTCGCCCTCGATCACGGCTTCAGCGACCTTGGACCCTCCCTCGGCTGCCTGGAGCCTACGACCGGCGTCAACCGTCTGCTGGCGGGTTAGCGATAGCGGCGCACCGATGTTCTGACCGAGGGCGGTACCCAGGTCGGCCCCTTCGACCTGACCCAGGTCGACACCAAGCTTGGAGTAGACTCGCTGCCGAACGTAGGACTGCTTCTCGCGCGACATACTGTCGAGCCCGAGGCCCTTGTCGAACTCACCCATGAGGCTGGCCGCGAAGCCAGGGTCCTGCAGGTCGTATGCTGCCTTGTAGTAGGACTCGGGGTCGGCGGGGTCCCAGCCTGCGGCCCGCATGAGGCGGAGTCGCATGGGGTCGGAGCCCCCTCCGCCTCGAGCCATGTCGCCGGCACCAGCCCCGAACTGCGATACGATAGTCCCGACCCGACGAGCCTGGATCACTCCGCCTGACAGCTTGTTTTCAGCCCCCAGGTACGCCTCGAGATCGAACGTACCACCACGAGCCGCCGTGGAGGCTACGGAGTCCGTGATAGACGAAAGGTAGTCTACGAGCACAGAACCGTTTAGGCCCCGCATAACGGCCCGACCGATGACATCGGCGGTTTCGTCTGCGTTGCCTTCGTTCCCGGCCCAACCCAGCTGACCCGAGAGCCTGGCGGTCGCGTCACCGCCGATCCCGAACACGTTCTTGGCTGCGAGGCCGTACTCAAAGGCCTGGGTACCGATCGGCCCGGCGTAAGCCTGCGACATGGAGGACGCCTGCGCCATCGCTTCGACAGGACTGAGGCCGAAGCCGGCCCCCATCTGGGTGTACGATCTCAGGTCAGCTGGGCGGGTATACTGCGCGGCCTTTCCCGGGTCCCACTCGTACCCGGCCTGGGCGCTGGTGGCCTTGACCGTCAGCGGCCCGCCAGACGTCGGCGCTGCCCGTGGGGGCGCTCGCTTGGTCAGCTGGCCGAAGATGAGTTCATCTATGACCTGTTCGGCGTGGGCGAGGCCGCCCAAGAATCCGGAGGCCTTGGGTCCTCCAGGCGACCACCTCTCCGGGGGTTTAGCTCCGAGGGCGTAGTACTCATCTGAGGTCAGCGACTCGCTGCCCCGGCGAAAGCTACCCGGGGTCGCCTCTGATAGCTGACGTCGTCTGAATCCTACGGTGTTGGTTCCCAGGAAGGGTACGGCGTCCATCGCTGCCGACTGGTAGCCCAGGTGCGACGAGTAGGTGCCGGCTGCCGCCAGCATGGACCCTGCCGCCGCAAGGCCGATGACAGGGACGGCCCGCATGGACATAGCGACAGCGTCCATACCAGGCATCGGGGCCTGAGGCATCGGGCCACCACCGCCACCACCGCCACCGGCGCTGCCCCCGCCGCCACCGCCACGGCTACTACCCCCAGGACCGCCTGGGCTGCCGCCAGGACCCTCTCCAATTTTGCCAGCCTCCAGACCACCGACCCGGGACCACCCGGCAGCCACGCGATCGAGTGACAGGGCCAGCCGGTCGACCTCTGCGGTGAGGTCGCGCACGAAGGAGCGGAGGCCCCTGGCCTGGTCCTCGAAGTTCCGGACGGTATCGGGAGCGAGAGCCGACTTGACGGCTTGATCGAGGTCACCGACCTCCCGAGCGTTCACTCGGACGGTCATGGTGGTGTCGATATTCTGCTGTCCAGCCACGGGTCACCTCGCGTCGAAGTCCGGGGTCTCGCCCCGGGCGATGGCTGCTTCCCACTCGTCTGCGATGGGATCTCCCGTAGCTACAGGCCCGTCGTCTACGTCGGCTGACTCATGCCTACTGGAGAAGGCGTCCAGGGCATCCCCGCCGTGAACGAGAAGGGCCGTGAGGACGTGTTGGGAGTAGTGCTCGGGAGGACGAGGCAGCTGGCCCGTCCTGGCGAGGACCATGGCGTCAGCCAGCCCCAGGGGCGTCTCCACCTCCGCTATCGCTATCACTCTTAGCGGGCGGGCTGTGAAACCGCTCTTCGTGAGCGGTCACCTCCTCGTAGACCGCGTAGACGAGTCCGACGTCCCTGAAGGTATGGAGGTCCTTGGCCCAGGGCGGTGCCTCATCGACGGCGACAGCCAGGTGTGCCTGGATCTCGGCAAGCTGGACCGTGGCCGCGTCGAGAGCCGATACGGGGGTGTTCCCGAGCATACGAGCACGAGTGAGGCCGACCTTGACACGATCCTGGATCGTGAGGATGTGGCAGCGGAAGCGACCATCCCACCGGTGCCCACGAGGGTCGGTGTAGCTGAGGTCCCACGAGTGCGAACTCGTGATGTCGCTGCCTCCACTGGCATCGGCTTCGGGGCCCCAAGGAGCCTCGGCCGCCAAGGCGGCTGCGGCCGGGGCGACTGGTTCGACGACAATAGCGCCTGTGGGGGATGCCTTGGAGGCTCCCGGTCCGATTCCTGACATAGGGACCTCCTTACGAGATGTCGGACTCGTCGCGCGCCCGGATGGCGACGAAGGTCACGTTCTGGCCGACGACACCACGGGCGTTGATCTGCACGCTCTGCTCGGAGATCCGGACGGCCTCGATGTTGGCAACGATCTTACCTGTGTGGCTGTCCTCGAGGGTGGCGGAAAGCTCACCCGTATTGAGGATATTCGTCAGGTGCGTCTCTGGGCTCGTGCCCTGCTTGGCCAGGAACCCCTGGCTCTTGAGGGTCGTGCCCACGATACGCACCAGCTGCGCGGTGAGGCTGACCCGGTATCCGACAGGTGCGTGCTCGAAGGTCTGGATATTGTCGAGGACATCGATCGGCTGGTAGTCGATGGACTCCTGCATCGTGACGCCAGTCGCGTAGCCACACTTGACTCCGTCGATCGAGAAGCGGGCACGACACCCGGTGAAGACGTTGCCGGCCATGGAGGCCTCCTACGACTACGCGGCAGCGCTGAGGCTGACGGTGACGAGGTGAAGGGTGGTCTTGACGAAGTTGACGGGGGTCGCGGGTGCGATCTCCGCGTCCACGGTGAGGACATCGGCGTCGAGGGTGATGGTGATGTTCCGCCACGCGACGATGGCTCCGGAGTCGATCAGGAGGCCGAGCTTGGCGACAGCCACACCAAGCGCCGCGTTCAGGGTGCCAGCGAAGCCGGTCTTGCCGACAGCGGATTCGAGGGCGGTCCTGAGTTCGAAGATGGCGAAGTTGGCTGCCTGGTTGGTCGACGCCTCGACGTAGGCGAGGTTGTCATCGATCAGGTGGGTCGTGATGTTGCGGAGCCACCTGTGGCCGACGTTCGGGACGTACTCGAGGACACAGAGCCCGGCCTGGATCAGGGCGTCGCCATCCTCTACGACAGTGTAGGACGAGTCGCCCTCTACGTCGACGAGATTCGGGTACTTGAAGGTCAGGGGCGTGCCGACCAGCGGAGCGCCTGCCTGCATACCTGCGGCGAGGCAGGCAGTGAAGGGAGGCGGGAACGACTCGGACACCCCATCGGTGTTGTAGCGGACCGTGTTCTGGATCAAGAGGCGGGCGTGCCTCGTGTTGAGCGCCTGCGCCAGGGTCTTCGCGTCTGCGAAGGTTGTGGCGGCGGGGGCTCCGAGAACGACGTCACG